CCCCCCCCCCCCCCCACGTCCAGATGTCCATCATGTATTAAGGGTGATCATAAGAAGTGTTCAATCGTCCACTGTAATTGTACGTGCGAGTTTAGAAAAGAGGTTTAGGAGTCATTATGTCTAAACTAGGTGAACCACTCGATGTAGCTAAGGAACTAGCTGATATGAAATGTAGGCTTGAAGCATTAGAATTAAGAGTATATACCATCAATAAAAATCGTGATCCTGCTACTAAACCATTTAACATGCATGATCTGCTTAATCATACATGATTGTTAGTCAAACCTAATTAGACATAAAAAAAAGAGGCCCTAGACTTTGATGTCTGGGGCCTCAGGTGTTTCTAGGGGTTCAATTTTTACTTGTTTAGGTCGTTTTAACTTAGGTTTTGTGAGATTATAGGGAGTGATGGACCTTACCATAGCTCTCGGAATAAATGATCGACCTCGAAAGACATCTTGACCATCTTGAGTAGATCGCTCGTTGGCTACACTAATTCCAACTTCATCGTCTTGAATCAAGAGGCCCATGGTTACAACTCGCATAGGTTCGTGAGTTGATTTGATACCATGAGCTGTTACAAAATTCTCTTGGTCCTGCCAAGCATCATCCCAAACAACAATTACAAACTGACGGGTTTCTTTCATAAACCTCGCCACCTTTCCATATGAACCTCCTATTTAGACTTAAGAAATTCTCTAATTTCCTGGGCTCCACAGAGGACTCCAACGATGTCGTTCGAAGCCATGTTAATTCCAACAACCTTCCCATGAGCGTCTATAACTGGACCTCCAGACATACCTGGAATGAGTGGGCCATCAATTATGATATCTGATCCTTCTTTGGTAAATCCTGCGACATGTCGTGTTAAGACTTTCATTGTTCCCCATCCAAACCCAAACGTTTGGGTTTGATCTCCAATTGAAGGGTTGTCTTTTTGTATGTCTAAAGAAGGTCGAGACATAGGTATAATAGATAACAATGCTAGGGTCTCACCTTTCTCTATCACAAGAGAGTCTACACCATCAACTTGGACCACATCCAAATCAGCAACACAGTGGGAAGCCGTTAGGACTTGACCCTTTGCGGAATTTATAACAAAGCCTGTACAGCTCATGTGATCGTTCTCACTCTTCTCATAGGTAACACTGACAATAGAGCGTTGTACTCTATCTACGATATTTTTTGGTCCTCCAAACCCAAATAGGCTGGAAAGACTAAGGGCATATGATACGCTTGTGATGAGGATGAGATTCATAATTAACTACGTTTCATAAGCTCTTTAGCTTGGAGCATAACATACTTAGATATTGTGGGAAGTTGATGGCTATGTCCAGGGTGAGGTAAATAGCACATAATCCCTTGACATTGGCAACACCTACAAATTGGTTCTGGTGAACATTCGATTAGTTTATTCATTATAAAACTCTAAACTTTGTTGAACCTGTTTGTCCCTTAAGGAGTCTGAACCAACCTAAACAGGATTGACATTGGAACCGTTGGTAAACCTTAGTGATGGCTCGATGAACACCCCGGCTTTGAATCCTTGTTGATCCACAGCGTGGGCAACCTGAGCCTCCAAATAATTCGCGATTAAGGTGATTAGGGATAAATGGTCTAAGTTTAAGGAATACGTCTTTTAAAAGGGTTACATCCCGTTTATTATAATCTACCATAGCTTTAATAGCAGACTTTGAACCCTTAAGTACATCTAACCACAGACCTTTCGGAGTATCCGTCTTACCACCACAACCAAGTATCTTACCAACATAGTCTAATCGATTTGCATTAAATTTAAAGTTTGCTTTAACTACTTTATACGTATCGATTGAGGCTATAGGTGGAAGAACTGGAAGACCTTTAATAATCATTCGAGTTTTTAGATACCTGAAATCGAATGCATCCCCATTGTGAGCTATAAGACAATCTGCCTCAGCTAGAACCTTAGCAAACTCCTTTAATACATAAGTATCATCAGAAGGATTCTTTGCAAACCGCTTAGGATCATCTAGAACTGAGACTGAGTGTACTTTAGATTCTCCTAACCACTGCCAACATATTGATAGAACATACCTCTCGGTAACAAGATTGTCTGGATTGATATAATCATTGTACTTAAGATCAAAAATAGCTGCGAGTTGAAGCGATGTCTCTATATCATAAAGTAAAACTCTAGGCTTATTATTCATTTGTCTCCACTAAATATTGCCCAATTTTTAAAACGGCTTGTGGTCTTGATTCAAAAAAGCCAATAACTATGTTGCAACCTTGACAAACTATGCCACGAACTTTCCCAGTAGTATGAGAATGATCTACAGAAGGGTTTTTTATAGGGGAACTATTACATAGTTTACAAGCATTATTTTGTTGGGTAAGGATCTTATTGTAATCTTCAAGAGTTATTCCATAGTCTCTGCGAAGTTGCCAATCTTTACTTTTATTTGGAAAGCGTTTCCTAAAATCTTTCCAGTACTGAGCAACTTTACTTTTATTTTGTTGGTATCTAGCTCTACCTTGAGCTAATTGTTTCTCTCTTGTTCTTCCATAACTTTTCTGACTATATCCAGGATGTTTCTTTCTCCACTCAGCTCCATAACAGTTATGGCATAACCCAAAGGCATAGTGTGGTTTATCTGAATGACAAACAGGCTTACGATTAGAATCTCCATTCATAGAAGATTATTATCTCTTAATCTATTGGAATTGTCAAGCTAAATTAACTTAGGAGCAATTGTTAACCTATTTAGCCTACGTGTTTAACTCCCATCGATTTTAGATAAGCCCTATTAGCTTGGGTCTTAGCGACCATCCCGGCAAAGTCTGTCCCACACCGGACGGCAGCATACAGGTTGTACTCCATGGCACAATGGCCCCACGGGCCTCTAGGATTGGGTACGTTGAGATAATATCTACGGTCTGGGTCATCACCGGCCGGTTGGTCTGGTGGCCTTATATAGTCCTTCTCTAGGCGATTGAGGATTTGCCATGTAGAGTCCATATGAATATTGTAATCGGTCCCACCATACTCCCCAAGAAGAAGGTCGTAGTCAGCCATCCGGCCTGGGTTAACTTGAATATCTTGACCAGCAGCACGGGGCTTATAGTCGTCTCCACCCTCACCTACGGGGATATGACCTGTAGAATAATGGAGGGCAAGGGTGCCATCTGGGAACAGCTGGCGAAATCGTTGACCAAAGATCATCACTTGTTCGAGGGGCCAACCATAGAAGACCCCATCCCAACCTGGAACGACTGCACAATACTTATAGAGAGTAAATCTATAGTCTAAGTTATTATATAGGAGGTCTAGTTGGGTAAAGGCAACCTTATAGTGGTCTCCGTCTCCATCCCCACCAAGATAAAGTAGGATCCTAAAGCCCTCTTTGATTACCTCTTGAATGAGATCGGTAAACTTAGGGTCTATTGTGGTGTTGCCTGCTGTCCAATCTAGGGGACCAAATTTATCAGCACTGTAGGCTTGATTAGCCTCGTCATAGAGGGCTGGACCACTTGGAAGAAACACAATACAGTGGGTATCCCCAGCCTGGTGTTTAGCGGCGTAGACAGCCTGACGGTCTTGTGGGGTTAGCCATGGGAGAGCGGCCTCAAACCATGGAAGTTTACCAAATTGGGTGGTATCAACTACTAAACCTTGAAAGGTAATGTTTACCCCAATGAGTTCATCCCGACTGGGCGGAGCTGGGAGTGGAGCAACCTTGGGAATAAGTGTAAATGGAAGGTTTATATTAGTGGGTGGTAAATCAACATGCTGGTTAAAATCTAGGAAGTCTTCAACTACAATCCACACATGAGAAGCCCCTAAACTAACTGGAACTTTAGGGAATAGGATATAACCATCTGTATTTGTGATTCCTACATGTTTAAATGGATGGTCATCTAGGGTCACCTTGGCCCCTGGAATAGGCCCAGATGGACCTAAGGCTACAACCGAGACTGCCCTCATGGGATTCGATGGGGGTGAGGGTGGGATTGGAATTGGAGGACAACCAAGGCCGAACCATCGACACCAAAATGATGACATAATTTATCCTTATTGTAAGTTAATTAAGCTGTTGGCTTGGGCTTTGGGCGGGTTCTTGTTAGGTGCTCAGCTAAAAGTTTACTACGAATGTCGTTTCGTTGATCGATAGCTTGGTCTTGGAGTGCTTGACTACGTTGCATGAGGGTATCTTGAAGGCTTGATTGTCTGTCCTGATTTCGAATGACTTGGGACTCTTGGGCCTTGTAAGCACGATCCTTCTCGGCTTCCATGGACTTATGCTGGAGTTCAACCTGCTTCATTTCAAGCTTTTGGGCATGACTTCTTTCGAGTAATTGAGCCTTAAGGGCTTGTTCCCTGGCTTTAGCTTCGGCCTCGGCTTGGTTTTTGGCGTGTTCGACTGCTGCCATGGCCGGGTCAATGGCTCCACCCCCTCCACGAGCTTCAGCGGCAGCGTTGTGCTCACTTGCAAGCTGGTTGATGTGGCCTGGAGGTTGAATTTGACCGTTTGTACGATTATAGACCCCCCTATAATCAAATGAATTCTTAGGATCGTCAAAGTTATCTATATTGTGGGCTTTTGTCCAGCCCCTGAAAAGCATCTCTTGAAGCGGGCTAAGCTGTGTGGCCATATGTAAATTCTTTCATATAATTTGCAAAGGGACTTAATTGTGTAGGCATGATTAACGACCCTGTTGTAAGAGTTCTAACAATTTGGATGAAGTACTTGAAGGATCATATCCGGTAGTACGATCACCAGCAAATGCCCCAGAGTCTTTTAAGGCTTTAACAGTGGGATTAGCTTGTTGGTACATTCGGTCCATAACTTGTCTTGTTTTGGGGTTAAGTATATCCCGAGCAGATTGGTTAGCAAGAGCTATAGTTGTAGGTGATATCACGTTTGAAGTACTCTTAGTGGCATTAGGCACTTTAGCTAAGTTGTATTTTAATACCCCTACAAGCGAGTCTGTATCACTTGCCGATGGCATTACTTGCTTGGTATGTTGCCAAGGTGATGACTCTATGATATCCATAGAAGGAGCTTGGACTATATCCTTAAATCTACCTGCAAGACGTTTAAGACCACTTGCTATTTTTCCTGGGGTCATGGGCATCATAGCAGCTGTTACAGGACCTAATTTGGATTCAAGCTCAGGTTGGGGTGAGCGGGCTAGGCTGATTCTCTTCATGAGTTCTTGAAGTAAGTTGGCCATTTAACGAGTTCTCATCATGTACTCTAACAACTGTTGTTTAGGAGAAATCCCTGGTGGAAGCAGCATAGTTAAAAATCTTTTCCTGTTCTAATCATAGAGGCTAAGTGTATGGCACGTATCCCGGTTTGTTGAGCAAACTTTGAGGCGAGTAGGGCGTCTGCAGCAGCATCCCAGTTTTTGGCTTGGATGGCTGGAAGCATAGTTTTAAAATCGAGGATTTTGCCCATTAGATTAAAGGCCATGTCCGCGAGGGCTCGTTGGCGTACATCATCATTCATTCCAGCCCACCACGGGAGATTCTTCCCTAAGAATGATACTGTGTCGTTGATGTCATCAGAGAGGATATTCCTAATTTGGGATGGGCTTAGGCCTTTTGCCGTTAGGTTGTGCCCCACTCCGATTGTTAGGTTCCCTGTTGTATCTGTATAGGGGAACTTTCTATTTCCCTCATGAATGATAAGTTGATTGGCAAGTTTGTTATAATCCATTTTAAACCTTTTTGATCGGGCGCCGCAGGCTAACTTAGATACTTTTTAGATGGTCCTCTACGCATAGCCATTCTTAAAATAGGGGCGCTCAACTTGGGAACAGGCGAACTAAGATTAAGTAGACGTGGTTGAGCTATTTTTTTAGATGGGGCTAGATTTTTCCCCATATTTCGCTGTACCAAGGTTTTTTCGAGTGGGGTCAGAGGTGTATTTTTCATATGGTTTTTAATTGTAAGGCCTAATCTTTTAAACTAGCTTGGAGTAGTACAGGATTAGGAGACCACCCTTGCCTGTAGGCTTCCATAATTTGTTGGGCGTTTGCAAATCTCTTAGCAGCTGGTGGTACCCGATTATGTGTATTGGGGGGCACGACAGGCATAGGTTGAGCGAGAGGCCTTGAAGGTCCAATTGGACCATCCTGGCCCTCTGGACGATTATCTGACGCCGTAGGCTGGGCCTGGGCTCGTTGTAGGAGGATTTGGGTTAGTGGATCCATTGTTACTTTTTAGTTGGTCTAGCTGGTGGAGTAAAAGGTTTTCTTGTTGATCCACTAGGTTGTGGTCTGGTTGTAATTACAGGTTGGGCCGGTCTGGAATTTATTGGTGGTTCAGATTTATCCATAAGTTGACTAATAAAACCTGGAAGAGAACCTGGACGATTTGGTCTAAAGACACCCGGAAGAAGCCCCCCAGGAAGTGATTCCAGTGATGCCTCTTTTTCTCCAGTCAATACTTTACTTAGATTATAGACATCAACAATTGGTTGAGTTGTAGGAAGAGGTAAATCTCCTGACGAAAGCCTCTGAATAACCGCACCCGCTGGGCTTTTTTGAGAACTGTAGGCTAGACCTGCTACGAAGGCTGAGGAAACAAGGGTTCCATATTGACCTGTAGCTTCATTAATAAACTTCCGAATAACCTTGTTAGTTGGGCTTCTCGGATCAGAACCTGGCATAGAGGCTCCTAGCAAGAACGAAGCTCCAGCTAGACCTCCTCCAAAGGTTTGTTGTGCAATTTGGGCGGACCTTGAATCTCGATCTATAACATCCTTTGCTCTTTGAGCAAAGATGCCTATAACGGGTGTACGCTCAAGTGAGCGTTCCATCTGATTTACAGCTGTTCTATAGAAAGGTAGAGCTAGATTAGCACTAATAGATTTAATTCCACCCTTTGTTTGAGCACCTTTTTTAAACTTGGCAATACCCTGACCCCACCCTGTTAGTGGCTCTGCAGTCAATGTTATAAGACGTGCTTCTTGTTCAGAAAAGCCCGCATCCATTAGTGTGCGCCTAGCCGAGCGGTCTCCTGCAGCCATAAGTATTGCTGGAGATGAAACCAAGGCTCTAAATGATTTAGGACCAGCTTGTCCCATAACTCCTTCAGTTCGCTCAGTAACATCCGCGATAATGTGTTTAGCTTCACCTGCCATAACACCAGTTTTAACTCCAGAAAGGAATTTATTTGTAGTTAAAAGTAGTTTTAAGGCTTTTAGTCCTCTCATATCGCCTTGCAAAGCATGTTCAATAGAACCCATGAGAGCTGATCCGTATGGACCAACAAGGACGTTAATTGGAAGATTTATTGGATCTAGGAGATAAGAAAATCTCTGCCAGTCTGGGAGCATTCTGCCAAGTGTGGTAACAGACCCTTTAACTTTATCTGCAACTTCTGAGATTTCAGTTTGGGTTGCATTTGGGTTTGAACGAACAGCATTAATGGCTGCTCTAATAGCTCCAGGAGCCAAGACTCCTGCTGTTCCACCAATCAAGGCTCCTTTCAGGGGATCCTCTGGAGTTTGTGTAGCACCTACAGCCGCTCCACCGAGACCCCCAGCGATTCTAAAGATAGCCTGATTTGCAATTTCACCCTTTTCCCCATTCTGCTTGAACTTCCTTACAAGATCAGCAAGGAGCCTATCTTGTTCAGCAGGAGAGAGTTTACTTAGTTCATCAGAGGTCGGTGAAGGAGTCTCAACAGGCGGTTCAAAAGGCTTAACTGGCTCTACTGGTATAGCAGATTTAGAGGCAGCTGCAAGTCTTTGTTTCTCACTTTGTGCAAGAGCTTGTAAGGCCTGACCAGTTTCACGTTTAATTTCAGGAGGAGTTGAAGGATTATTATAGATTGCATCGAGACGTTCTCTCTCTAAATTGGCTTCTGGTGAGAAGTTCTTTAGAGCAAAGTCTATTTGCTTTTGAATTCGTGCTGCCCGACTAGCATCAGGAGTTGAACGAATAGGCGCAGCACCTTGAGGCTCAACAGGAGCTGGGGGTGTAAATAGGTCAGGTTGTGATGAAGGAACTGCACCTTCTCCTAGTGGACCTGGAAAACCAGCACCTTCTGGGGCTTGAGCCGGCATTCTAGGAACAAGCTTAGGCGTAGGGTTATTTGTAGGGTTTACTCCTGGAAGTGTAGGTTCAGGCTCTCCAACAGCGTTAATTTGAGGTGGAACTTGTGGTTCAACTGGGTGAGCCAGAGCACCATAAGAATCAATAAGATCTTGGGCATCAGCTGGAGACATCTTACTAGACATCTCTGGTGTGACCCCCATTTTTTCTAAAGCTGCTTGTTGAGCAGCAGAAAGTGGGGCGATAGACACACGAGTATTACCTGGGTATTGTGGATCTGGTTCCTTAAATGTTAGATCTGATGGAGGTTCAGCTGGGAATTGAACTTGAATTTTACCTTGACTTCGAGTATAGAGATCTTTCCACTCTGCTAGTTCTGCTGGAGTTCTTCTCACACCTACTCCAGGTTGAATATCCTTCATACGCAAAACTTCATCTGGTGATAGATCGCCAAAGTTAGGTTTAGGGACAGGTATTGGCTCAGAAACAATTGGTTGAGCAGGTTTAAAAGGAACTGGAGCTTCTGCTATAGGCTCAGCACTCACATCTGGGGCTACAGGGGCTTGTGAATCTAAACTCTTAAATCTAACTTCCCACTTAGTTGGGCTTACTTGTTTAACATAACTATCACCACCTAATTGCTTTACCTTAAAAAATGCCTCAGTTTTGTTAAAACGTTGACCATGAAGCCCCATCATTTCATCAGTGATAATAGGGCTGCCTGGGCCTGGGGTAGGCGGCTCTGGGGTTGGGGTAGGTTCGATTGGGCTTGTAGAAGGAACTTCAGGTGGTTTGGTGGGGACTATTTCAATGAGTCTATAGGCTCCTCCAGGTGTTTTGGCAATGTCATATTTACCACCAAGTTTATTACTGGCGACTACAGCTTCCTTTTTAGTTTCATAGAGTATTTGTAGGGGATCTTGGGGGCCTGTCTTAGAGCCCCCACCTAAAGCTGCTGCTTCATCTACTGGGGGTTCAGCCACATGCTTGATGGATCCTGATATTGGAAGACCAGTCTCTGGATCAATACCCCTCAATGGGGTTGAAAGAGATGATGGATCTTGCTGAATTGGAAGACCTTCTTTGATTCTATCTAGTTCAGCCTGAGCAAGTCTAGCTACTTCTTCTTTAGCCTGAGTTGCTGCAATAGCTTGTTGTGTTGTTCCACCTTCAGTTGTTCTGATATTTGCTACATCAGCTGCGTTTTCAGCCCCCATAGCTTGTTTAGCGGCTGCGCGATTAGCTACAATTCTCTGTGTAGTCATTCGTTGATTAGCTGAATTAGCTAATGCAGCTTGTGTAGCCTCTGAAGGACCAGCTCCAGGAACAGCACGAGCTAAAGTAGCATTTGGATTGATTTGGAACCCTTCTGCAAGTTTCTGATCAATAAGAGCGTTGGTTTCTGGATCAGCTATGGCAGCATGTCCCTCTCCAGGAATTGGTAATCCTGTCTGAGGATCTATACCTGTATGGAGAACATTTTCTATATTTACTGGTTGTTGTGGGGTCGTTGTTGATGGACGTGAGTCTATTATAGCTTGCTTTATACTATTTATTTTGCCCTTAGCAGCCTTTTTAACAATGGGAATGATACCTCTAGCAGCTAGATTAGCTGCATTTTCACTGGAGTTAAAATCTGAAGCAGTAATTGCTGGAGAAGTACTAGTTAAAGCTGGGGCTTCAGCTTTAATTGGTATGCCAGTTTCTGGATTGATAGCAGGCCAAGACTTTACCCCTGTTACTGGATCTACAGATTTTGGAGTTGGAGCTGGAGGAACAGCAGTCTTAACTGCTTCGAGTGTAGGAGCAGGTGCATGTGGTTTGGAATATTTTCCAAAGGCTCCACCTGTAGCACCGCCTACAAGCATTCCTAGAAGGTCTCCACTTGACCAATTTGTAGCAGCTGTCTTTAGATCTTCTCCTTCAGCTACTTTATTGGCAACAGTAGAGGCTCCCGAGATACCAGCACCAATTCCAGCTGAGACAAAAGGTTTACCAGCACGAATCATCCATGAACCTGGAATAGCTCCTAGTGCTCCACCTACAAGAACTCTTTTTGGATTGACTTCATGTTTAGGTTCTATATACTTTTCTACGGCAGCTTCAGATAAGGCCCCACCTAGCCCGCCTCCAACGATTGCTCCAGGTGGACCACCAACAGCAAATCCTCCCATGGCACCTACGCCCATTCCGCCGACTCGAAGGACTCCACCACCAATAATTCGGGCATAATCCTCCCAAGTCATCTCCTCTGGTTTTGGTGGAGGAGCTTCTTCCTGTAGGGCTGGTGACGTATACGGTTTACGATTAGGCACTAGCGACTCCTAATCGTTTGTAGAAGTTGATATACCATAGCACGATCTTCTGGAAGGATTGATCCTTCTTCTAAACCATGAGTAATAATATCCTCATTTGAAACTCCAGCTGGAGTAGTTTTTACAATAGTTTTTACTAGGTTACTAATATCTGATGGAAATCTACCATAGAGGCTATCCTCAAATTGAAGGAATTCTGCCTTGGCCTTTTCTGTAGGTTTTTTATCTGGAAGAAATCCAGATAAACCTCCAGGTTGAGTTGTTCCTAGCCCCCTAAGTTTAGCATATTGTCTGTCGTCAGTAGGAGTAATAATAGCTTTAGATCCAGATGTCGAAGGCTTAGCTCCTAATGAACCACCACCTGGAACAGTTTCAATAGTAAGTTTACCGTTACGCATAATGTAAACTTGTGAGGGAACAGGGTTTCCTTGAGCATCCAAAACAGGTCGATCTAGAAAAGTTCCATGATCTTGTGGAGGTTGTACCCTCTTTCTATTGGCATCTTCAGTCTGATATTGTGGAAAAGTACCTTTATATCCTTCTGACTTTGCATCTAAATATTCGACATAATTTGCTGAGTGTGCAGGTTCTTTACGTCCACCAATGATGTCCATGGATGGCTCTGAACCTGTGGCGAGTCTGTAAATGGCTGCACGTTGAGCAACGGTGTACTTCTTTTCAAAGTCTGGATCTTCGAGTTTAGCTTGAGCATCTTCTTGGAGTTTAGCCTTACGAATAGCTTCAATCTGAACTGGGAAACCCCTAAACTTTTTGGGCGTAGCAGGTTGAGATGGCCCTACCTCACCTGGTCCGAGGGGAACTGTTCCTGGTTGGCCTGGAATAACGAGGTTAGGCGCTTGCTGTTCAATAAAATTAGTATCTGAACCCGGAACCATATCTTGACCTGGGGTGAGCATGCTTCCTCGACGTTGAAGCTCTTGAACTTCTCTATCGGACTTGTCAGCAACCATTTTCTCCATCGTCGCTTGACGATAGAGGGCATTTGTCTTGGCGTTCTCATCCCGATCCCGAATTTGGGACTCAATATTTCTATTATTAATCTCGTCCATCATAGCTTGACGCTTCTCTAGACGTCTAGTAGTCAAGATTTCGTCAAGTGTAGATCCAAGTGTATAAGGATTATTAGAGTTTGATTGAATTGGCATGAGTTATCTTCCAAAGAATCGGCTAGCTAAATCTAAGCCAGTTAAAGCTCTTGATCCCCATTGAGCAGCCTTTTCTGTCTTCCCTGGTATAGCATAACCAGTTAGAGGTTGTGGAGTATAAGAACCTCCTGGAGCGAGTCTGGCTTGAAGTTGGGCTTGGAGAGTAGCGGCCCCGGCTTTTTCAGCATCAGAGGGAGCTATAGGGCCATAACCTAGATCCATTGGAGCATAAGTTTTATTATTTAGCGTCAAGGAAGGTGGAGTAAATTTAGAACCACCACCCATGATATAACTTGTCTGTCCTAACTTACGCATTGCATCAGATTCATTCTGGTTTCGTCCAGTTTGTGCCTGTTGCATAAGCTGATCATACTTCTGGGTGAAGTCACCTTGAGTATTACGATTGGTAGCTGCAGTGTTAGCCTCGCTATCAAATAACTTTGCAGCATCACCAAAAGTGGTACGATCAGTATTTGGATTGCTACCTCTACCCATAAGCCGAGACAACCAGTTTCCACTTTCTCTAGCCCCATTTAAAGCTGAGGTTCCACCTACAGAAGGTGTTAGACCTGTAGGAAGTATGGATGATCCTGCTACAGTTTGTGTAGAGGGTAGTAAACCAGCCATTGTTGAACCAGCTCCAGTTGCAGACGCACCTACAGTTCCCGCCCCAATCGAGGTACCCGCACCAGGCAATGTGGCACTGCCCAAACCTGACGTCACCCCCGCTTCCACCCCACCAACCCCGCCAGAAAACACGCCAGCCGCCCCCATAGTGGCAAGTGTCGCCGCCGCGAGTCCGGCCACGATCAAGGTATTGCGAAGTTTATGCCCCTTGGGATTGAAGTTTCCGTGATCATCGACTTCCATATCCCCCTCATTGACCACATACCCATTCGCCTGGGCCATCCTCAGAATCTGCTGACTCTGACTCTTCGAGATGGTCGGATGTCCCGGATCTTGTCCCCACGCACGCATCTGCTCTTGATACCAAGGCATCGCCCGCATGGCAATATTTGCCTGGTCAATCGTCGCTTCTGATGGTTTATTATAACCTAAGTTAGGCTGAGTTGTTGGCATTTAACGAGTCTCCGAGTTAAATTTCATATAATTATCTCTTAAGCTTTAAGACTATACTAGACTAGGCTTGATCATTAACCAGTTGGATTTCGTCTTCGATCGTCCCAATAGTTTGCATTTTGAGTTGCTTGCTGGCCAAAGTTAGCAGCGAATTGGTCATTTTGTGAATTGATTCCCTGTTGCTGTAAGCCCTGAGATCCGAGGCCTAGGGCATAGTTACGATCTGAGTTAGTGTAACCTAGACCTAAATTACCCTGACCTAGCCAGAATTGGTTATTGACTCCCTTATTTCGAATTTGAGCGTCGATAAGGCCAAGCTCCTTTTGCAAGCCAAGTTGATCTTGTTGAGAAAGGAGCGAGCCTTGCTCTGAAAGGGCATTTTGAATCTCTTGTCTACGAGCATTTAACTCATTTTGCAGGAGTTGCGATTGAAATGATGCTGTGTTCTGTCCAGCCTTCTCATAGGCTCCTCGTGTTTCAGAGCTAGGATTACCATATGCACCGCCCTGCTCAGCCATTTGAGCCAGATAATCTCGAACCCCGCGTGTCTGTGTATCCCGAAAGGCTTCAGTTTGACCTTTGATGACTGGATCATTGGGATTAACACTCAGACTTTGATTAGCCCTTTCCATAAGAGTTCGGAAAAGCTGCGAATCTTGAGGACTTGGTAAATATTGGCTTCCAGGATCATTAAAATTGACTGGGTTACTTAAACTAGAAAATCCACCGAAGCCCCCCGAACCAAATCCACTTGAACTTCCACCGGGTGCAGAAGCATAACCACTATCATAATTTGAAGATCCTGGGGCTCCTTGTCCACTTGTGGACCATGGACCTGTTCCTGGTGTGCCTGTTGGTTGATCTCTACCTGTGCCTGCTAGGTCAGCCGCGAGACGGCCATTTTGAATTTCCGAGGGATGAGCAAGCCAATAGGCACGATCGGCAAACCCGCTTCCTTGACCACCGTCGGTGATGCCATATTGCTTGTAGAGAGCATCGATGCCATAGGGATCATTGGGAGGAGGAGTTGATCCTGGAGCTGGAGGAGTTGTAGGGGGAGGTGTTGCAGGTGGTGGGATAGGTGGAGGAAGAGGTGGCCTACGTCTCGATCCATCTGGCCCCACGATATCTGGATCTGGTGCCTGGATATTTGGATCAGTGTAGTCTTGATCAGCTCTGGTATTGTCGTTTAAAAATGCCATAATATTATTCCTATTCTTATACTAGTTAGATAGCCATTCCAGCATTCCATGCTAAGGCGCACTGCCGGGTAAGTTCATCCATTAGAAGACTTCGTTGCCCACACCAACTATGAAAGACGGCACCTGCACACATTAATTTTATTTATCTTCTACTGAGGATCTCGGCTTAGGAAATTGATACTAAAAAACGAGAAACATCCGATTACTGGTTGAAGCCAACAGTGGTGCAAACGACGCGATGACCATATCATGATCAGCACCAACTTTTATGATACTCAAACTATAACTTCCAGCAGGTGTTTGAGCCGCGTTTGAATCAGACATTGAGAGTCCGCCTTGGGTCGTACGAATCGTCGTGTTGGCGCCTGCTGACTGTCCCCCTACGACGTTCCCTGAGACTGCGACCAGCCAACAGTTATCCAATACCGTTGTGACGGCAACAGTGATAGGGCTCCCCGTTGGAAGCGATCCGGTGTTGCTGGCATCCGGCACACCTGTCGTTTTTGCTCCCGTATAGGACGTGGATCCTCCAGACGATGAAGCGGTTCCTCCGGTGAGAGACACCGTATTCGCGCCTGCAGTTGGATTGACGAGATAGAACAGATACAACTCATTGGTGTGATTCGGCAAGACGATCTTGTTGATCTGGGTCATCGCCACACTGTTATAAGTGACACCCGTAATCAGATCAGTTGGGTGCTGACACCCCACGAACAACACCGAGGCTCCGGCGGCACACGTATGCGTCCAGGTTGCCCCACCATTCACGCCAGCTGTTGCATCAAAGGCAATGGCCATTAGAATCCCTTGGTGACTGCCACCACGTCCCAAAACGAATCGATACTACTATACACACATCCAATATAGTCGGTCTTCCCGGAGGCTGTTTGTGTCAATGCTGTGATGTCTGTTCCAAAGCGGAATCCGCCAGCTCCCGTGTTCAACGCAAGAGTTCTTGCACCCCCTGATGCAAGATGTCGAATGGTGATTTTCTGTCCATTTGTTGCATTAGACGGTACATCAATAGTACGATCTCCGGCAGCAGCAAGCGTAAAAACAGTTGCCAATGACGCATCAAGGGCAGGAGTGGCACCATCCGAGAGTGCAACAACAATAGGAGCACCTGTTGCTACATAAGTAGGGAGAGCCGCTCCATTTGACTTGAGCAAATAACCACTAGTTCCCACACCCACATTTTGCAGGGCTCCAGTAGCTGTGGTACCAGCTGCTACAAGTCCATAGGCGGTAGTGAGAGTTGCGAGGCCTGTTCCACCACCTACGACGCCTAGGACCGCAAACGCGGGGTCCGCAGCCGCTCCACCGCTCACCAAAGGATGACCTGTAGTGCCAGCAGTTGTCACAACAACAGCCGCTCCAGCTTGTCCAAGGAGGACTCCATGATTCGTGAGGGTCGTGTCCCCTGTGCCACCTTGGGTGACTGGAAGGGTGCCACTGAAGGGAGGACCTGGAGGTCCCATCTCGCCCTGTTCACCTTCTTCGCCCTCAAGTCCTTGAGGTCCTAAGCCTGGGGGACCTGTCGCGCCAGTGGATCCTGGGTTGGTATAAGACAAACCTGCCCATACCGTGGCACCGTCGCCAATCTTGGTCTTGCCTGTATCGGTCTCGTATCCGATTTCACCGGCCAAGAGTGTGGGATCAGCTGCAGTCCATCCAGCAGCTGTGCCCCGTCGAACTTGAATTTGTACAGCCATAGGTTACTCTTAGACGATGACCTTTTCACCTTCGACGGTAATCACCAGGGATGCCCCTGATCCGTCAAGACCAACAAGGAAGTCTGTGGAGAGCATTTTACACATACAGTAATAGTCAAATTCGCTGTTGGCTGCTACCGAGTGACCCTTGAAAAGTTCCGTACCAACAGTGGCCGTTCCAGTTGTGGTGCTCAAACAGAGTGTGAACGTAACCGCGCCTGCCGTTACATTCGCGACGTGGATATGCCGGATGACTGTATACTCTGTAGCGATTGCTGAGGTGTAGACGTTGGTCGCCGTCGCGGCGATGAATGCCGGTCCTGCTAGTTTCTTGATCTGTCCTGCCATGTGTGTATTCCTTTAGTTTAAGAGTTTATGTTGGTTTACGTTTGGGATAGAGTATTAGGGGGCTCCGCCGTCGAGGATATTATAACCAAAAAATGTGAAACCTGTGGGTGTACCACCATCGATCCAGACGGGATCAAGTTCACTACCGCTCCCACCACCAGTTGCTCCCGTAGGGCCTCGTGGTCCGATGGGGCCTGGGATGTAACTATCTTCTCCGTCTTCGCCATCGGGACCCATAAGGCCCTGAAGACCCATCGGTCCTTGGAGCCCTGTGGCCCCTGTCAAACCTGTGGCACCGGGGGGACCCATCTCTCCAGGTTCGCCGTCGTCGCCATCTTGACCAGGGACGCCCATCAGCCCTTGGGGACCTGTTGCCCCCGCTACCCCAGCAGCGCCCGTTGTCCCAGCAGCTCCTGGAATCCCGATGCCATCTTCTCCATCTTCACCAGGATCGCCAGGGAACCCCATGACGCCTTGGAGGCCCATGGGACCACGTGGACCAGGAATGATAGGAGCATCTTCTCCAGGTTCCCCATCTTGACTCATGCCATATATGTTGATGGCCGAAAGAGTTGTCCCAGATACTTGTAAACCACTTCCTATTGATAACTCTTGGAAGTCACCGGCACCACTACTTCCACGCCCAACAATTTTGGCGCTTCCGGTGGCTGCGACGAGATTTTTGAAAGGGAGACGCCCTTTAACACCAGTTTCTAGATCTACCTGGTCCCAGAGTAGGGGATTATCTCCTGTCCCAGTGTTTGTAATCGAACGGGATTGAGGAGTAGAATCACCTTGGATGGTTCCTGGCTTGAGAAGATTTTTGTCTCCAAAGGTTTGGTTCCAGCGTTGGTTGATTGCTGATTCAATATGATCCAGATCGTCCCGGAGATAACCCCGAACACGTTCCCATGGACCATCAAGATATTTGAGTAGGCTAATCATACTAGTTCCGCAAATGCCAAGTCAAGCCGCACGTGCGGCGAACCCAGGCTATGATCGTTCCTCTTCACGAGGATGAATATCTAGACGATGAATTTGCCATCCCTCTGGGACCGACACCGTTGCAGGAGTAACATCAACGGAGCCAGAAGCAGCTAAGGCAAAACCATACACGTCCATTCCAACCGTGGCGATGATCGTTCCTAGATCTAACGTACCCACACCAAACGCACGAATGTGGCCTGACGCACTCGGAAACGTGGGATTAATGTTCGTTGACGTGTTACCCGTATGCCATGGGCCTCGCCATGCAGACTCGTTGCCTGCTGCTGTAAAAGGACGAGCGACAGCAAACGCTGGGGTAAACCCAAATCCCGAAACAGTAAGAATTGATCCCGTGCCGGTTGTTTTATAGGTGCAAAAGAGATTACGGATTGGGTCACCCACAGGAATACTTAAAGCGACATAGTAGTGGGTAAAGCCCACCGTGTTGACGTTCGAGTCTGAGCTACAGGTAAAGGGTCCACCAAGTGACGTGATGAGATGTGTAAGCACCACAGCCGCGTTGAGCAGCACGACGGCCTGATCTGCTGTAAAGTCGTCCGAGCGCCATGCTGGCACCCCTTGGGCAAAAATCCACAGCTGGGTTAGGGGCACATAGGGACCGAGTAATCGTGTGAGATCGGCTGATCCAACATAGGAACCCACATGCATATAGCGATTGTCACTGGTCGAGTCTCGGAGGACGATGGCTGTATACTTCGCGGCGGAAGTATTGACGAATGAGTTGGCACTATTTGTAACTGTAAAGCCGCCCGACACAAAGCTCATCACGCCGCCAAGTGTATCTGGGGTGGTTGTCGCATAGATGGTTCCTGGCATGTTGTTGGATCGAAATGTTGGAAGTTTGGTTATTTGGGGGAACACCCAAATGGCCACCACACCCGATGCCAAAGAGAAGGTGGTAGGAATCAGGCGGGCCGATGTGCCATCACCAGTCCATGTTACGATTTGTTGTTCCCATTTTCCTGTTGCCATTTATCGAGTCTCCGAAATACAACCCATTTACAATAGTCCTGTGATTAAAAATTCCATTTATTGAGTCTCCAAGGTAAATCTCATTAGGATTGTTCCTCTACTCTTGGGTTAATTTCAAATCGATGGAGTTGCCACTGAGCAGGTATATTCACGATTGTCGGTGTTGCATAGAGCAAAATGTTGTCAAGTGCCCCAAGTAGACCATAATAACCGAACCAAATTTCTCGTAATTCATTATTCGTGCGCCAGTCGATATATACGGCAAAGTTTGTGACACTAAAAACTTCTACCCCATTAATCGAGAGTTTTACCCAACCATCGGCAAGGACATCATTGAAATCTCCTACCACTGTCCCACATTGCCATGAGAGATCAAATGTGTAGGGTGTACCCGCGACGAATGGAAAGAGGATGTCTTGATCGTAGGTGGTCGTCCATCCCTGAATAACCAGGTTGATGGTGTGGGGTGGAGTTTGTGTTCGTACACCTACAACCATGGCTTGATGGTTAAATGTTCCTCGTAATTCTGTCGCAATATGATAAAAACCCACACCAAGAGAGGTGACATTTGGAGTATAGGTACTTGAGATGCACCCTGAAGTGGCGTTAAAGAGTGGGAAGCCATTTGGGGAGGCGACCACACTTTTAAGGGCTATACCACTTGTTTGGTAATCACCATATGTGCCACTCCAATCAGCTTGACCACTAGCGACCTTCATACTCTCAGCACCAACGATAGCCGGATATAAGGGATCATAGGCCGCAACACCTGGATTGGGACTTGTCGGCGTGTCATATACGTCCATTGAGGTGAATGTACTTGAACCCGCCGAGAAATCTTGTGAATACAATAGAGGACCACTGCAGGGTGTTGACATATGAATAGGTTTCTGATGAGAGCGTGTGAAACCTTAGGTTTCTAGGCGTCCGTAATTTCCACTTGGAGTGTTGTAGCGTTGGACATAACTAAATCATCAAAACGCTTGATGACAAGAGATTCACTCCCGTCCGCTGCGAGATTTGTGGTAATGGAGTTTGTTTCAACCCCCATATCACGAATCAACTTGACCACCACGGAAAAAGAGGCATTGGCTGTGGCTAAGAGGGCTCCACGCATGGCTCCCCACCTATTTAAGAGGCCAACAGTAAAGAAGGGTCGTGTCCGAATCGTGGCCGTGTAGGCAATCGTCGCGTCGGTGGATTCCGTATCACATCTCTGAATGAAATCTGGTGATGTGAGGCCAATCCATGGACGTAGATATGATGCCGTGATCCCATTTACTGTTGTGGTCTCAGTTATAGCTGCTACAGCTTGGGCTTCTGCAATTCTTCCCGTTGCTGTAGACCACCCGCGTCCAGGACCTTCTGAAGTAGCCAGAACAATTTTTAGGTTTGGGACCAAGGCTCCATCAACAGATAACCACCAATGAACTTGGCCCTTATGGGGATAAAACATACTACGTGCGATAGGTGCGGCGAGTAGATTGACTCGTGCCCATGTTCCACGAAGACCAGGCATCGGCTCCAATCCCATGCTTCCAATCCGATAGGGACCAAGATAGGGATCAAGGAAATAAATACAGGATACACCATGCTCATCAATACCACGAACAATACTCCCAAGCACAGCTCCGATGACTTGACTCAAGGGGATGACATCATAGGCCCTATTGACATCTCCCGTGCGGACCATTTTATACACTTTATTCCATTTAAAGGCATAAAAGGTTCCAATAGCTCCAGAGGCGAGACCTGTAAGGGGGCCTCCATCAAAATTGTCCAGATGGACCTTATTATCAATATCGACCGGGAGCCGCTCATCATTCCCAGCACCCGGATCATTGGTGACTGGCGTCCAAGAGATTGTGGATTCTGCAGCGGAATCCAAATAACTTCCTCCCATGATCAGGCGATCACCGTCTGCGATGATAAATCGTGCTCCTGGAATGAGTGCATAGGTGCCAATATCTTCAGAGAGAGTGCCCGTGGCGGCATAACCCGTGGCAAAGACGACCTCATCATTCACGGTGGTCGTAGCAATGACTGTTCGAGCAATCCGATAAAAGGTGGAGTTGTCCAGAGAGGCTTCCAGTTCCCAATGTGTTTCCCCTTCATTGATCAGACCGGGCATAGGAACCGTAAATCCTGCCCCTGTGCCGGGAGGTGTCGCGGAATGGGTGTTCCCCGGTTCACTCCGGCGTAGCACAGTCGTGCCACTCATTTCCACGAATCTGGAACGATACGTGCGTTGTCCAGAAAAGGTGCCCACACCTTCAGACGTAGGGACAGAACTGAGAAAGATGGGTTCAGCGAGTCCTGTACGCCGCAGGCTGGTTTTATCCCAGACATGAAGACGATCCAGGTCACTCCGATAAGCAAAGAATAATTTATTATTGAGGGCCTGTGAAATAACATCCTGCAGATCGGACTTGGAATAACTTCCTGTGGCCCCACCTGTGTGGAGGTGATCTTTGGGAACCACAGGAGCCCATGCAGCACCAACACGACGTGCCCACGACGAGGACGTAAAGAAGGTGGCCCCGATGGTCCACACCTCGGGATTGGTGGTGTCGTTCCCTGGAAACCATTGGGAAAGATGAGCAATAAAGGCCTCTGTGATCAGGCCTGAACTCGTGAGATCAACTGGCGCACATCCATTTCGGCGCTCGCCCAGCATAGAGGAAAAAAACTCCATTATTGGCAACGACACATTGATCGTTGGCCAGGGAGTTTGGTGGATCGCTATCGTTCAAACCTCCCCGCAAGGAGGTAATGGCAATGTCGTTTGATGCTCGTGAAGCCATAAATTAGCTATCCCTGATTCCTATTTATGTAGGGCCACCGACCAGTTTTTATCAATTTACCAGGATATAGGTCAAGGTAACCATTTTTGGCAATCCACATCCGTAGGTCTGATAGTCTACGTTCATAATTAGCTTCGGCATCTTGCATCAAGGCGAGTTTTTCCATCTTTCGGTATTCATCAGCCATTGCACCGAAGACTAAAATGTCGTGATAGGATTCAGAAAAGTCTGGGCTCATCGTGCCAGACAGGGTGATTAGAGAAACTTGTCCATCTGCATAAAGGGTAAAGGCAGTAGTCGGGATGCAATCTATCATGATACTCACGGAGTTAGTATGCATGTTGGTGATGGCATAGTTACGTGGGGGCTGGCTACTCACAGGCCAAACATGCATCTCATCAGCAGTAAGTTGATTGAGCATAGTGTCCTTAGAAGTAGAGCTTAATCGTTCGAAAACTGCTAGGATCTTTTCAACACCTGGGAACGTAAGAGTATTAGACCCAACGGTGACGAGAGTAGACGTAGAAAGACGCCTGGAGGTCTCTAAGCCGATACTAGATGTGAGCCGTTTAAGGCGGTCATTCACCATCTTCCCAACACGAGTAGTAGCTGTAGTGCTAGTTAGATTTAAACGATCCATTGTCTCGCTGACAATTTCGGAAAAATTCATGGATAAACCTTAAAAGTTTAAAAGTAGTACACGTCGATATTTTCAGAGCCACTTGCAGTGATCACGAAGGTTCCTGGTGTGACTGCAACTGAAAAAATAGATGGTTGAGTCTTGGAAAGAGGGACACCTGTATCACCTGAGTCACCTTTGAGGGTCTTGGTAATGACTGAGGTTGTAGGAGGGACTAGAACTACTACGAGTGTGGCTGCAGGAGGGGTGAACGTGACACTTCCGTTGATTAAGGCTCCTGTAATGTGTTGATATGGAGAGGCTACATTAGGAGCGGGTACCACAAGGATGTTTGCCAAGATCCCGTCGCCCGTAATAGTTAAGTTTGCAGAACCTGTAAAAGATTTTGCCATTTATTGAGTCCTCGAAATAAATTTCATTAGTCTACGTCTTTCTTAGGGTGATGGAATTTACCTAGATTCTTAGCCCTATTTGGATGTGCAAGCTTAATAGCATTCTTTGTAGCGTCAAGTTCGGAGCTGCCAGCGTGCATCATCGTAGCTATGTTTACATGCATGATCCCTTTTGAGTTGCCCTTAAGGAGGGGAGTCTTAGAGACGTGTTTGGGTTTGCCAGCTTCAGAACCAACTGAAAAGTCGCGGAGTTGTTTGTGGGACATAGTTTTCCTTAGTTTCTTAGCCATGGGAAAAGTTGCACCGTGGGAAGCGGCCTGCATAAGGTGTTGTTGTGCGATACTTTTTGATGGCATATTAATTTCCTTTAGGATCGCCTGGCGCTGCAGGCCCGTAGGCTAGCTTATTTCCGTGTGCGTCGGTCCATGAGGGCTTGTTGCAAAGGACTTAAGAGACGGATGTCACCACCCTCACGAAAACCTGGAGAAGAAAAGTTAGGCAGGCTAGTAGGTATGCGACTCTCTTTTGATGTCCGATCTGCCTCTGTTTGGAAGGCCTCTAATTCGTCTGGGTTTTGACCATAACTAAAACTGGGCATGGTATAGAGACTCTTAGCATAGGCCAAAAGTCGTGCTGGGAGGGATTTTCCACCAAACTCTCGCTTTGTTTGCCGAGCGTGGGTTAACTCGTGAGCAAGAGTGTCTTCGATTGCTGATTGGGATTGGCCCTGCATGGCCGTGGGGTTGTAACTTATCGTGCCTGTTATGGGATTTTCAAAAGCTTGGATTGATGTATCGGGACGACTTCGTGCATTTACAATATAGGCACCAATGGGCCCTATGGGACTTATGGCCGTGTTTGCCACATCAGGCATCTCCTGAGAAAGTTTCAGTTTGGCCTGAAGAATCTGTTGTTCGAGAGGAGTTAATGGCATAGGGGCCTAAAAAAAAAGAGCCTATCTAGTTTTAGAAAGGCCCTTAACGAGAGGGAAACGTCAAATTCCGCTAAACTTGCGGCGAAAGCCCTTAGGCTTCGTCCAACTCTTCAACTGGACGTGGGTTAGCGGCTTCTTCGATGCAACGTTCTAGGAGGGATTTAAAGGAGTTTGCATATCTAAAGAGCTTAAGACGTTGAGAAGCTGTCTTGGCTGGATAATCGATGTCAATACCATGATCCTTACGACGGTAAACTTTGACCCAACCTTCACAGAAGCGACCTACCTTGAGTCGGTTCATGAGCTCAATTTCCTCATTTGTATGGAAATCAGGGTCGATGAAGATACCGTGCTGGTACATCTTCCGCTTGAGCTTGAGCTTGGGGGAGCCGTCCTTGGGAGCCCATGGGGAACCATTTTTGCGATTAGCAGCGGTTTTCTTTTCGAAGGGCTTCGTGAGTTGAATGGCTTGGACGAGCGCGGCTACGAGATCCTTGGAGGAGGTGTCAGACTGAGTTGCCTGAACTTGTGTAGCTTGTACTGCTTGAGTTGCTTGATCTACGACGACCTTCTTTGGTCTTCCCATTTTTATATTCCTCGTTTAAGCTTCTAAGTTTAAATCAATTAAGGTTACCAGAGAAGCGCCTGAACCTTAATATACGATACGAACGATTGTAAGATTTGAGGTCTTTAGACCTCTATGAACTTTAGCTAGGACTATAGTAGCCTTCAATATGGATACGCCCTACACCAGTACTTGAGTGAGAGACATCCACATTGGCAAGAGCTGTAACTGGTGTGCCAGCTACACCAAAATCCCATGTGACTACTGATGGAACTCCAACAGCAGCGGTAGCATCTGTATGAGCGGCAATCACGGCACCGGCCCCATCATCATCAATTAAATATACATCACCATTAACATGGGTTGTAATACTAAGGGTAATCTTCGTGATAAAGGATGTAAAACCAGTTTTTGCTGGGAACACATTGGCATAGGCCGCTGTGCCAGTTAAGACTTCGACATTAATTGTTTTCCATCTACGAACTTTGTCTCGATAGGCCACTGGTCCAGTGCCAAACGCCTGGAGAGAGGTACGAGCACGATTTTCGATAGAGAATTGGGCCGCTACGAAGTTGACTGTGACACCATCGACAGTTACTGAAGCCACGACCACAGTGTAGTCGTTTCCAGCAGCAAAGAATCCGGCATCAGTATCGTTACTTAGATCGATTGAGAAGCCATGAATACCTGTGGTCAGGTCAAGATCGATGCCGTCGGTATCAAGGAGCGTGTAGCCTGCATCACTTGAGCGTTGGGTCATGCTTCCATTTTTGTAAATTTCTATGTCACTGGCAAGAAGACCAGTAAGTGTAACTGAGGCACGGGTATCATGCACAAACGTGTCAAAATAGACATAGACAGTTGCGCCTGTCGAGAAATCACCTAGATAATTCATAGTTGGAGCCTAAAATAAAAGGGCCTCTCCACCAGGAGAGATGAAGAAGCCCTTGGGGTCATGTTAAAAAGAAAAATTATTAGAGACCCGTTTTGACTCGACGATAACGGACAACATAGGTAAAGACACCTGTTGCTGTTCCTGGTTGGGTTGGAGCGCCTGAATCGATCAGGTTGAGGCCCCGACCCTTAGTGTGTGTAAGCTTTGTTGCTGCTAGAGGAACAAGCTCCATGATGGTGTCTGAAGCTGCCGTATCGAAGCTGGCTGCGATACCTGTGAGGGCCGTTGTGCCTCCACCAATTGCGACGGCGATGTTTCCACCACCACCGTAGGCTGCTACACCAAAGTTATTAACGATCATGCAGGAGACCAGTTGAGTAACTGTGTCGGCGTCTCCAGCTGAAACCATTTCGACACCGTTTGCGTGGCCAAGTTGGCCTGCAGCAGTGCCGACGATGTTGGCTGGTGAGATGGTCCCACGAGCTTGGAGAACATCTGAATAGAATTGTGACTTTTTCATATGTTATCCTTTTTAGGCTGTAATTGCGCGGTAACCAATGATCCACTTCAGGGTGCCAGTTGCTGTTCCTGGTTGGGTTGGAGCTACAGTAGAAACCAGGTTGAGCGGGTTATTTAGAACTACGACACGGTTAGCTGCTGTTAGAGGATCAAGCTCACCATAGGCCGTTGCAGCATTAGTACACCACACTGTGTTAGCTGCTACGCCTGTGATAGCTGTGCCGCCTGCACCATTGTTCACTGAGAGGTTACCACCATCGGTATAGGCCGCTGTGAGAAACAAAGATTCCCAAACCGCATAGACTAATTGATTGTAAACTCCAACACCACCAGCAGCAACTAGGACAACACCTTGAGCATGGCCAAGTTGACCTGCGGCTGCACCTGTGATGTTAGCTGAGGTGATGGTTCCTGTGGCTGTTAGAATACTTGCGTCTACACCTGACTGAATACTTCCTGAACCGAACTTAGAAGCTGGTTGGATGTCCCAGGCAATCTGTCCTACTGAGGTTGATTTGACTGTGGTATAGCCCACGAGAACGACAACTGATGGGTTGCTTGTTGGGGCTGTTGCGGTGAATCCTCCAGCGGTTGTGTTTAGGTAAACTGGATCACCAACCGTCGTAACACCATTAGTATTTAAGTTAGCTGCTGATAGACCCCCCTTATAAACGTTTCCTGCTTTACCATTGGTAATCTTACCAAGTGTGACATATACATCTGTTGCCAAGTTAGCAGAGTCTGCGTCCGCGAGAACAACCTTGACTAGTTTAGTTGTCACATCAAAGCCTGAAATGGCTACAAGCGAGTCGGCGGCAATGTCGGAGCCGGTCTTATTAATAACAACCTGGCCCATTTGTCGGCGACCTCTAAATAGGAAGCCACCAGCACGAAGAACGGATGAAAAACTACGAATATTTTTTGTTTGTGCCATAGTATGGCTCCTTTAGTTGATCAGCTCCTATTGAAGATTATAATCTTCAAGCTGATCCGATTAATTGATAAAAGAGTGGGAGGACAGCGAGAGCCATCCTCCCATTAGGAAACAGTGTTATGCACCGTTTACGTCATCAACGAATGGGTAACGGATCTGAACTGCTCCAGAAGCCGCTCCTGTCGTTGCCACACGCTGAACGCAGTTGTAGATTTCGTCGCCTGCTGCTCGACCATCACCAACCTTACCATCTGTGGTTTCTCGACCAACTCTGGTATTGTCTGCACTATTTGCTACGATATTGGCTGTTGCGTTTCCAGCAATCTGATACCACCCAAACTTTGTGGAAGCGTCCACAGCAGCCATAGCAAAGGCAACAGGGCCAATAGCGTTTGCTGCTAGGAGTGTTGAGACACCTAGCTCATCGTAGGTAACTGCATCATTTGCTACTGTGCTCGTGACACCTTTGAGATAAATAAACTCGTTACCATCCTGCTTCCGAGTGGTGTTAAGCTTAAAACGCTTGCTTGTGTGAACTTGTGTAAATGCTGACATTGTATTTTCCTTATCCCTTACGGTCTGTAGAGGCTATAGCCGGATATTTCAGGGTGTGTCTACAGGTACGATTGCCCCGTTCGCTGTAGTTTGGTTGTTTAACGATTGATTGTTATAGGCTTAACGGAGCCACGCGACCGCTGTCTATTCTATTCTGTGTTCTTATTCGGTGACAATTGGCACAGACTAGCTCGCATTTAGCTATTTCTTCCATAATATCTTTTATGGATCTATTTTTGTGCATATTAGCTATTGTATCTTTTTTATCATCACGAACATGGTCAAAGTCCATTACGTATACTGGAAACTGTTGACCACAGTCCATACACGGTTTGTTTTTGAAAGAATCGATTATAGACTTCTTTTCAGCTTGTTTTGTTAACTGATAAGATAAACGCTTCTCACGATTATTGGCTGCATAAATTAGAGCTTTTTCTCGTTGACGATCCACATATTCTGGGTGGGTTGCTCTATATATTCGTTGTCGCTCGGTTTCTTTAGAAGGGTTAGCTAGTATTCGTTTTCTTGCTGCCACAGCTCTTGCTTGTCTAACTTCAGGTTTAGCTCTACGTCTAGCATCTGCAGCACGCATCAATTCTGGGTGCTTCTTCCGCCATTCGTAAAGATGTATCCTACGACATGCTTTACATCTTACTTTGTTCTTTCGAGTATAGTCTTTTTCTGGTTTATCTTCATTACAGTATTTACAAATCGACATTGTGTAATCAACCTCTATTAGAATAATAACAGATTAATAACACAATGTCAAGATGATTATTTCATACAATTATTACTAATCTGTACTGAAATTCCTTTAAATAGTTGATTTTAAAGGACTTATGCCGACTCACAAACGGCCAATCTGCTGCGGTTGTTAACTAGAGCTTGCAAAGCGGAGTATATTTTGAAGACAAATGCATTCTGACTGGGGATTTCGACAGTGTTGCCCTTGTCTCGGAAGTACTGCTTGGAAACTACGATGTTGTAGTTCTTTGGATTCAGGAAGTAGACAGGTGTTCCACCATATTGTGAGAATACGTATCTGGCTGTCTTGAACGCTAGGACCTTAAAGCCTGCGTTGGCTTCGTCGGTGTCTGTGAAGCGTTGAAGGGTCTGAAGTCCTGACTCATAGAGGACGTGTGGTGTCACTCCTGAAATCATGAACTTTGGTTGAAGACTGGCTCCTGAACCTTTAGCTGCCTTATTGAAGGCGGTTGTGAAGGTTGCTTCGATGTCAGATCCGTCTGCAGCGTATGTATCCGCGTAGTTCTTCCACCATGTTTCGACTGAGCTGTCAATGCCACCGACTGTACCCGTACCTGCAGTGGAAACTAGGTCGTTGAGGCCGTTGAGTTCGTCGCCACCGGCTGTCGAAGTGACGAAGATGGACTGCTCGATTAGGTCATCGTGCGAGTTGATGCCATTTTCGAGAAGTTGCTTGACGAGGGCAATCTTCTGATTTTCCTCTGGGTTCTTAGCATCATCGCCCTTAGTCCATACGACGGGGACTGAGATCTGGGCGACGTTGTAAGAGGCAGAGGTGCCAATTTCTGTCTTGACTAGCGAAGCTTCGTCCTGGTCAGAGGCTAGGACCGCTGCATCAGGATTTGCACGGTAGTCGAGGGGAGCTTCGATTGTTGGTCCGAGTGCGATATGTTGGATAACGCCTTGACGTTCCATCTCACGAAGGGCTGCGTTTTCAGCCCACTGATTCTTTATTGTTACAAACGATTTTAATCGTTAGGGTTAGTCGTTTCTGTTCCGCCAACCTCCCTAGGTTTAAGTTTCACTAGGGAACAGACTATTGCATTCTCCATTAGGAGATCCCTTCGTTTAGTCGTTCACGCTGGATTTTTAATCCTTGCGCCTCGTAACCATTTCAGGCGTCCGAGTCGATTAGAGGGGATTTTCTAAAAAGTCATTACAACTTTTTAGGGCCATGTATGATACCTAGCAGTCTAATCCAGTGGTTGGATCGTTAAGCCGCCTTACGCATTTCCGCAAGGACTGCTGGGTAGCTCACCTTTTTAAGTTGGGAAGCCGCGATTTGTTCTATAGAAAGGCTCATAATTTAAATCTCCATTAGTGAATAGTTATTGTTTCAATTGTACTATCTGCACTTACGGAGGCAGGGACCGATTTACGAGATACCACATTGGTATTACGAGATAGCAGATATTGTTTGGCTGCTTCCAACAGGTCTATGGAGTCGCCTAACATGCCAATACCTGTATAACATGTTAAGCAGAGTAGGCCACGAACTACTCCAGAAACGTGGCAATGATCAACGTGACTCACTTTTTGTCCACTCCCCAATAATAGGAAAGGGCTTGTTGAGCGAACACTTTTTGAAGACTTTTATATACTTTGAAACCAAAATATGTGAGGCCTGCGACGAGGATGACTACGACTCCTAAACCTATCATGAAGAGGTTAGACCAATTCACAACGGTGCCAAATTTCTCGGCTGTGGTGACTGTCGTCATGAGTTGTCGGGCGATGGCGCCAAGGATGATTAGAGCGACTGGGCCTGCAACACCGAAAATGGCTACGTTTTGACGGGTGATGTGTGTTTCAGCCCGATCAAGACGACCATTCTGGGTGATCATGTGGGCTTCGACGGCTTTAACGGTGGTGTTTATAGAATTTAGTACGATGTCTTGGCCTTTAGTATGGGTTTGAATAAGATCACGAACCATTGATACCGTGGTACTCGATTCCATTTGCTGAGCGGTTCGAATTTCTCGAATGTCATCTTGGAGACGTGGGAATTCACTTAAGGCTTTACTTGCTGTATCGGATACTATCTTCGCTGATTGAGCAGCGGCAGTGTTTAGGGTTTTTACGGCATCGGCAGCAGCAGTAGTGATTGTCGTTGTAGCTATTGCAGAAGCAGCTGCAATTATAGACGCCGCGTCTTTTTGTCTAGTAGAAGATCTTTCTAAAGCCATTTATTGAGTCTTCGAAATTTTTTAACTCTCACGATCAATCACTATTTATTGAGTCTTCGAAATAAATTCTATCATCTAACGTCGTAGGCTAGCCAGACACCACCTGATCAATGGCTTTCAAGGTAACTGAGCCCGGCATGATCGTTGCTGAAACTGGTTGAGTCGTAATCATTCTAAGAAAGATATTGATTGCTGCTACAACTGCCATACACAGTGGAAGGTATTTGGGCGGGATCACAAAGCTGGTAATCTCGGTTGCTGATCCTATGGCTGCGACTAAGGTCAGGAAATTGATCCAGAAAGTCTTCGAGCTAAAAAGCGATGTAGCTAGGACTAGGGTTCTGGAAGTGATGATATCAGACATATCAGAGCCTATGGTCAGATAGGTTAAACACATCAGCCTACTCTATGGGGTCCAACCCCGTAGGGTAGGTTAGAATCGAGTTGGATCCCCATGGTGGGGTTGAACCACCGTCTCCTGACCGGAGCCAGGCACTCTTCTGAGCTAATGGGGAATAAAAAGGGCCTTTATATTTTATATCCCATAAGGGTAGGGATAATAGATCGTAGGTTAAGCCAGGTCCGACCCCGTAGGGTAGGAGAAGGGGCCAAGAAAAACCAGCAGGAGGGTGGCTGGGTATGTACCCCTTTAAAATAAGTTTGAGATGACTAAATATAACTATAGCTATTTCTAATCATCTCAGTAAGTATCTTTAAAAGCATAACATGTTTTAAAGGTGATTGTCAAGCTTTATTTTTAATCATGTCAGGTGATCAGGCATGATTTGGGATGGCATGAGCCTTAGCCTCTTATTCCTGAGCTATCAACACTTTCCTTGATAATCTCAGTTAGAGTGCGGGGGGTTGTAGAAGTTGAGGCTACTGGTTTGGAGCTGATTCCTGGGTTTAAGGAGGTTGACTTTGGGGCCTTCTTGAGTTCGGCTAGAATTTCAGCCCGGATAGCCTCTCTATTAACCTTGACTTCACCTGACTTGGTTTCCACTTCCTTCTTGAGTTTGTCTTGCTCGGCTTGGAGCTTTGGCCAAACAATGTGTTGATAGGCCCGTTCAAGGGAGACCTGTGGGTTTTGTTGAAGAGTTTTGACAATTTCCTCTTCATTTTCGTTGAACTGGGGCCAAGTACGAGCATCTGCTATTTGAGCTTGAATCTTAGGAAGAGCGGCTTGGGTAGCTTGGAAACTTATGTAGTCCTTTTCTAGGCCCCCGTAACGTTTCTCGACTTCTCCCATGATTTCTTTGCGAGCCTGGGCTCTATTCCAGGCGTTTAGGGTCTTGAGTCCTTCTAGACTATAAACTGAGGAGCCGTCTGTGAGTTGCTGATCAGGCTGAGGCATCTCGTCTGAGGTATCGGCTAAAGGAGCCTCAACTGGGTCCGGGTTCTTAAGGTCACTGAAGATCTTTGCGTAGGCTGGAATGGTCGAGAGCATGTCAAGGAATTTTGGGGCGTCATTCATCATGACGTTTTCAAACTCACTTACTTTTGTCAGGCGCTCTGTGTAGTCCTTAGTGACGGCTTCTAACTCTTGATACTTGGCAACTGGAACGTGAGAAGTTTCTAACTCCTTTGTCCAACCAGACTTAGCATCGGTCACGGCTCGTTCGGTGATCTTTTTGACTCGTGAATAGGGGATACGATTCTCACGGCCTGAGCTGGATTGGGCTGGGATTCCGAACTTCTTCTCAAAGTCGTCTTGGACGGGCTTAACGGCTCCTGGGGAGGCGACCTCGGAGCTTGTAGCCCCGACTACTGGGGTCTCTGTTGTTGTGGGTTCTACGACCTCTGTAGGGGATTCTGAGGGAGTCTCAGGGGTTTCATCTACTTCATCAGCATGGGTATCGATATCGTCGGTCTCTGGGGTCTCTTCTGGTAGGGCTGCGTCGGAAACTGCATTGGTTATGATCTCGTCGAGGTTATTATTTGACATTTTGTGGCTCCTGGTGACGCTTGAGGGCGTCTATTTACGATTTGGTTTCGTGGGTTTATCTAAAGGTAAGGCATATTACATTAATCCTTGACAATTGCCTCATTATATGTTAATCTTATAACTCATTTAGTTTTAATAGATTAACCTATATTGACAAGGAAAAGCTCATGAGAAAAAAGTATTACAAGACAGAAAATCGGAAAGCGTTTTTTGCAGAGATGGTTGAAAAATTTGGTGATCAATGTATGATTTGTCATCAACATATTCGACACCTTCTTATAGACCATGATCATCAGACAGGTATCATGCGTGGACTTCTTTGTGTTCAACATAATTTTGGTCTTGGTAATTTTCAAGATAGTCCAGAACTATTAAGAAAAGCTGCTAATTATTTAGAAACGATGAATATTGCCGAGCTGACCAACGGTGCAAAGAATAATGAGATGTCAGGACCAGTTAGAAAACCTTATCTAACAAATCAAGATATTGATGACATTCTTTTAGATAAACACTACAAATCAGATCGCCAACGTGCTAAAGAGCTAACAGTTAGATATAATATTAGTTTTAGTGCTGCCCAATCTAGAGTCTCAAGACGGGGAATGAGGCAATGCACTGCATCCTATGTAATTGCATCACCCCTTTAGAATCAACAACTTATAAGGTTTATGCAAAAAATATGCATGTTCAAAAAATTATGCATGGAAGGCATTGATTCTAAAGGACTTAAGATCGTTTTTGACTCAAAGTTCTCCGGGAGTGTGGGAAATTTATGCATTATGCCTACCTTTTGGGGAGAGTAGGACTCCCTTTAGGAGTCCGTCCTACGTCTCCTCCCAGAGAACAAGGCAATTGAGAAAGTATAGGGTTTATCTCCGAGGCATGCATAAAAGTAAACACTATGCCTGATCGTGAGTATAGCGGGAGCCTTAGTTTATGGTTGTACTTGTGGCCAGCTCTTGCCATACCTTTTGGGCTTGGAGTTGGGCTTCAGGACTAAGCTCGACGACCTCCCTAACTCGGTGTTGGATTGAGATTATATGGGCTGTGAAGATGGTGATATCCTCAACTGGAAGAGTTTTATCTAGTTGGATCAGACTAGGCTTGGACGAAAGGTGTACCAGGATGGCTTTTTCATCGAAGGAGATTGAATCACCTTTTGCTAGATCTATTGTAAGGGGCATTAGAAATCCTGATGTAAATAAGATGTCGTAGTCATCCAGGTATCTCTTAATTTCAGGTGTTTGAATAATCATAGGGTTTCTTTAATTAGAGTGTTTACAACCTTGAGTGGGGCTAGTTTGGCTAATTTTGTTAGCTTCACCACTTGTGAGTATTTGACCAGTTGTGTTGTATTGAAGAGATCCTGGATTATGAAAGAACGGTTGCTGCACCTCACCAGAATACCAAGGATAAGAATATCCATAGGTATAGTCTGACTTGGTAACCCATTCTTTATGACAACCCTTACAATATACCACGTAACAATGTGAACAATAGCTTACGGCTTCGTGTTTGCAAACGCATGAATGATCTGTGTGATTATGTTTGGTCATAGGTTCCTCATTTTGGGTCATGCTTGATCGTAGGTGACGTGAGCTGATCCTTTTTGTTTAAAATTCTTAAGATGGTTTTCGACGGGGTGAACTTGACGATCCTTTTTAATGGAATGGTGACGATACCGCGAGGAGGACTATGAAGGCTACGCTGACGATTCTTAGGACCACCTTCAAAATAACTGACCGATTTTTTTCTAGGGAGACGTGTATAAACTTCTAAGGTCCCAAAGCCATCTATTTTTATGGATTCACCTTTTTGTAAGGCCTCAGTCATTGTATTTATGATGATCCGCACGATTTTACGGGCCTTGCCTGTTTTAGGTTTAGAGTGAATGAGACCAAATTCCTCTATAAGATCAGAGATAGCAACAGCTAAGACCTCACCCCTAATCGTAGGTATGGTGGGAACTTTAGTCGTTTCCATGCTTGTCTTCTCGTTTAGCTTGTCGTTCTTCTGATAGACGATGGTTGGTTTTGGGGGTGTCGTTGCCTTGGAAATAACCTGTTTCATAGGCAACCCGCTTGATTTCAGACTTAGATCTAAATCTACGAGGACTTCCGTCAGGCCAGCACAGTCCATGTTTAATCATGGTATCACATTCGTCCCCGATCATGTATGGAGCCTTGTTGATTGAGCCTTTTGTTACTTGGTGGCAATCCCAACACCATAACTGATTACCGTGAATAACAATTGAATTAACGTCTTGGTGACAATTTTGACAAGTCATACCTATTGTTTGCCCCCTGCTTCTGAACGTTGGTTGATCTGAGGTAGACTTGACATCTGAGGATTTGCCTCACCCGTTGCTGGCGATGGTGGTAGCGGGAGGGGGGTTCCTGGTGATGGGCCCGGAACCGGGGGAGCTAAGGGCAAACCTGAAGGAGGTATTTCGCCTGGGCCTGGGGGTGGAAGGGGTTGACCATCGGGTCCAACCTGGCCTGGGGCAGGAGTTGGAGGAACCACGGATTGTTGGATTAAAGCCTTGGCTTGTTCGATGAGATCGCCAGAGGGAGCTTGTCCTGAGTGCATAAGGAATGCCAAGGCAAGTGGGTTGAGGAGGTCTTCTACACCTGTTAGTCTTAGGCTGATGTTCGGTTCGACTGGGGGCTTGGCTTCTGGGGCCTTGATGGCTATGGATGGATCGAGACCTGATAGGGTTGCTACTTCTTGCATGACAGGTTCAAGGTTAACCCACCCAGACTTAGCATAGAGGTTGACAAATTCGTTTAGGCGTGTAAGCTTTTGAACTGAGTCAAGGAGGACTGTAGAGTCTGCTAGAATCGAATATTTGAGAATCTTGGAGACACTTGGGGTAAAACCTTCTCCGAAGGAAGCCGGATCCTCATAGAGACACATGAGACCACCTAAAACTTCTGCGATGCCTACAACAAATGAAGCGACCTTAGCACGTTCGCGGCCTGCCTTTGTGTTGAAATTGGATTTGTTTTGAGAAGGATCACCTTTCTCTACCTCGTCTTGTTGAGTGGAGGCAAGAGCCCCAAACTCTTCAAGGAGGTCGGCTTTGGCAATCTTGTCAAACATAAAGGTTTCTTGTGGCATCTGGGCACGAGCCACTTCTCCGATGACTCTTGTGCCCTCACCTTGGACTGGGATCATGGCTTGCCATGTACCGCGCATTAGGGTTGTCTGAATGGCAGGATCAATTCGGTTTACGTCAAACCACCGAACTGGTAGAGACCTCTCACGTTGGCGAATCATCTGGGTACGAGCCTTGTTGATTTCGTCAATCTGGGGACGACCAATAGCTGAGTCTGAAGGTGGAATTGTTTCGTCGGTTAAGTAGGCTAGAGTTAGAAGTCTGATGGGGTATTTGGTGGCGCCTGTGATTGAACCATCGTCTTCGATCTTTTGTCCCTTCCATGGTTCGTCGATAACTGGAGTGTCTTTACCATTTAGAAAGACAAGATGATGAATGGTTGAGAATGATTGAGCTGTAGAATTATATTGATACTCTTTATAAAAAAGTTCATCAAATCCTACCATCTCATCTGCTTGCGATCGATCTTTCTCGATGTCATGGGTGAGTTTATCCAGCATGGGACGATCTTCACCTAGAACTGAGTCTTTGTCGGATTCCTTTAGTTTGAATCGCTGAACTGCATCTGCCCAAGTGATTCGACCTGAACGCCCAATCCATGAGGCATTGTCAAAGTTTGAGCCTGTGAAGGTAATTGGCCATAGAAGATCGGCTGGAGAGAATCTTTGGGTTGAAAATCTATGATCAAGAGTATAGGGGGTAGATTCCATGGGAATAGGTTGGCCGTTAAGTTGACCTGTTTGGAGTGCTTGTGCATGAAGGGCTGGAGGAAGTTGAGACATATCGATCTTGGGGACATCTCGATCCTCTGTGATTGAGTCATAGGAGACAATAACTCCACAAATACCAGCAGCGTTAATACAATCTGGAAGGCACTCGTCCATAGCAGCTTCGATACCCGACTCTTTTAAATAGTCATTAAGTTTATGCTCAAACTTCGAGGACCATGGGGCTTGCTTTGGGAGGAGGTCATCACCATGATTAAGACGAATTTCTGGAACTTGGGAGAAGAGGGCTGCTTGCTTTGATTTGGTTAGACTCCAATCGAGGTTTACTGCGATTTGATCTTGATCGTTCTGGGAGGCAAAGGGCTTACCTCTCCGATAGTCGATTGATATGGTCCATTGAGCAATGAGCTTGCGTCTATAGGACTTACAAAGATCGACTCTCTGACGGAACTCATCATTACGCTTCTTGACCTTCGGATCAACTGAAGGCTTAGGATCTTTGGGTTGGTTCTGGTCTGAAACTACCTGTTGAGCTGTTGTAGTAGGATCCGATCCTAGGGTGGAATCTGGGTTGGGGGAGATTGGTGGAAACATAGGTTATTTAGCCTTCTTTTTTACGTTAGAGTTAATAGTAGGATGATCAAACTTGATTGTTAATTGACCCTCGTTCGTACATTGTTGGATCCTAGGACATAACGCTCTTGGGTTTTTGGCTTCATCCAAGGTTTTGGACCCGAAAATTCAGTACTTGAACGTCTTTCGTCTGAAGCATGGGACATGACATAGTAAGCAAGAGCTACAACCGCATGGTCGTCTTTGTGGTCTGCCATAAATTCTGGTCGCTTTTGATCATAGCGCATTTGGGGAAGGGTCCTAACTAGATAGGGACATCCCTGGTGGCCGTAAGCAAAGAACTGGATTCGTGGGAGGTTTTCTCCAGCTTCTTCGGCTAGGACATTATGGATAGCTGATGCAAAGACATCCCGTTTGTTAATGGAGCATTCCATAGGGATACCATTAATCTCATAAATCTCTTTAATGGTACGGATATCAGCTGTTGTGTTGATGTCCATGGAAGGATCACAATAAGTGATAGCTACTTTGAAAACTCCAAGGCGGATGTCTTCGTCTTTGATATCTTCTGCAACTTGGGTGGCGGTGGTCTTGTACCAAATCTTCTCGTTGAAGACGATGTGCCTGTTTCCCAGGTGGGCTATCCATAGAACTACAGTAGGATCAGGGAACCAACCTGAATCGATAGCTCGATAGACAGTGGCATATTTAAGTATTTTGGGTAGGTCGAGTTCAGGAGTAACATGGTAGGGCTTTCCTTCTAAAGTAGGTTTAAAGTCGAATAGAGCGTTTTCCATCGAGAATTCACCATCTACCCAAGCCTTTCTGACATGGGCTGGGAGGCCGGAGAATCTCTTTTTATACTCTATGGGGAGATAAGGGTTGTCTTCCAGGTTGGCTTTAATGGCGTACCAATCAGCTGGATTGTAGTCACGATCTTCCTCTGGGTCAACAGTTTTGTCTATAAAGTATTCTTGAATCTTCTGAGCTGACATTCCCATAGGATTTGTTAGGGCTCTAACGAGGGCACCACAATTCATGTTAACAGGGGCTCGGACTGAAGAGGCCAGTTTTCTAAAGTGTTCCCATTCAAAGGTTGAGACCTCATCAAACAGGGCCAGATAGAACTCACCTCCGAGAAGGTTTAGTACGTCTTCTTCCGTATTACAGTGGGAGAAGAAACCTGCTGAACCATTAGAATAGGTTAAAATATGTTTAGTTTGATTGTAGGAGGCCCCTAGAAGTTTAGCCTCCCTAGGGATGGCATAAAGGTGGGTATTATGAGTTGGGATAGACGTGTATCCAATAAGGTATTGATGTGAAGGATGTTCTACTGCAATACACTTACAAATAGTGTCCTCGACTTGTTCACACCCTATGATATAATGATTGCTTGTCGTTAATCTAGTAATTCTAGTTGATTTATAAGTCTCTAGATTTTTTAGTTTTCTAGGAAGTCTAAAAAGAGGTAAAGAACTTGTCCATTCAACTTTATAGGCTAATTGACAAACTGACCCATTTAACTTTGGTTGGTATTCTGTAATATTTGGTTTAAATCCAAGAGAAGACACTAATATAAGAACTTGATAAGCAAGGTTTTTATTCGAATTATAGAAACCAATTAATCCATCTTTTCTTCCATGTCCATCTGTATCTAAAAGTCCTTGTAATAGAGCAAGCCTATTGTCATAACTACTTATAAGATAAGCTGCTGGAATATGCTTTTTATTTAAAAGCCCTTGAAGACGAAGTTGTTTTTGTAACCTTAGAATACCATAACCATATTGATTTGATGGTTGTTTTCTAACTGTGTAACCAAGTTCCACAACGTGTTCAAATATCTCTGGGTCATTTGACGTGATTGCTCCACAGTCTGAAGAACCGTCACCAAGCCATACCCCTAGTACATAAGGATTTATAGGAAGGGGTTGATTATTCTGTGTTTGCCATGGTTTTGCAATAGGAATAGAGTGATTGGCTCGTAAACCATCTTCAACTTTTAATGTATTAAAAATCTCTTGAGTAGTTCGTATTTTTGGTGATGAGTTAATATAGGTTCTGGATTGGGCACCAGACTGTATTCTCTGTTGGCCCGACCTTTCTCGATGATTTGAGGTGACCCACAAATGACCAGCACTTACAATAAAACTTTCTTTGTTGTCAAACGTTATTTTGTAGGTTCCTTGTACATCAACTTTAGGAACCGACATACCAATAATTGTCGTGGGAGATCCATCTGGAGCAAAAACTTGATCGCCAATTTCTAAGGTACCCATGGTTTTCATACCATTTGGTGTAGGAATTAGGGTGTCCAAACTACAGGCTTTTTCAAGCTCGGGGAAAGTCCTTCTTAGAATGACATACTTATAATCTGGAATAGAGAGAGCCCTAATATGAGCATCCCACCTACCAGTTGTGGACTTGGCAGAACCTCGACCACCATAGAAAAGGACGTTTTCTTCGGTACGTTGGTGATATTCTACACCTTTTTCGGTGGGAACATAAAGAACCTCATTACCAACGATAACACTACCAACATTACACCATTCACAATTAATAGATGGAGGAATAAACTTATGCCTACCATCTGGAGAAGGCTTACAAATTTTAACTAGGGGGATTGTAGTAGGATAATATAGCTCGTTAGACAACCTTTAGAACCTCAGCTTCAATAACGTGGGGAGGGAGTTCTTTTGGTATGTTTTTATTGGGGCCTAATTGAATTCCTATTTGGATTACAGGCACTTGTTTACCCTCAATTTCCTTAGGTTTGGCAGCTGAGGAGTCGATCATGCGATCCCCCTCTTCATGTGGCATATGCTCGATGAGCTTCCATAGGACTTCTTCAGCGACCTCTAACTTACCTTCTGACTTAGCTTGGGCTGCTAACTCCATATAGGCTTCAAAAATCTCTTCAGCTCTCTCCCTTAGGAGTTCTCTAGCCACTTTAACTTTAGGGAAGTATTCACGTTTTTCACCCTTTTTAGTTAGCATTGGTTTCCGCTCCCCTTACGATCATGCATGATCATTAGGAATTTTGCATGATCAGGTTTATGACTATACATTCTTAACCTTTTTGACCTTTATCTCTTGACTATTAAGATTAGGCTTTCTGGGACCTGTAGCGTGGCCCTCGGGCTTTCGAGAGATACGATCGAGTTGAATGAGAAGAAAGGTGGCTAGGGTCATTGCTTACAATCATGCACTTACGATTATGGGGAGCTCCCGCCATATTTGCGATCAAGCGCCGCAGGCTATGAGGTTTGGTTATAAGCCCTTTGACAATCTCAGGCTTATATAAAGAGCCTCAATAATGTAGTTTCCGTCCATACTTAAATGGTACCAAACTATACCGACTCAACCACCCTACGGGGTCGGACTGTAGGGCACCCGACAAGCCATGTTTACGATCATGCTCCTACGATCAGGCCTATGATCATGCTTAATCATTAGGTATCTTGCATAATAGTTGAAAAAGGGATTGTCAAGGGAAAAGTAGTCTATCTATAAACAATATAGTACATAGATAAACCTTCATTGTCAAGTTTTATTTATTTTTTTTTAGTTTATATGTGGACAAAGCTTCTCGTAGGATCCTATTTTTAGTTTAGGTTTGGTCTTAAAGGGCTTAGAATCAACAAGTTAGCTATATGGGCTACTGTCACTTTAGATCCTAAAACTTGAGAAACAGGATCACGCTTCTACCCCCAGCGGACTCGAACGTACTCTAACGTACTCCAACGACACGCCCGAAAGTGGCGCACGCAAGGCTCCCGCCCATAGAGTACCTAAGAGTCATATCAAACCCTAGCCCTTCCGAGGGTGTCAACACTACAAATAGTCCTTTAGAGTCGTATGGCCCCGCCTGGTCGGCTAGGTCGAGGGCAAAGCGATCACCCAATCACGCACCCTTCGGCACGCAGCACCTGGCCCTTGGGGGGCAAAGCAAAAGGGGCCGACGAGCTCCAAGGCCCATCGACCCCCTCTCCAGACCGCCGGCGTAACCCGTTACCTCGTTACCTACTCAGTTATCGATTGCACGACGGCCCGCAGCGCGAAACTGACCAGGGTCATTGCTGCGAACCAACAGCCCAGGACAAACGGAACCGCAATCAACCACGCAACGACCGTTGTCATTCGTTCGCCCATAGATCCCTCTCGCCACACCCGTTGTTGCTCAGCCCAAAACACCGCATCATCGACTTGTTCGCTCACGACTGACCCCCTTCTCTCCGAACCCGCTTCACTTCGAGCAGCGCGACCTTGAATCGTAATAGCTCGCGACCCTGCAACCATCGATACAGCAGCCTCGCAACCTCGCACGCTTCATCCGCCCGACCCAGCTTGATCTCCCTTCTCACACGCCCGACGAGAAACCAAAACATCATATCCTCTATCATCATTCCCCCCTGTCAAACCATCGCGGATTGATCGTCACGTTCCCGAGCCAACCAAATTTTTCCAGCCTTGCCCGCCACCAGCCGACCCAATCACACATACCAGTCATCGTCCGCCCCCCGCACCGTCTAGCCCCAATCCCTCAAACGCCCGCACGACATCGGCCCGCTGATACCCCTTCAGCGCCTTTCCCGCCACCTTGACGGTCCTCGGAGCTAACCCATGACGCGATACCAAAGACGCCAGCATTTCAGCCGTCAGCCCACCCCGGAACACACCCCACGGCGACATCGCCCGCAACCGACCGACGATATCTGCACTGAACATCGCCCGCCCGACGAACAGCGCCATGACATCACGCACAGCCCGCTCGCCATACGCCAGCGTAACCACCGCTTGCTCGTCTTCGTGGATTTCATTGCGCCTACGCGGCTCAGTCTTGACCGCCGCCTGATTGATCGCCCAATTTTCAAGGCGCGCCATCATCGCGACATCACACCCAAGCCAATTCGCAAGCCCGAGCATCGATCCCCAAATCTCCCGATCCCGCGCATCCAACCGTTCCGAGAACACCGGGCCGATAGCGTGCTCGCCAGTCGAGAGCACCGCCTGTATCTGCCCGCTCAACACCTGCCCCTCATGCTCTGCTACCTCCGGCAGATATTCCCGCGCCGGTCGCCCACGCTCAAGCGTCATCACAATCGACCGCCCCCGCGCAGTCTCATCAAGATCACCAATCAACGCAAAAGCCCACACGCTGTAGCTCCGGTATTCGACCGTGCCACTGGCCCCACTTGCGCGGCCAATCGTATCGCCACGCCGATAGCCGCTATTGATCACTTCTGAAAAAAACTTGTTCCCCCTCGTTTCCGCTTCATCCCATAGCTGACTACAACGCCCATCGGCCTCAGCAATCCGACGCAGAATGAACGCCGGAGACGGTCCAACACCTTTCCACGGCCTACGAACCAGTAACCGAACCAATTCCAAAACACGCGACTTGCCCGCACCCTTGACCGCTGCCGTAACCGCGAGAAACGGCCACGCATAGAACCGGTCGAAAACCCAAGACCCCACACACCACAACGCCAGCACCAACGGCAGATCCTTATCGCCGGTCGCTACATACCCGCTGATCCACGACGCCACAGCTTCAAGCAACTTTTGACCGTTCGATTTTTCCACTTCAGCCCCCAAACTTGACACAATCGCCACTGATAACAGGAGCAAACAGCATACCACACAAAACCCCTGCTAACCCCTTGCATAATCGCCCTTAGACCCCTCTCATTGTGTCCTGTTTTTCACCCTATGTCCCAAAATAGCCCAGCAAGCAAACTGCATACCGGAACCAAAGCGAACACATAGCGAAAATTCCCCGCCCACAGCTCACAAAAAACTGACCAAAAACAGCCCAATTTCCACCAGCTCACAAGACCGACCGAACGTCCGTAAACCATTGCATATCGACCAAGCACCCAGACCAGAACCCTACTCGCACGAGCGCCGGCAGAACCTCGCGCCTACCCGCCGCGCCACCCGATACCCCGTTACCTTTGGTCGCTTGCCGAAGCTTTTCCCCCCTCGCGCCCGGACGCCACACAACCCCGGCAAGGCGTCTAGCTGGCCCGCTACGCCCCGAACGCAGGCCGAGCGCCCCATCAGTCGGACCCCAAAAAAAAATCGTTAAAACCCCTTGACAGCCCATTTCGCAAGGCGCATACTCCGTGAGTCAGTTCGGAACGGGGCGACGAAACGCCAAAGACGCCAGCGGCAAGACAGCGCGGCAACCTAAGCGAAGCTATACCCCAAACCGAATCATCTCAACAAACCGGGCTAACAGCCCAAACATCAGGAGAACATCACCATGATCGACGGAAACAACGACGAGACTCTGACAATCGGTGCCGCGCCGACGCCCCTGCACACTATCGCGGATCTCTTCTCTGGCGTGATCTTCATGACGCCCGCACGCCCCGAACCCTATACTTTCACCAACGGCACGAAGAGAACGCCGCTGGCCGATGTGCTGTTCGAACTCGGAAACACCGGGATCACCCTGAGCGGTGCTCAGATCGTGGACGAGCAGAACCCGAAGCGCGGACGCTCGATTCAACTCCGACTCCCGAACAAGGGCAAGGTCGGCGGTTATGATCCGCTGTTCATGGCGGAATCAGAACGGGACAAGGCGGCATTCATCGCGTTTCACAAGGACGTAGTTTCCAAGTGGGCTACGTGGCGCCGTGAGCAGGTTCTCGCCGGAACGACCGTTCGACCGAGCGAAATCAAGGCTGACGCCGTGGTTTACTCTGACGACGACCTGATCAGCCTTGGACTGATGGAGGCAAACACACCCAAGCCGGCAGCCGTCTAAAGACCGTCGAAAGGTGGACCGGAGCTTAGGTTCCGGTCTATCTTTGGACACGTCTTAGACAAGGTTTCCCTTATGGCTAACCCCTTTAACGGATCAGCACATGGCAAGCGCGACGGTTCAGTCTATCGAGCTTCCAAGACTGCCGACCGTGTGTTAGACATGCGTCCCGCTGCCACCCGCAAGGCTCACCCATTGTACCAGCCTGATAGCGCCCCCTCGACTTGGACGGCAACCGAAAGCGCCGGTCTAGCATGGCAGTGCAATCAAGAAATCGAGGAAACCCGCGAAACACATGGCGACATTCGACGCCGCAGCCTAACCGAGTCAGCACACCTCGAACAGCGAACCGAGCAGCTAGACTTTGGTGTCAGGCGCGAACGTCGTATCGTCCGCAGGTGGAACGGCTACAAAGCCGAGTGGGAACCAGTTTTCAACGCCGACGGTTCCCCATGTTGGGTTAAAGGTATGCCCGAGGCGGAAGGTTGGATTGAAAACCCGCGCCTACTATGGAAGTCTGACAAAACCCTGTTACGTCAAGGACATCCAGACCAAGCACCCAAAGACATCAAACGTATCGACCCCTACACCAAACAAATCATTCGAGACGAACAAGAACGGTCCGCAGTCGAAGAAGTGCCGATCATGGACAACCTCGAAATCGACCGCTTGAACCTCGACTACAACGACCTTTAGCCGTTACCCCGTTACCATTTCGGTTCAAAATGACCAAAACACCACTATTGCTGTACTCAAGGGAAGTAGGCTTTTCCCGCTCCCGCGATGAGGCGATGCGTAATGAGGTGAAGTCAGTCCATAACCATAGTGGACTAACTAACACGACATCAGCAATCAAAACCAGAATCGCTAAGGTGACTGAATCGTTAGCAACTGGCGAGCGTCTATATGCGAAGGACGCAGACACACCAACAGCCGATCAGGGTGGACTACTCGCGGATCGCAAGGTTCAGGCCGAAGCTAGATTGAGAGAAGTAGAGATCAGAAGCGATCAGGAATTTTCCGAGCTAGTCTCAAAGTGGGAAGAGAAATTTCCCCCGGTAAACACGTTAGGACCAATCACGCCCGGCCTAATCAACGATTTAGGATTGGATCCGACAATCGTTTTCCCGGCTGGCCCATGTTGCACATTCTGCGGTAAGTCGGTCGAAGAAGTGCATGCAACACATGGCCGCCGACCCCTTCGTAAGGTCAGTGTGACCGAAGAAATTATCGTCGCGGGCAAGCTGATCACAACGACTAAAATCGTCCACACGACCGATAAACAGCTTGCTTGCCCCGATTGTTGCCTGAAGATCACCGATACCATGTTCAAAAGTCAAAGGACATAACGCTCATGGATCAACCACACTGTTACTACTGCCACTCCACCCATACCACGTGGAATGATCGGTTCCGTTGTTACCTCTGCCACCATTGCTATCTCAAACTGGAAGATGATCGAAGACGACCAGGAATAGTAGACATGAGGTAACACCCAAGTAATCATGACAATTTACAGAATGGGGCCTAAAGTGAACGAGAAGACCTTTCCAGTAAACATCGGCCAGGACGAGCGGGACATGATCACGTCAATCCAGAACAAGATTGAGGTGAACATGGGCTACAAGGTCACTCAGCGAGCCGTGGTCACTCGTGCGATTCGCAAGATGCACGAAGAGATTTTTCAGAAAACTTGATTGTCGTACCACAGTCTCTGAAGATGGCGGACCTCATGTGTACGACCCACAAGGATTACGTCATCGCGCCGTTTGATTGCCCAGGATGCACCCATGAGGCGCTCGCGCGCATGCAGACCCTTGCACCACACGATGCGGTGGACGACCTCGCAGAGACAGTCGCGGTGCCCACTATCTGTTGCTGTGATGAGGACGTCACGGAACCAGATGGGTCGTACATAGGCACCAAGGGGTGCATGCACGATCCGCCAGCACCCTTCTCCTTAAAACACGACGATTAAGCCAACGGATGAGGTCAAGTCATGCTGTGGCGAAAGATGAAGGATCGCGGCGGGAAAATGTCCTCGGTGTGGAGATGCCCCAAGTGTAAACAGTGGAAAGTCGAGCTTCTAGCTGAGGCCTGTCACGCTTTGATAGAGTTCGACAAGGGGATAGATGAGAACAACCCTCTACCTAAGTAGGAGTACAAGGATGATCATCGAACTTGCGAACGGTGTAAAGGTTGCTACTAAAAGAGCTTCCAAGATCACATTTAGGAAGATCGGGCTTCCCGGTTGGTGGCGGTGGTATCTCATCTACGATGCAAAGGGTGGGCAAAGCCGCAGTTTAGTAACCGTTCGTAGTATACAATCAATCAAAGGAGGAACTGATTATAGTCATTTCTTGGGAAGAAAAGAAAGTTCCTGTAAGTCGTAAACGTAGGGGTTACATAGACTTAGAACTATGAAACTCTCAAAAGATCACGCCATTCGAATTGCTGTCTCTCATCTCAAGGGAGTTGATCGAGACGCCGAGATACTTCGCTTGTGTAAACACCCCAGGCAAATCATGCGGGCAGCCCAGATCAAGATCATCTTGATTCGTCGGATGAAGGGTGTAAGAAAAGAGCACAAGCATAACCTTAACCCTTCGCATAAGTCATTGAGGTCTTAAGCTATGTGGACACTACTTAATCAAAGTGGAACCTTGACATGTGGCATCTTTGAAACTGAGGAAGATGCCATCGACTGGTCAGAGAGGTTCCTTCCCAGTTTAGGTTTGATCCCAGTTGAACTCCTTATCTCAAAAGAGATGAAAATGAACATCACCATAACTACATGGGAAGGGCAAGCCCATACTTTCCCCACACCCCTGAGCATTAACTAGGATCAGGCTACAAGAGAGAACAAATCGCAAAGAGGAAGCAGGTTAGATCATGATTCTTCCAGGCTGGTCCTTTCCTATATCTCCAGAATTAGAGAAAGCCATCAACGATGGGATAGTCACGACTGAGTAGAACGCGAAGGAAAAGTTTACCTACGTAAAAGGTAAGTATGTAAATGCTCATGGGATCGTGATTGAGTTTCAATATGGAATATGAAGTAGTCGAGAGCGACTTCGAACCTGGTGTATGGAAAGTTGAAGTCCATGACCATAGGAGCGGTGATTGCTATATCACAAACTTCTACGGTCCCAAGTCAAAGGAACGCGCCGTGGAGTATCTGGTGTTCAAAATAAAAACCTCCGCGCCATCTGACGTATTCCACGCTGTCATGTGAAAGAGGCTATTCTAAGTGCCTAACAAGTATGAACTAGGTAATGGTCTCATTCCACTTGGTGCTAAACATGGCAGGTACCTCTATATCAAGTATAAGTGCAAGTGTGTAGTGTGTCGTAAAGCGGCTTCAGTCTACCAAGTCGAGAGGGTCAAAGCACTCGTAGCCCAAGGTAAGTGTAAGTCATGTGGGAAACCTCATGTTGATGGCCTTCAGTATAGGTGCAAGGCTTGCAATGAGAAGTCTACCATCTACAATAGGAAGATGAGGGAGACTAACAAGCTTTTAAAGACTCTTGGGGTTTTTTAATCATGGAGTTCGGCAACACGGAGATGCCGTGGACGTACAATAAGGCGAAGAAGACGCTCACGCTGGACGAAGAGGCGTAGGACACATCGCGGGGATAGGATGACGTGTTATCCATCGGGCCGCGCCCGAGAGGCTGGTGTGACACCCAGTTCCCCGCACAGTTTGCCGGTTAGTTCAAAATTGGAGATCGAGTTTGGATAACAAGTAGAAACAAGAAAGCTACTATTGTCCATCTCACTAGTAGTGGATGAAGATTGGAGGGTTTCTGGCCATTTGCCCTCGCTCATGGCGGGTCGGACTGGGGATCGCGCTGTGGAATACCAGTGCAGGGCTCCTGCCGATGATGGTCCGCTGATTGCACACCCAACAACTCAGGAGAAACGAATCATGAAACGATTGACATGGGGATTTCTTGCACTCGTGTGTGTCTACAGTCTGCTCGTCGGCGGGTGTTCGTTGGACAAGGGGTCCACAGGGCCCTCGGCAGTCGAATTGGGGACTCCGGTGTCGCCAGGATCACAGCTGTACACCCTCGTGGGGAGTCAGTTTTTGGGGACATTGACCGCCAATGTGGGTGGCACCAGTGGAACATTGGGCATCCTGTTTACCTCAGAAGGGGGCACCGCTGTGACCGCAACGGTGACGTTCAACGATGGCCAGGGCTATGTGGGCGATGCCGTAGGGACACTGAGCAACCTCCATACACTCGCGCGCAACGGATTATCGGGTGGCGGGTGTACGGCATGGGAGAGTCAGGGAACGGTGACGTTGGCTGTGCCGCCTGCTCGCGACACCTACACAGGCTCGTACTACGCCACATGCCACAACAGTCCTTCAGCGGTGTTTGGTGATAGCGGGACGTTTGCTCTTTCCCGTACAGGGACATTGGGACTTCCGATTCCGCCGCCTCCAGTGATTGTAGACGTGTGTCCTAATCTTGAAGGGACACAGCTTGTCGTGCCAGCGGGATACGTCCTCACAAATGGGCAGTGTGTCCTGATTCCCCCTCCGCCACCGCCCCCGCTGCTCTGCTCCACGTCCTACTGGAGGATGAACAATGGGAACACGAACGCCAAACAGAACAAGTGCGTGAACAACGGTGGTACGTGGCTCGGAGAGTTTGACGTGCCGGGATCAGCAGCCGGTATCGAGCACGACGTATGCAAGTTCCAACCGAATCCACCGGGCGCACCAGGGAACGATGAGACATTGATCACGCCGCCTGGATTGACGCCGATTGCGTGTCCGATCTCGTAGGCGACAACTAACTACTAGTGAATGACGTGGATTTCACTGCTAGATACTACCCAGATAGGCCTTTAACATGAGGTATTACACATACAACGAGCCTCCAATCGTACCCGGTGGTACACCCACTCAACCTATTCTTTCAGAGGCCCAGATCCTAGCGATCTACTTCCCATGTTGGTCTAAACAGATGAGGAAGGCAGGCAAACAGAATCTCATCAGCTTCGAGAATTGCATAAAGGATTGGGTTGTAGTCCATTGGGCTTGGGAAGTCCTTAAGCCATTAGATGTATAATCGTGCATGATCGTAACAGGAAAAAATTAACCATGATCTCAATCATTCTCGGCTTTACGTTAGGTGGCCTAATCCCGGCCTATATCCTTAAGCATTACCAGGCCTATACATGCCTCGTTAACCTAAATTGTAATTGTAAATATGATGAGGATTGGTTAGATTAAGTCTTCTAACAATCATGCAATGATCATCAGTCATGCAATGATCGGTAGTAGGTTGAAAAAGTCTCTCTAAGAACAAGTTAAATCCTCAACCGTGCTGGGAGCTAGGTTGAACTCACTTGTCTATGATCTACTGATCATGTTAGAGAGACCTTTTGAGCCTACTGCCCGGTCAAACCTCAAGGTAATAGGGTGTGAGGTGCCTTCACCTACCATCTTTCTCCCAACCCATTGGTGGTAGGCTCAACTTTATCATTGCATAATGATATGCATGATTATTCTAAGGTGTTTAACATGATCGCGGCTAAAGTCGTCGTCGTCGTGAAGGATCCGTTTGAAGTCAGTCTCTTAACGAGTGAGGATGCGAACCTCCTTGTTCGTGGGTCAGGGCGTTTGCAAGATCATGCTGCTCGTCAACTCAAACCTGAGTCTGATCCTTTAGGGCTCCCTGTGAATGAGTGGCAATGTGTTCATGTGGAGACCACCTACAAACAACAGGATGGAGCACCGAAAGGTGTCACCATTCCACAAAGTTTCCGGTGTACCCACTCTATCGATAATGGTGGGTTCCTTTGCTCGTACCATGATCGACACCTTCTCTCAATCAAACTGAGCCCGGTTGACCAAGCCCAGTTCAAACTTTGGTATGAGACTCATGCCGCTGATATCGTGGTCGATGGCGTGATCAAGGCTGACCAGCGTGAACTTAGGAACTACACCATCCAGAAGCGGTGGGGTCTCAAGATCCACACTTGCCCAACGCCGCCACAGCTTGTCAACTCCAAGACTGGAAAGACAAGAGAGATCGCTGTTGACCCTGAATGGGAGAAGGTGGAGCTTGTAGGGGCTGGTCAATCCGATGAAGTCTGAGGACTACCTGAACGACATACGGCTTAGCTCATTCAAGCCGCTGAAGACTCTTCCTAAGGAGTCTAAGAAGATTCTCTACATGACTCTCTTTAATGAGGGTAACAAGGTTCTTAAAGCTTATAACCCATGTCAAATTAAGGATGGGACGTGCGCCGGAAGCTATAAGGATGATATAGGCTTATGCTGTAATGGTTGTAAGCACCTTGGACCTCTTGGCTGTACTGTTGAAAGCCTAATGTGTAAGCTTTGGCTTTGTCAAGGTATCATACAAACACCAGCTGGTAAAAGTGCTATCTTAAGACTGATTCAACTTCACCATGTAGCACGAGCATCTGGTGTACCTCTCGTAATGAGATCTTCATTTGAGGCATCTTTCAATGAATGACTACCTAGGAGAGCTGGCTCCACTCAAGACTAAGCTTAAAATCTTCTATAAGTGTTTTGAGTGTGGACTCATTCGGCGAAGCCTTTTGGAGACCTAAATATGCGTGATTTTATCAAAGTGCCAGCTATGTTTTTTACCTATGGTTTTCTCTGGATCGCGATTCAAGACCGTAGTGTTGATGCTCTCGTGGCGATGATCTTACCTATAGTTATCTGGGTCTGGGCAGGCACGACTGGTGAATATCCAACCTTTGATTGCACCTCGTGGGAAAAGAAGCTTGCAAAAGAGATTGAATATGGGATTGAGCAGACTCAAAAACAAGCAGATGAGCAAGAAAATGATCGACAGAGCGGTATACGGTGGTTCAGAGTTACTACTGGTAAACCATCAGTCCTTGCTCAAGCGTTCTATGTTCAGGGATCAGCCTATGGACCTCAACGATATTTCAGGGCGAAAAGTTATTCTATTAACTGTGGGGCTCTTGTATTAGAAGGGCCGGTTTTACCAAAACGGAGCATTTCTGTTTTTTCTTCTGTATGGTTAGAGGATGCTCCACAGTGTATGTCAGCAGGATCTTGGTGCTCTATAGAAGAAATGTAAGGACTGTAATAGAAGGAAATCAGGAAAATAGTATGACCCTTTGGTTCATCTCTGATAGATACAACGGGAGCACGATAAATATCTCCTTTGTTTCCATAACTCATTGTAACACACCCTTCACCATCGAATAATCCGGCTAGATATTGAATAGAAACAGTCTTTTTCATTTTTAAATACTCCCAATAAGTTACAAACTTATAGTCTACTAGATAATAAAGAAGATTGTCAACAAGATTAAACTGTTGAAGATCAACAAACCGCCATTCGGACGGGGCTGCAATGCCCCCGACTCCACCATAACAAATTTAATGAGTATGGGGTCGACTTAGTTTCGACGGGTAGCTTAGTAGTTGATTGGAGGTTTAGTCGTAAGACCCACGAAACGGGTCAACCGATAGTCAACGACTATCAAATGGCAGCGTAAGCTGCAATCGACTTATAAGGTCTAATCACCTTTAGGTCCGGGTTTTGTGGGTTGTCCTCGGAACAGAATCAACCCTCTTTCAAACAAGTTTTAAGTTTGTGGTGTCCAGACTCCTTAGAGGAAGAGGAGACACTCCTCACTTAAGCGGCTTAGGCTAGCAGGCTGACAGACGCTGGATGAGAGACCCCTTTGGCGTAATAGCACACTAGGCACCACAATCAATAAGGTTAGAGTGTATATGATGAATCCAACTCTAGCTACGATTGACCTGTTCAATGTGGTAGTTGCCTCTGAGACTGGCTTGAACCTAAGCCATGCTCCCTATGGGTTTGTGACCAACTTCCAGCCCACTCAGGAGCAGATTGAGGTTCTGAGGGAACGTTTCAAGGCTCTCTCCATCATCACCCTGTTTTCGGTGAGGGAGCGGGAAACCGCAAGCCTTGACCAACTCCTTCTCAAGCAGCTGCTCCACTATGTCGAGGTATATGGGTTGGAGAGCCCAGGATTGTTCAATCTTGAGGTGATAGGTGGGAGGGTTCAGACCATCTCCTATGTCAAAGCCATCTCGATAGGTGAGCTAGACAAAAAGATAACTGAACTACTCTATGCCAATCGCCCCATAGATGATATCGCCCCTGTGCTTGAGATCATCTCACACTACAAGATCCTCTATGACTTTAACAAGATCAAGAATAACGAGCTAAAGGTCGCTCTCTTTGATATCTGTAGGGATACATTTGTATCTGGAGATGATGCAGTTCGTTATATCTGCTACAAAGCTACTAAGAGTACACTCCTTATCAAGAGCAAAGATGTCATTCAAAAGGTAGCAGTCAGTCAGCCTTCTGATGAGTTTCTATCCAAGCATGTAAAGCCATTAGCGCAGGTATTCAATCGACATAAGAGGATCATCCTCGCCTGTAAGAACAAGCTGAATCGTGGAGTGATTAACCGGATCTCAAAGCTGAGTAAAAAGGCTCATGTTCCTATTCATGAGGCAGTTTCCAAGAGATTCATCTCATCAGCAGTTAACGGAAAGGTTCCAACCAATCTTCTCGATACTGAGGCCATCACCCTTCGTGACAAGCTAAAGTATCTAAACTTGATCGAGTATAGGCTCCTTGAGCTCCCCTTTGATACGTTCCTGATCAGGAATGGAAAGGTGTGGGCTGAGACAGAGCGAGCCATTCTCGATCCATCTAAGTTGACCACTCTTCGGGAACTTATTCTCAAGTCAATTTGCAAAGATTTGAGTGAACTGAGGGGTAAGTCCATCCTCCTCGATCCTGCCGTTGATTATGGCTTGCCTACCTCCCGGAAACAAGTTGTAGGACGACTTCCCTTCGGGACACGGGTTGAGGTTGATCCTCATGATGAGGTACTTTCAGCTGGAATCTACTGGCATAACGACTCATGGGAGGGTCAATCAATCGATCTAGACCTCTCCGCCATAAGCTCAAGTGGTGGTCGTACTGGGTGGGGACATTACTCAAGCTTCACATCTAAAGATATCGTGTTCTCTGGAGACATCACGAGTGCTCCTGAGGGCGCTATGGAATTCATGATGGTTCATCCAAATGAGACCAATCGCTATGGTCTCATGGTGAATGTCTACAAGGGTCCAGATGAGTGTCCTATGGAGATTGTGGTGGGATCTTCTAACAAAAAGGATTGGCTTGATCTTGCTATCATTCGTGAGAAGATTGTTCTCAAGTCTAAGCAGAGCATCATTGGCTTCCTAAAGGACGATACCTTTGTCGTGTACACTGGGAGACTCAGCAATTCAAGGGTCTCGGCTGGAAAGCATCCAGTTATCGACAAGGGCTTAGGCAATCTGTGGACGATCAAGACACTTTTGGATGAGTGTAAGGTCAAGTATGATTTTGTTCCCAAGGCGGGATTAGTCTACGACTTCGATCTGACCTATCAAAACTTCTCGCTTGACAAGCTAGAAATCCTCTTGGGCGTCTAATTAGCTCTTGAAGCCAATAGAGTTCCTTAAAATTTAATGCAAATTACTCTACGCTTCTAATTAAAAATATGGTTTAACTGGTCTGTATGAGCAAATAGGGTTCCTTAAACTTGGTTATTACCCTACGCCCTTAACCTTTTCTCGACAAACAGAGTTCCTTAAAATTTTATACAAATTACTCTGCGTCGGGAATCTCTACTAGGCCTATTAGAATAACTCGTCAGATAGGAGCCGCCCTTGTTTATTTGTGATGTATGTTCGAAGCCTGTCGGCCCTGGGGTCAAGCCCCTTATGCTCATCCTTCCGACTGATATGAGGCAGACTTCCTATCATAATGTGATAGTCGATCCCGAGACTGAGGAGAAGTTTACCAAGGTCTCAAGTGGAAGTGAGTTCATCATCGAGTATAAAACGTGTGGTGCGTGTGCTGGAGTGGAAGCGAAGATTCCAACCAAGCCCAACCATACAGGCCACATCAACATCATGAGAGGTATGCAAGCTCATGCTAAGCTGTGTAAGAAGAAGTTTGACGAGTGTGGTCATTGTCAGGAGAATGTGGAGTTTTTCAAGTCGATTCCACTCGTGACCATAAATTTGGGTCTAACCGATCCTATGACAAAGCCTATGAAGGTTAGCATGGCCTACACAGTCGTGGAGAACATGCTCAGAAGGTCTAAGCACACCTCCATGCGGTCCAAGGCAGACTTTAACGTATCTTACCCCATTCTCAAACAGTATGAGGAACGTGGAGGAAGTCTCTAAAATTTCGGGGATAGGATGACGTGTTATCCAACAGGTCGCAACTGTTAGGCCGGTTTCACACCCGGCTCCCCGAACAATAAGTCCGGTCAATATGCAATTTGGAACACGGGGCCACAAACGTTGAGTCCCATCACCTGTGTGTTTAAACCGTTGGTGCATCAGGAGTTACAATGTTTACCTTGAAACCGAGCGACCTGTCTATCCTTTCAGAAATCAACGAGCTTTCTCATAGATATGGCGACATTTCTGGGGCGTACCTATTCAAATTAGGAGAGACGTTTCAATGGATGCCCCTCAAAGACTATCAAAGACGAATAATCAGGCTTGTAGACAACAAATACATCGATATTAAAGGCAACTTAGCCTTCCTAACACCTCTTGGGACACGTGCCGTAGGGGGTGTCCTAACGAGGTCGGATGTAGTTGGAGTAGAGACAGAAGCCGAGCAGGCATAGGCTGCTACTTTTTTACCATTTTCCATTGTCCAGCTCATTAGAGGTTCAACCTGTAGCCTATGGTTTCGTCGTTTGACTATACCTAATTTTGAGTGGTCCTTTAGGTTTAGTTATGTTTATCTTTCCACTACTCCTCGTTTTATGTGCTGTTTGGGGTTTTGGAATTTAGGAAACTTGGAAAAGCTATGCAAAATTATTGTAATCATGACTAATCCCATTCAAAGGATGAGAGAGCGTGTTTGGAACTACATGAACGAAGACTATGATATTGACGACTCTTATGCTGTCGATATCATGGAAGACTTCTTGAAGATGTTAGGGACAACGCTACCACACTCAGAGAACGATTTTAATAGAGCCTCCATTTTAGACGATCCTAAGATGGAGGAGTTCCTACTCAATGTCGAGATGAACTTGAGTGGTGGCGGTTAGAGGTTAATCATGCATGATCGTAAGCGGGGTGTAAGTTATGAAGAAGATCATCATGGTAACCCTAGGCATGTTGAGTGCTGGCCTTCTGTGTGCCCAAACGGGGAAACTGTATATTGGTCCAGAGAACCCCACAGATACCCGGTGGGCTACTAAAGCAGACTTTGATGGCTCCATTATCTTTTGCCGTGGGTTCTATACGAGTGATCGACAAGAGGCTAATGGGGGTGGATGGTGGACCGATTACCCAGGCGGTGATAACAATTTCCTTGTGAGACTCTCTGAGTTGACGGAGACTCGGGTAAGGTTCTCCAAGGATCGAATTCCCTTCTTTGTAGTTGTGCATCTGGACGATCCGCTTCTGTTCAAATGTCCGATCCTGTTTATGGAGGATGTAGGGACAGTACGATTCACCGATCGGCAAGTGGAGATGCTCACACGATATTTTGCTCAAGGTGGCTTCTTGTGGGTTGATGACTTCTGGGGCTCACAAGCTTGGGAGCAGTGGGAGTATGAGATTCGACGGGTCTTACCATCGGGAACCCATCCGATGTTTGACATCCCTACCGACCACCCGATTATGCACATGCTGTATGAGGTGCCAAAGATTCATCAGCAGCCCACAATTGGGTTATGGAACACAAGTTGCTCGGGCGATGAGTTTGACTCTGACGCCACAGTCATTCCATGCCTTGATCAACGCTGGCCCACCTCCGAACGTGGGGCCGACAGCGCAGAAGTCCACTTTAGAGGCATTCAAGATGAGAATGGCCACCTCCAAGTCGTCATGACACATAACACAGACATCGCGGATGGCTGGGAAGAGGAAAAGCCCAATAACATGGCCTACATCCATGAGTTTTCCGCTAAGTGCTACGCGATTGGCGTCAACATCTTTTTATATGCGCTTACCCATTAACAACCGTTTTAGAGGTCTAAATTGAAAGCTACCGAAAAGCGCAAGATTATTCGGCTGCGTTGGGCACAGAAGATGAAAGAGGGTGACACGAACGATGCTTCAAGTGGCAATTGGGGCAAGGCCGCCAACGCCACCACTGAACACCACAATACTTGGGGATCTAGCCACGGAAGATAGTTACTGAGGTCATCTCATGTTATTCCTGGTCTTACAACTTTGGACTTCCCTAATGAGTCCCTACGATCGTCAGCATGAGGTAAAGCTCTTCGGGAATTGGCAAAGTTGTTTGCAGGATGATAACACGTATGGTGAGAGGATTTATGATCATGTAGTTGGTAGTAAGTTCCTTTGGACCTTTCATATGGGACCCATGGATGAGCTTGCCTTTTATAGTGGGTCTGGTCCCGAAGATGATCTCCATGATCATGATAATACACTAAACTTGCTCATGCCTGCCTATAGAGTATTTAGCGTCTCAACTTGGAAAGGCAAGCGTAATTGGTCTATCCCATCTTTTAAGCTTCATATCAGCGTGGTAAGTGCAGGCGGGAGCCGAGATGAGTGTGAGAGCTTCATTGTTAAGATCGAGGGGACACGATGATCATAACCTACATTACCATCCTTGCCGTGAGCTTTCTAGTAGGCTTTATATTTACCTTTATTAATCGTAAAGGATTAAGCATGAAACTTCCCCCCTATTGGGATGCCAAAACTATCTTAACCTTTGAACTTGTCATGGTTGGTTTAATCTCATCCCTTTTTGTGTGGTTGATTACTAATACATACAATACTAGTGCATACTAGGATTATATGGTGGCGGGAGTCTTATGTTAAAAGGTAAAGAGTGGTATGACGATCATCTGAAGAGTTTCGTTATACCTGTCTTAGGTAAGATTCCAAAGCTTCTTAACAATAACTATCTTACAACTAATCAATCTCTAAAAATGTTAAAGGTTGAGGTTAATCTTAAGGCTCTTCTAGAGTTGTGGGCCGAAGCTAAAAAGAGAGCCCAAGGTAGGATTATCCTCCTACCTGGGAGAGATGTATGGCTATTCGAAGTTTTAGCCAGGCTTGATGGTACGAAGACCATCTTTAGACCTGAGATTTCTTCAGACACTTGGAAATGGGTAGCGGCACATGATCCTGAGAGGGAACTCTTTAAGAATTGTTATTGTGTAGACTCAGGAAATGCTGGGTCCATCCCTAAAGGATTGAGTTGTGTTGATTGGGGCTTGGTTTACTACTCTATGGGTCATCATCCACTCCACCAACTGATTCAATTTAACCCTAATTTTAAAGGTCCCTACTACGATTGCTATTGCATCTTGGAGAGTATCCCAAAGTATTGGGTGAGAGGTGCTTTAACTACTGGTCCTTACAATGTTCAGAAGATTGCTCCGACTAGTTTGAATGGTATTGGTACCTTTACGGTTGCTGTTTTAGGTACGATGCTTGTAGCAAACTATTGGTTCAAAGTTAATGAGACTAAGGTAGCTTCACGTATAAGGTTAACAGGACTAAGATTGAAAAGGCTTAAGCCTAGAATCCTCAAGAGACCTAGAATAAGGTATGTGGATGGTCATTCTATCCCGACTAAGTTAAAAAGGATAAGATAACAAACTTTCCATTCTAAATAGGAACTAAATGAGTTTACCTAAGGTAGTTACGTTTACGGGGGCCGACGATTCAGTCAAGGCCAAAGACATCCTAAAAGTTTCTAAGGCCTATCCTGATACCGAATGGGGAATCTTATTTGGTGGACCAACAAACGGAGCCCCCAGATATCCTTCTAGGCTATGGCTGGCTAGTGAGCTTCCTAAGTTAAAGGGACTCAATCTCACAGCTCATTTGTGTGGGAACTGGGTGTATGACCTGGTTCTTAGAGGTGATTTCACATGGCTTTATGCCTTTAGTGGGATTACCACACTATTCCAGCGGATTCAACTGAACTTCCATGGCATGGAGTTCCCGCCTGCTGCGAGGAGTTTCCACCCTAGAATCCAAGATGAACCATTTCAGTTCATCTTTCAAGACGATGAAGTCAATGGTCATCTCATGCAACATGGTACTATTAATGAGGTAAGGTTGTTTGATGTGTCACACGGGGCTGGAGTCCTTCCAGGTGAAGAGGGTGAAACTAATCCATGGCCTAAGCGTACCAAGTATGAATACATGGGCTATGCTGGTGGCTTAGGTCCTGATAACATTGTAGAGCAACTTAAACTGATTACAGAGTCGGCTAATCCGGCATCGTATGGGAACTTTTGGATCGACATGGAATCAAAAGTTAGAAGCAAGGTTCCTGTTGTGGATGGGCTTATTAATCAGGTTGAAGACATCTTCGACCTAAAGAAGGTTAGACAAGTCTGTAAGAAGGTGTGGGGCTAATTGTCAGCCTTACTAAAAGCCTTAGCATTCAGATGGTGTCGGGATTATGGGGACAGGACCCATAAAGACTTCCACTATAAGGGAGGCGAATGTCAAAACATCTTCAATCTGTTTTGCCCCAATTGTAATGATGGCTATAACTTTGCAAAAGATGTGATCGAGTGTGTTAAAAAGAGGTTAGCATAATGAATGCAAAACGTAGTAATAAAATCATTCTCACTCTAACCCAGAGTGAGGCTGATAAAATCGTGGAAGAACTTAGTGACTTTGGCTTCGATGCCGATGACATGTCTGGGAAGAAGCAGCCCAACCAGAAGTGGCCTACTTTATTTGAGCTATATGAGGAGTTAGGTTACTAAGATGAGACTTGAACCAACAAACTCAGGCTCACTACGCTGGTTCATTTTGGAAGATGAGGCTTATACTGATGCGGGCTATGACAACCCACCTAGATCAACTCTCTTAAAGATTCTAGGACGCCATAATCTAACAGTCGCACTCAGTTCTGATGAGGCTAAGCTTAAATTTGATCCTAGAGCTTGTTATACGCACATGATCATCGATTTTGATATGCACGGGTTCCCCAATCCCGATTTGACCTTTCCTAACACTGGATTAAACTTCATTCAGTGGATGGTAGCTAGACATAAGCTTCTAATTCCAACCCCAGAGATTTTCCTCCATTCTCAAAACGTTAGAGGCCGAGAAGCTATGGCTAAACTTCTAAAGGTCTCAGGTTATAAGAAGGTAAGTCAACACTACTTTGGTAGAGACTATTTGGCGATGTTGAGTGAGAGGTTCCTATGAAGTTCCTTTGTAGACTCTTCGGGCATAAGCGGCCCAAGTTCAAGCTTCGGCGAGGTTTCCATTGTCGTCGATGTATGACTTGGGTAAATATCCTTCCTCCTAAGTATGATCGTAAGGATGGCGAGAGCTTATGAAAGACCCCCTTTGTGAAGGTGGAGAGGCTGAAATCTTCAAGGGCTTCATTCATCTGGGCCTATTCGGGCTCGGTGTGACCTGTGCGGCCTATAATGCGATGGCTTGGAGTCAACGCCGCGAGAACCACTTGCTAAAGAACGTGATCGTCTACGGCGCCCTCGCATGGTATGAGGGAGTACAGATCTCCCGACATCTCATAGGGACTAAGTGATGTGGAATAAACTTAAGTGCCTACTTGGCTTTCATGACTATGTTCCAAGTTTAAATGCCAAGTATGACTATTGCACTCGTTGCCCCAAATACATTAAGGTAGTTTAAAATGAACGAAACTATTGTGCCCCTGCTCGGTTGGATACCTATCATCTATTGCGTAGTGATGTTGGGGATTCACGCAGGCAAACCAAGTGGCGGTTTTCGATGAAATTCCTAATCCTACTTTTGCTCACTCTTACTCCACTTGAGGCGAAGGAATTGAAGATTAGTGTGAAGGTGACACCCACGATCTGTCTGGCTCCCTGCACGGTGCGGGTCGAGTTGGTGATTCCTCAACAAGAAGACAACCGATGGGCTGTTGTTGAAGTGAGTGGAGATATGTTTCGCTCCACACAAGTTCAGCTTGATGGACTCTCTGCCCCAAAACGCTTCACCTTCACCTACAAAGATCTTCCTGAAGACAACTACGACGTTAAGGGTATGTTATACAATAGCGTCCGAGAAATTGGTCGCTCACAGCAAACCCTAATTGTCAAAGGCTTTTAAGCTATAGATGATTATAAAAAATGTCTAAAGGCCGGAGAAGTTACAGGCATCTTAGTGAAAAATGGGTTGCAATCTTAAGAAAAGACCCTTGCTCATTTTGTGGAGTGAGAGCCTCTATCACGATTGACCACATTTTCCCTTTGAGCAAGTTTAATGAACTTAAGACTTATTCTACGTTTGGTCCCAATAATTGGGAGAACCTTACTGGAGTCTGTTGGGATTGCAATGAATTTAAAGGAACAACTAAATTGTTAAGATTCCTTGTGGAGGCTCATGAAAATCTACTTCATTAAACATGAGACTGATTATGGTCCCTTCTTTTCCTCTAGAGCGAAAGCCCTAGACTATCTCAAAGAAGATTCTGAGTGGTGGAAGGTATGGGGAGCTGGGATAGAGACTGATAAAGACGCCTATATAACAGTTCAAGAAGTCGAACTCGATGATGAAAATGTTAGATTTGATGGTTAATCTTTATGAGTTACATGCACATAGACCTACTTTACAAGTGCCCAGACATCTTAGCTTTTAAACAACTCTTTGCCTTAGAGAAGATTCATGGGACGAGTGCTCACCTTAGACTTAAGCTTGGGGAGATTACCTACTTCTCAGGTGGGGAAAGTCTAGGTAAGTTTAGAGCCTTGTTTGATGATGACAAGCTTCATGAGGCCTTTAAGACTAAGTTTGGTGAGGCCGATGTAGTTACCATCTATGGTGAGGCCTACGGAGGTAAACAACAGGGCATGAGCCATACCTATGGGCCTGACCTGAAGTTTGTGGCCTTCGAGGTCAACCTGAACGAGATGTGGCTGAGTGTTCCTCAAGCTCACGACTTCTGTACGAGTTTTGGAATTGAGTTTGTAAGTTATAATCTTGTAAGCTCAGACTTAGAGACTCTTAATGCTGAGCGTGATTTGCCTTCTGTGCAAGCCGTGAGAAACGGAATTACTGAGCCTAAGCTCCGAGAAGGCATCGTTCTGAGACCTCCCTTCGAATGTAAGACTAATAGGGGTAGGCTCATCTCTAAGCATAAGGGTGAGGCTTTTGACGAGCGCGATAAGCCTGTTCACCCTGTCGATCCAGCAAAAGCTGATGAACAGGTTAAAGCCGAAGCCATCGCCTTTGAATGGGTAACACCTAATAGGCTTGAACATGTAATCGACCATATGGTTGCCATGCGGGAGGATAAAGAGGTTGGTATGGAAGATGCAACAGCCCTTATTGCTGATATGGTTGAAGACATCACCCGAGAAGGTGCAGGTGAGGTTGAAATGACTCCCAAACTCAATAGGAAGGCCATAGGAGCCCAAACAGTGAAGCTTCTTAAGGCTAGACTCCAAGCAAGACTAGAACAAGCATCATGACTTTAGATCCTGAGCTATTCGATGTCCATGAGAAAGACGGCCTTAGACTTATCATTCCAGCTAGGAATGGGTCTGTAGCCAACGCCCCATGGTCTAAAGAAACTGTTATGTATCGGTCTAGAGTGGAAACTTTAGAAGGATTAGTTGTTTCTCAAGGCTTTGGTAAGTTCTTCAATTTGGCGACTGGGCCTGATGGTCTAAGGGTCGAGCTTGATGACTTGATCAAGGCAACTGAGAAAAGTGATGCTATAGCAACCCTTAAGATCGATGGCTCACTCCTGATTAGGTCGGTTTATAATGGCAAGATCATGCTCAGGACTAGGGGCAGCTTTGGGTATGAGTTCTTAGATAACGCCGATGAGATCGACCTCTTTAGAGCTAAGTATCCACTTGTCTTTGATCCTAGCTTATTTGTGGGTTATAGTCTCCTATTTGAGTGGGTAAGCCCGAGGAACGTAATAGTTCTTAAGTATCCTGAGCCTAACATCATCCTAATTGGGGGTGTGCAGCATACTCCAGACTTACCATACCTGACGTTTGCCCATAGTCAGTTGGACTTCATTGCAAAACGTTTAAATGTGCCGCTTGTTACCTCCTTTGATTTGACTTCTGAGGGCTGGGCTGAACTTCATGCAAACTTGGAGTCTAACCAAGAGATTGAGGGTTATGTTATCAGGCTTCATAATGAGCAAGTCTTAGTCAAGGTGAAGTGTGCCCCATATTTGACTAAGCATGGGCTTAAATCGACCTTGACAACCGAGAAACTCATCGACATGTGGTTCCAGCAGGGATCACCTGATTATCAAGCTTTTTGTGCAACTTTCCTTGCAAGTTTTGACGAGGAAACCTTTATGTGGACCTTGGGGGCTATCTCAAGTCTCTTTGATGGGATTAGAACCCTAACCAAGATCATGAACCATATGGGCGGTAAAGTCGAGGTTAGGAAGAATTGGCCTAGAAAAGAAGCTGCCCTAGCTGGGCTAGCCGAGTACGGTCAAACTAAGAGATTCTCGGCTTACATGAACTTGTGGGAAGGTAAACAGCCTAGCTTTGATTTGCTTAAATCGCTTCTGTTGCAAAATACCAAGCAGGTCGAAATTGAAATGTTCAAGGCTACAGGCCCAGCTATTTTAGGAGATTAAAGATGCCTAGTGTGAATCTAAAGATTGCCAAAGTCGCTCTGACCCCGACGAACTATGAGACAGGCCACTTACTGCGGGAGCTTATGATCGAGAGAGGGATTACCTTAGACAAGAATAGCCCTATCACAATCTGCTATGGATTACCTTCTGAAGCCTCTAAGTGTCTAAACGGCAATGTGGGTGGGGGAGATAAGATTTTAAGATTGAAACAGATGGAAGAGGGTGGAGTACGAACCATTCCGTGGTTTGATGGAAGGAATCTTTCAACAACTGGCGTACCCATGAGCTTTAAGTTTCCAGCCCTCGCAAGAGCTATCTCAGGTCATGGTGGAGAAGATATCATGCCTGTCTTTCAGGCTCAAGAGATCCCATGGCGAGTTGCTGCGGGGTTTGCATGGTTCTCAAGTTATGTACCCTTTACGACTGAATATAGGGTGTGGACCTTTAGGGGTAAGATCCTGGATGTGTACGAGAAGACAATGGCTCGGCCGGATGAATATAAGTTCGTAGCTGGTAGGAACTTTAGACAGGGATTTGAGTTTACAAAGGTCACTAATTTCCCTGAGGAAGAAGTTAAGATTCAAGCTGGAAGGGTCTTGAAGGCCTGTAAGTTTGACTTCGCAGCTATTGATATGCTTCATGGTGAAGACGAGAAGGTCTATGTCCTCGAAGCTAACACAGCCCCAGGAGTCATCCGGTCAGGTTGCAAGCCTACGCTTGAAAAGCTTGTTGACTGTATGGCGGGTTGGGTTCATGACGGATGCCCAGTGCGAGGTTACTAGAATGATCATCCTTACTAAAAAAGATTTAGTAGAGGCATTATCCAAGTATCCAGATGACGCTGTAGTTTCAATCAGCGATGCTGATACTGGCTGGGACATGAATATTGATACTATAGTAAAAGAAGAAAGAGAACAAAAAACCTTGCTATCTTTTATTCCTTCTGGCTATAATGCAGACTTTCGAATGGAATAAACCATGGTTACACTTCTATATCATTCTAAACAGATTGGGTACATTTGCAAGCGGATCGCAGATACTAATCCTGAGAAGCTCCGGGCGGTCTGTGACAAGACACTTCCAAATGCTATGATGGATTATGGCACCATCGTTCGATGGGACTCAGTTCACCCACTAGGTGCTCATAAGACGATTAACACGGCTGAAGCTGTAACCCTATCTAGAAACAAGCACGATTCAAGATTTAAGCTTCTAGACTTGTGTCCTACAACTTGGGATGATGCTAGTTATCTTGAATACCCATGCCTAATTCGGCCTAAAAAGCATTTTGCAGCCCATAAGTTCTTTGTAGTCAAGACTAAGCTTGAAGCTAAGCGGGCTATCAAGCGGTGTGGGCGTGGTTGGTATGCGAGCCCTTTAATCGACAAGAAGCTTGAGTATAGAGTGTTTGTCCTGAATGGCAAGGCTTTCAAGATGGTTAGGCGATTCCACACCGATCCTAATCAGGTTGCTTGGAACATTGCCAACGGTGGGACGAGTGTTAGGATTATGAAGGAATCTTGGCCAGCGAACGTTGCTACGATTGCTGTTGAGGCTGGGAAGCTTCTAGGACTTGATTGGTATGCTGCTGATGTGATTGTTGATCAAGCTGGTAAGCCCTATGTCCTCGAACTTAACACGGCCCCAGGCCTAGCTCGCGATCTTACGATTACTAACCTTGCAAAACTGTTTGTAAAGTGTGGAGCCTAATCTAATGCCACTAGATCCTACAACTATTGTAACCCCAAGTATACCTAGTCTAACAATAGATGCCCATCTTGACACTCCTTGGATTGGGACCAAGGTGAGAGCTGCTAATAATGGAATAGGGTTCTATTTGCGTGAGGGTCATGAACAGTCATTGTTTACAATCGATGCGGCTCATGAAGGTGGGCTCAAAGCTGCTATCTTTGCCCTTTATCTTTCGGATGTGTGGCAAGATGCACATACTGAAGCTGAAGCATTTGAGGAACTCCGTATCCAACGAAATAGGTTGATAAATGGTTTTCGTGTTTTGTTTCCGAATCCCAATCATAATTTTAACTTAGAGCATTTTCTACAAGATGTAAATGATGCTCCTGATTGGTTCCCAGTACTTCTTGGTTTGGAAGGTGGAAGACTCATTCATAATAGTCTTGATAGACTTAAGACTTATGCTGAATGGGGTATAAGATATCTTACACTCACACACAATAGAAATACAAATTGGGCTGACTCAGCTACCGATTTTGAACATATTGGTGGTCTCTCCGGTTTTGGAAGAGACGTTATTAAGAAGTGTAATGAGCTTAATATTCTAGTTGATGTATCTCATGCTTCGGATCATACAGCTTATGATGCTATAGATATTTCTACTAAGCCTGTGATTGCTTCACACTCAGGTGTTAGAAGTCTTGTTAAGCAACCTAGAAATCTTTCAGACTCCTTAATTAAGCGAATTGCTCAAACAGGCGGGATTATATGTGTGCCATTTGCGAAGCGGTTTATGGGTCACTATAAGGTAAGTGACCATATCAACTATATCGTGGATTTGGTTGGGGTTAATCATGTAGGGATTGGGTCTGACATTGATGGGGCCGTGTTGATTCCTGGGTTCACTAGTATCACTCAATGGAAAGATACTATTGTTCCAGACTTAATGGGTGCAGGTTGGAGTCAAGTTGACATCGACAAGATCCTAGGTGGGAACCTCTTGAGAGTCTTAAAGAATGCCTAACATGATTAAGCCCAAGTGTGATCATAGAGTTAAACCAACTCCCTCAGGATATGTATGTATAAAATGTGGGAGATTTGCATGATAAAGCCTATGATCGAAAGGCTAAGAGCTGCTATTAAGGATGCTGAGGCTTGTAGTCCTAAGCATGGAGTGATCATCTCTCAGACTGATGCAAAACGATTGCTTTATAGACTATTGAAAGAGGAGAACCATGATAGGAAAAAATACATACCCTTTTCTGTGTAAACACCCCTTCCATAGCCTAAAACGAGTTGATGATGGAGACTATGGAACCCACTTCATTTGTAAGAGGTGTGGCGCTAAATTAGACATGCTTGGAAGACCATGGCAAGAACAATAAAATCTTTCTTTAGGGTTACCAAGCCTTCTAAAAGGTTCTTTTATCTTATGTTGTGGATTTTAACCTTTGAGATTGTTACTATCCTAATGGGTGGTGGGAGCCTATGGCGTAAGACTCCCCAAGTATGTAATCCAAGAGTCTTAAGTACTTGTGAGCCTTAATATGCTTTATATAGTTCTTATTGTTGTAGCTGTTTTTGCAGTTTGGTTAGATTGGAAACGTATAGCCAAATCCCCAAAATGCCCAACTTGTAGAAGGAGCTATTGAGAATGAAAGAAATCCATGTTGGTAAGCTTGATGATTGGGATGAGGTCCCACAAACTGTTTATTTGTCATGGTCTGAGGCTAGAAAACTTGACTATTGTATGCGAAGAGATCTTCATACAGCAAGTCATATAGAGTTAAATCGAGATATGAGTCGAGGACGGTACTTAGAACGAGCTGCTTACTATAAAGAACAGTTAAACACTTTACTTAATGGTGGTTAAATTTAGGAGAAGAAATGAAGTTCACATATGAAGGATCAACTTATCTAATCGAGTTCGAGAGGAAAAAGCATAAACGTAAGCTCGGGGGACTTACGACCTTCCCTGACACAACAGTGAGGATCCTAGTGAGTAGACCTAACCGACTACCAGGAGAGCTTTATCGTACAGCTACAGTGGGGTGCTCTATCCATGACAAGTTTAGTCTAGAACGGGGTAGACTTGCAGCCCTGAGGCTTGTCTCGATGACTCTCGATAAGGACTTTAAGAAGGCCCTATGGACAAACTATATCAACAGGTTCCCACCCAAGCCAGTTAAACCCACTTTAGTTAAGGGATGTGAACAGTAAGGTCAAGTTATGTTAGTTATCCTAACATTTATAACCATTATAATTGTGGCTACCTTGGCCAACTTGAACGATCCCAATTCAGTCACAAATGATTTGAATGAAATCTTGCATCTAGACGAGGTTGATCCTAGGTATCCTATGATGAGCGGCCTGTGTTGTATGAAAGATCATGCAAATGCTGCGGCTTCATGGACATGTGATTGTCCGTGTCATTTCTTTTTTGATGATGAGGTATGATCATCCAATCTTGGGCATTAGCTTAAGCTAGAAAGCACCTTTATAAACACCATGCCTTGTGCATATAGAATTATAAAAGAGAGTGGGTAAGACCTAAGATCATATTGCCTACACGAGACGCAATAGATTTGAGGTCAGAGTGGAATACTCCCCATGCCCAGCTATTTTCAGGACCTGTAGCTCAATTGGTAGAGCGGTAGGCTTATATCCTACGTATGCCCTAGATTGGGGCGCGGTTGGGGGTTCGAGTCCCTCTGGGTCCACCATTTTCTCTGACCTTGTACCATCCATTAGGATTATTTATGACTACAAAAGTTAAGATAAAAGTAGAGCGGCCTACCACTGATCTTATGCTACTTAGCGATTTAACAGAGGGGGACTGGTTCATTACATGTCCAATAGGGATTACTAAGCCATCTACGATTGGTGTTATAGTAGATGGTAAGCCCTTCTATCCTTGGTGGTATGGAAAATCTTGGAGGATTGAGAACTTAAACCAATCGAGAGTTAGAAGAATAGATAAATTAGTTATTCGTGAGGGCTGTGAAAGATTTACAACTTAAGGCTTAATATGAGTTATTTAATTGGCTGCGATCCTGAGTTGTTCCTTTCTAGAGGTGGGAAGACTATAGGATCTGAGCGAGTTGTCCCTGAAGTCAAGTCCATTGTTATGAGGGATGGGATTCAGGTTGAGCTTAACCCGCCTGCGAGTATGAGTCCAGCCATTTTAGGCTCATGGATAAGCCAAGCCTTTCGAAACCTAGATAGAATGGTTAAGGCCCAACCTGGGGTTGAGATTGATTTTAATGAGGTAGTAGAAGTCGAACGGGCTGAACTGGATAGCTTGAGTGAACGATCGAGGATCCTCCTTTGTACTCCATCTAAGAATATTTATGGCCCCCGGCCTAGTATGAGTGAGGCTGAACGGGCTGCGTATCGTATACGGTCGGCTGGGGGCCATCTTCATTTTGGTCTTAGAGGCGATCTGTATGATGAACGATTGAGGATGGTCACTTGGTTCGATGTTTTTGTAGGGAATACATGTGTCTTAATTGATCGGGATCCTAAGGCAATCATCAGGCGGGAACATTATGGAAGAGCTGGAGAGTATAGAATCCCTAATTATGGTCTAGAATATAGGACACTCTCAAACTTCTGGCTTAGGAACTTTACTCTTCTAGACTTCGTATTTAGCCTTTCTAAAATTGCTATTGGAGTTGTAGAAGATAGTTTAAATGGAGGAGAACTTGAAAGTCGCCTTATAGAAGTTGTAGATATTAACCGGGTCATTAAGGCGATTGATGAAAACAATTTAGACTTAGCTTGGAAAAATTGGAAAGACCTCACTATCTTGAATAGATCGCTTGTTGGCTACACTGGTTCCAAACTTGGTCTATTTAACCAGTGGCCTATGTTGAGTCTTATGGCTTGGTTCGAAAAGACCGAGAAAAATGGTCTTGATAAGGTTTTCTTAGGAGACCCAGTTGATCATTGGCTACGTGGAAAACAGGTTCCATTCTCAAGTTATATCATGCATGCATGATCATACATGATTGTAAGGGAGATCTAAATTATGGGGAGAGAATCCAAAGTTAGAAAAGAGAGAGTTATTAAGAAGTCCGGGACCAAAGTTTATGCTACAGCTGAAGAATTGAAGGAAAGAGGTTAAGATGGACGCGGAGCTATCTAAAAGTGGGGTAAGTTGGGGATCGATTTCTGTAGATCGTAGATCCAAGGGCCAGAATATATGGGTAAGACTCGATCCTAAGGTTGAAGAGCTTATTCAATCCGCATCAGAAGGGGGAGGGTATACAAATTCTCTAGAATCGTTTGGAAGGACTTGGGTAGGTATAGATCCCACCCCCAATATCAAGTGCTATGCCTTAGATCGATCACTAGATGGACCTACATATATTTTATCTAATGTATGTGGTCCTATCAAAGACTCTAAGGGTAGAACTAACCTCAGCTTCCTGACATTTTGTGGAATTGGTAAGCCGGATGGGGTACGGTTCCTGATTCTAGGTCCGGTGCAGGCCGAAAATGTAAAGGAATATGGTAAGAATATCGTTCGTGATATTACCTGTTTCTTGAGAGAATACCTTGTCCCCGTCCACATTGGCATCAATATCTCCGTGAGTGGATACTTCTAACCTAAAACGATCATGTTGGAGCACTTAATCTATGGTAAAAGCTAAACCTCCAGTTGTAAACCCCCTAAATATTGATCATTTACTTGGTAAAGCTTGGAATAGGGTAGCCAAGATCGGTGTCGAACTAGAGGGTGGTTGGATTAGGCCTATCGTGTTACCTAAGGACTATAAGTTTGAGGGTGATGGTAGTGTATTTGGGCATGGTTCAACTATTTCAAGTCACCCTAGATATGGAGATTTGACAAAAAAGGGAGAACTGGCAATTGGCCCAATGCTTCCTGCCCAACTCTCAACTTCTATAAAGAAGTTTTATCCAGAACTTATAGATATTACATGTGGAATGCACGTTCATATGAGCTTTGGTAGAGTATATGAATACATGCTGTTGTCTGATTCTCCCGTGTATCAAGAGACGGTCTTACACTATCTTCTCAAGTGGGCTTCTAAAGAAAACTTCCCTAGTAGTCATTATATTTGGGATCGGCTTAAAGGTCTCAATAAGTTTTGTGTAAAGGAATTCTGGCCAGATAGTCAAATCACAAAGACAAATAAAGATTATGGAATGTCGGGAGATCATCGTTATACAGCCATCTCCTATCAGTGGTCCAGGTATAAGACTGTTGAATGCAGGGTACTTCCCATGATGGAGACTCCAGAGATGGCTATTCGAGCAATTCAAGAGGTTGTAAAGATTACCAATGCTTTCCTCATTACTACTGATAAGTCAAAGGTTAAGGGGGGAGGCAAGATTGAACTCCCAAATGGGGAAATTTACGAGGAATGGCTAGAGGTTAGAATTTAAGGATTAGGCTTGATCAGAGGATTAATTTCTTGTTAGAAAGAGGGTAGCTATATTTGCGTTATTGTTCTTGTTGACTCGGAGAAGAAACGTCCCTCGGAAATCATGCTTGATCTGATGTGGGAAAAGAATCAAGATGGGGGTGGAGCTGCATGGCGAGAACCCCAAACCAATGGAAATCCCCTTGTATGTTGGGAAAAGGGATTGATGAAAGATGCCGGGCTTGCAAGAATGAAAGAGCTTGTTAAAGTCTTGCCTATTCCCTTTATTCTTCATTTTAGGATTGCCACAATTGGTGGGGTGAAGCCTAATATGACTCATCCATTTCCAATTGATGTAAATGGGCCAAATGAACTCAGTGGTAAAACGAGCGGGTTTGTCCTTTTCCACAATGGAACCCTACGGGATTGGGATAAAGAGGCTAGAATGCTAGCTTTTCATACAGGAACACGTATCCCCTCTGGGAAGTGGTCTGATTCTAGGGCTATTGCTTGGATGTGTTCTGTTGTAGGTAATGGCCTTATGGAATGGTACCCAGATCAAAAGGGCTTGGCATTTGGTCCTATGGGTTCAGACATTTTTACAGGAACCACTGGATGGGATCAGGTGGAAGATCCTGTAACTGATGAGAAGATTTGGTGTTCGAATAACAATTTTGTATCAACTCCCCATAACGGGTTCTATACTATTACCCCATATTGTAATGGGGAGCGATCATGTTTTCGGAAGGATGTAGGAAAAGATGGGCGTTGTCCTAACCATCCATTGATTACTGATCATACTCAACCCAAAGCTCTCCCCCCGGCGCCGGGGGTGAGCCCGATCCAGATCCCTTTTCCTCCAACGCCCAAGGATTCGGACAATCCACAGGGGCCGATACTCTCTCTCGAAGTAGCATTGCGGGCTTGCGTACAGGGGAAGATAGGGAAGGATTTCCTGGGGTCGGTTCAGAGGGCACACGAACGGATGAAGAAGGGTGGCAAGGACGGGGACAGGGCAAAGAGAACCCTGATCATATGCGGGGCGATGCCTCCTTTCAGTGGGCTGCAGGTATAAATCAACCCAATCGTTACAACCAAAAAGTTAAACACTCAACTATTAGTGGATCAGAGATACAGAAGGGTGAGTCTCCATGTGTCGATTGTGGAAGGGCATATTATCATCTACCTGGTTGTTCACTCGATGATACACGAACATCAAAATGGTCCGGGTCTGAAATTCCACCGGAAAATTGCCCATGTTCAAAGTGTGGGGGTACTTATTTTCATGCTGATGATTGTATTGACGATTATCTAGGACAGGTTAAGGATGCTGAAATCGTTGATGATCATGATCCCATGGATAACAATCCCAATAAAAAACAGGGTAAGTGGAGTTTAACTAAAGCCCCAGTAATTTGTAAAATGTGTTTCGGAGAAAATGGGCATCGAGCCACATGCCCAACACGACTGGAAAACCCTAGTACCCCCCATATATGTACAAAGTGTGGGATGGAAGATACCCCCATTCATACCGAGAGAATGTGCATCATCCGGCAGGCAGCTGTAAGAATCAGGACTAAGGAAGATAATAAACCCTGTGAAAAATGTGCAGGAACACTTGCACACTTCTGGCCATGCACAAATGTGATACTCGTAGATAGTAAGGATGTAAAGGTCCAATAATGGAAAATAATGAATTACGTATTGACCCTGATGAAAGTAGGTTTGACCTGTCTGTACTAGAAGAAAGCTTAACATCTGATGAGGATGATGATCCTGACGACGATGAAGAAGTCGAGGAGCAGGTTCAAATAGACCTTAATGATGGATTGATCCTAATTAAGCGAGCTAAGACACTCATTGACTATATATCAGACCCCTTGCTATGTAAGTCTATCTCTAAGCGGGAGCGTGAGGTCATGTTCAAACTGTCTATGCAACTTGGTGATTTCCTAAGTTCTACTGTCCCAAGTTATGAAGGTGTTGAGGATGGATTATGAGTGAAATTTCTTATACTAAACTTTACACAACGTAAGAACATATTAAGTGGCGCAATTTACTCGCCGAGATGAATTATGATCGGGCTGGAAGGAAACATAGTTTATGATCTATCTATATAGTACTAAAACCTACCCAGGATTGGAAAAACTTACCTCATCTTTAGGGGCGTTTCGTCTTTATAGGTTTGATGGAGAATCATTCTGGTCAAAGAACCGGAAAAATAGAATTCATATCCCATCTGGGAGTGTTGTTATTCCTTGGGGGGAAAACCTTCCAGAAATGGAAGGAATAAAAGGCCTCAACGGCAGTGAAAAACATTATAATGAGGTAGAAACCACCCAACTACTCAAAACTTTTGGGGTCTCAGTTATTCAAAACTGTCATACTAAGAACCTATCAGTAAACTATATTCCTAGAGCGTTTGGAAAAAGTTTATCAATTGAGGAGGTTTCTTGTCCTGATTATTTTTCTTCTAAACTGGATTTTTCTGATGAATATGTTATCCATTCATTTGATGGGAAATCTATTCGAGCTGGTATAAAAGCTCCAGTATATAACATGGGCGGACACCCATGGATTAAAACCCGAGCCATGGGTTGGAAAACAGATTTCACATGGAAATCCACACCACTTCTTAGAGGATTAGCTCATAAAGCTGTAAAGTCTCTTGGATTAACCTTTGCCTCAGTTACAATTGGAGCAGTTACAACTTCTGGTAGCTTTGTTATTATCAATATAAATCGTGCTCCCGATCTGTATGACACTAATACAATTATAGCCTACACTAAAACCATTCTAAGATGGATTAAGGGTGAGAATATAGAGGTACCAAATGCCATATAGAGAAGATGATCATGATGACCCTATTGATGATCTTATTGGTGATGATGACGAGATATACGAAGAGGATCCTTGTCAGCATTGTGTCTGTTATATTGATCATGGTACTTGTTGTGATTGTGGTTTGGACAACCTAAATAGCCCCAATAATATTCCTATTTATCCCAGTGAAGTAGATACAATCTATCCACCACTTGTTATTAGTGTTACCGATGATGACGGTTCTGAAGAACTTAAAGACTAATTTATGATCATGCATGATCATATATGATTGTAAGTATTTTTATAGTTGGGTCGTTGACTATCTATTTCACATGCTGGCAGGATGATTATGATAAACCTAAAAAATCTATTCCACTTCTATAGATACTATCGCAATTTTGCAGTTGGGATCGGTTTTGAACATACGTTTAATGGGTACTATGCTGCTCGTTTTGGGCTTGGATTCTGGTGTTTCTCTATCACTTGGAAGAATGGCGTGAGCTTATGACTCTAGATGAGTTTTATGATGAGCCTGTAAAGACTCCAACGAATGTTATTTTGAAACCTGATCCACCAGCTATCCCTTCGATCATTACTCCCTGTACAGAAGAAAAACCAGACTATAGTGGTTTTGTGACTGAAGATGGTAGACTTGTCCATATAGACGAGTGGTATTATTAGGACTCTGTATGATCATGCATGATTGTAGGGTGGATTGTTAAAGTTGGCTAACACATGTGTATGGATTCTTTTAAGTCCATATTAGAATGTGATACTCGTAGATCGCTCTGAAATGTTAGCAAGATCCTAAGTATCGTGGTTGGGCTATCTTAGAATGACATACTTAATATACGAATGGTTATGATGCCAAATCTTAAATACTTTGACACACAATGTTGTGCTATGCAAGAGATAGACAAGCTAAGTAGCTTTCAAGATGACCCTAAGGGGGCTATGATAAGCTTCTGTAAGGATAATTTGGGTAGGCCTGTTGTATGGAAGGTGAGGGATTCAGGTGGGAACGATAAAGGAGCCTTAGGAGCTCTATTTTCATTCTATTTCTTTACAGCTGCGGTTTATCATGGTAAAGTAAGCTATGGGGCCAAATTTGCTAAGTTTATTGAGGATGAAAAGCTCGGAACCTTAATCTCTACTCCGGCCTTGGTCAATTATGCATATCATTCAGATCACTTGAATCAGGTCTGGATTTGGATGCCAAATCTGAAAGCTCTTGAGACATGGTGGAAGGCTAATCAGTCCCCCAGGGTTGCTAGAAAGGACTATTAAACTATGTCTAATACTTGGAACTTGGATGATGGTCTTAAGCTTGTACGAGCGTTACAACCCGAAACGCGAAGATATGGATACCATCTAGCGTTAGGCGGGAGTGTCCTGAATAATGGAATATCCCGTAAAGACATAGATTTATATTTTCTTCCCATGGATTCTAAGCAACTAGCCCCACTAGGGCCTAATACTGAGGCCCTTATAAAGTGGCTTGTTAAGCTGTGGGGCAACTATGAAAACATAGGCAAAAACTATGACGACGACGAGGTTCAAAGTCTAACATTAAACTCTTCTCCTTTTGTTATTCATGATAGCGTCGGTGTGATCAATCGCCCTATACCTATAACACCTTCGGAATATTATGGTGTACCAGGAAATACCATTCGTTTACCTATATCTGAGACAATAGACACCGTTCGTCTCCCCGATCATGTTCTAGACAGTCTTTTTAATGAGCCCGCAGCCCCTTTAAAGCCTATGAACAATGGTGGTTATAAGTATAAGTTGAAGTTCAACAGGAACAATTCGGGTGACCGTATTGATGCCTTTATTATCTAGCAAGATTAAGCAAGATAGTTATACCATGAAAACAAAGAATATAAATGTCTGGGCTATAAAACTTAATAACATTTTTGTGGAGCTGCGGGCAACTTTTGGTCCAGCACATATACGAGTTTCGCTTATTAAGAACCATAAGATAAACCATATGGAATATGGTTATAATTGGGCAACATGTAGGTATGATATAAAAAGACCCACATTCGATGAGATGCCCTTCAAGCAGTCCCAATTTATAGGGGGTAGATTCTTGGGTATCACAAGAACGAGAAATCTCAAAGTTAAGTTTTCTCGTAATAACGATGTTACAAAACTTACCCCAGCACAGGCTAAAGTAGTATTAGATCGAGTGTGGAGAAAGAGGAATTTGTAGCCTACGGTGTCGGATCAAGTGCAATCGTAAAAAGGAAACTACTAAATGTCTGGTGATATCAATGATTTTGAAATAGTCTGGAGCGGCTCATTACATAGAGCAGGTCTGGTTCCAAGCCTCATAGGCGATCGGGATACGAAGGTTACAGGATTCTGGGAACCTCCACATAGACTCTATAATATCTCGGGCAAGTTCATTGGGAAGTTTAAACGTAAAACCACAAGTAAGGGGCTAATCCTAGAGAAGATTAAGCTTGACAATTACGATGAAACAGTAGAAGCTAGAAATGATTTTTAAATTGGATTTTTAAAGGTCAATTATGACTAAGAAAAAGAATATATCCACTCTAACCCTTGAACAAGAGATAAACAAATTAAAACACATTTATGGTTGCCATGAGTGTGATCCACATGGGCTAGGTGGAACAATGGTTGAACTTGACGATGTACTAGATCTACTTAGTAAATACAGTCTGTTAAGGTGGAAAAATGATAAATGATATGATTAATAATCTTAAAGATTCTAGTGGTAATGGCGAAACAGTAATCAAAGCAACAACCTTAACGATTGAGTCTACCTTAGAAGCCGTGGTAGAGGGCCTAGGTCAGGTTCAAGAATCTCTAGATGAACTTAAGGCCCAACAGGCCGAGATTATAGAAAAGCTAAACAACCTCAACCTGGATAATGATGGATTTGAAGTGTATGAAGACAGCTAACACCATGCATGATCATAAGGATTAAAACTATGACCGATCGTAAAAAGATAAAGACTGAATTTGGGGCCGATAAGGAAGCCGATAAGGTGCTTAATAGGCTTCCCAGACTCGATCCTAAATTCCTAGCAAGTTTAGGGTGGCTCGCCTTCCTAGCTATAGACGTTTCGGGGAGGCTATGTATTGCTATTGATGGGGGAGGCCTACTCTCTATTAATGAGCGGGATCTATGTTATATCCACGGAGATGAGATTTTCGAGGCCTAAAGGCTACGATTAAATATGATTGTCATATTCGGGATTAGCATAACGGTAGTGCGGGAGGCTTTGAACCTCCGTCAGTCGGGGTTCGATTCCCTGATCCCGAGCCAATTTTTAGGTAGTCCCCGAGCTACCTAAGAAAGCTGCCCCGGCAGCTTAGAGTGGTGAAAGTCCACACCGGGCCATTTTCATGATTATGTTTAATCGTATGCATGATCAAAAGGGCAAATAGGCGTTCATAGAGCCATGATCCACATCATGGCTCAATAGCCTAAGGGGTTCCCTCATCTTTTGGATCAGTCATGTCATGATGTACGATAGTGCTCTCCAAAAGCACTTTTCGCAGTTCGATGCCGTCGCCAATTTGGTTCCATCGTTCAATGGCAGGACGCATGATTGTCTATCATGTCATCGGAGTTCGAATCTCCGTGGGACCGCCATTAATTTTATCATCCTGAGCAGGGTGATCCCGGATCGGAGAATGGGTGTTATCAATACTTTTACTTGTGTTTATTATGTTTATCCTTATGAATAAGATAAAGGGTTAGAATGGAAGTTTATTGGCGTGTTAAAGGAACAGCTTACTGGCACTATGGTTGGAAAACTTCAATAGGAGATGGCTTGGTTCACATGGGTTTGTATAATGGTGATACAACTCGCGGACCAGTTTTTGACCTTGTTGACATCGAAACCAGGCAATATAAAAGAGTTTAAAATTTATGGTAAAAAAGGTTTGTTATCCAGATAAATCTAAATGGCATCGATGGTTTGCTTGGTACCCAATTTATATCGGCCCAACTCATACTGAAACTCACTATTGTTATCATAAAATTTGGTGGGAGTGGGTAGAGAGACAAGTCTATAATAGTTATGATGGGGGCTTTTGTATATATCGTAAGATCGAACCATGATCAAACCTAACGACCCTAAGCAACTTGCCTTGGATATTATGCTAAGGTCAATCTGCTCAGTCCAAGTAGGGGCTGCTATAGCTGACAATTCAGGTAGGATCCTATCCTGGGGCTGGAATGGGTGTGACAGTGGTTTTGGTATTCACGCTGAGTGCCACGCCATTAGACGATCGAATCGGGCTAGACTAAAAGGAACAACCATCTATGTCGCTTCGATTCGGGCTAGAAATGCAAAGCCTATCAATTCTAGGCCCTGTCATGAGTGTCATGATTTGATCTCTAAGTGGAAAATGCACGCTTTCTTTAGGGCTCCAACCGGACTATGGCTTCAGGATTGCTAGAGGAAATTATGCTATCATTTAAACAAGCACAGCTTCTTTTAATTGGATCTTTGTGCTTCCTTATCGGGAACGTTGTTATATGGTTTCTTTATGGGGCTTGGCTTTGGTGGATTGGGGCCTTATAATGGTTCAACTTTGGTTTGCAAGCGATCACCATTTTGATCATCGAAACATGGTCGAGAAATTCAAGCTTGATGATGGGTCCCCTTCAAGACCCTTTGCTAGTGTAGAAGAGATGAATGAGATCATGATAGAGCGGCACAACAAGGTTGTAAAATCAAATCATCATGTGTACTTTCTTGGTGATCTGACCATGCATAGGCAAATAGGTCAGATTAAGTATCGTATTCTTGATCGTCTCCAAGGACACAAAAGGCTCCTTCTTGGGAATCACGACGGCGATAAGATAGAAAACTACCTGAAGTATTTTGAAAAGATCTTTGCTAGTCGTGTCATAGACAACATGCTATTTACACACATCCCAGTCCATCCTGAGAGTCTTGGACGCTTCAAAGCGAACATTCACGGGCATTCCCATCACAATAGTTATAAGCCCATTATGAAGATCGACCAGAAGGGCTACGGCCCACACGAGCGTAAGGTACCTTATATCAACATATCAGTAGAAAAAATTGATTATAGGCCGGTTTCTCTAGAAGAAATCCAGTCTATGGTAGAGAAACAATCTAGGTAAGGATGGTTAAAAATGAAGGCTGTCATTCAATTTGCAAGTAAGCTAGATCAAGCAATTATTCCAATCTCTTCCTATGTGCTCGAAAAACTAGGCTGGGCCATCGGCGACGAAGTTGAACTCGACATACCCATGTTAGGTGGGGGTTTAAGGATTTATAAAGACAGAGAACCCTATGGAGAACAACAACGGGCAGGAGACGAGGTCGTTTAACATGGATGATCATATTCATTATTGTAGATACTGTCAACAACAATGTGATTACCAGAGTATTGTGATAGTTGTTACAAGTGCTATTATCGAGTTTGGGTAACAAATAGGTGAAGAGGAATAAAAATGAGAATACGTTTAACTCAAACTAAAGCTATATATGATGTTAATGACAAAAAACTATATATAATTGAGACAAAAGGTGGGTTTTTCAGTTCATGGGTTCGTTTTAAGGATATCTATGCCACATGCTTTAAAGAAGCTGAAAGAATGGCTCGACTAGAAATAAAACGTAATAATCGTAAAGTCATTACCCAAGAACTCCTACCTATTTTAGACGACGGAAAGTTTGCTCTGAGGTAATCCCTATGAAAACATTCAAGCTAGTTCGTAAGGAAGATATAAGTGGAGTCTCAGGTTGTGGTGATATTGCTGAAGGAGTCCAATGGGATGATGGTCAGGTGACCATCTGTTGGCTTTCCAAGTATCATTCAATAGCTATCTTCGACAATATCCTTTGTCTTGAGAAAATTCATGGTCATGAAGGTTCCACTGAGATTATATGGTTAAGTTAACCTACTGTCTAGGCCTACCGGGATAGACCATAGAAAACCTAGAATTATGGATAACCTCTCAACCACCTGGACAACGAGTAGAAGATCTAGTAGAATGGGCTAAAGAAATATTGGAGAAGTATGGCGAAATTGATTATGTGTATCGGTTTACAAGGTAGTGGGAAGTCATTCTGGGCTGCCCGGCAGGATGCCATTGTAGTCAACAAGGACTCGATTAGGGCCATCTTGGAGACCCAAGGGTGGGTATGGAGCCGAGAGGCCGAAAAGGACGTTATAGCCCAACGTGACAAGCTCATCATAGGAGCCCTTAAAGAGGGTAAGGATGTCATAAGCTCGGATACTAACCTCGCCCCCAAACACCAAAATCGCCTTAAGCAGCTTGCCACCCAAAACCATGCCAAGTTTGAAATCAAGGATTTTAGGGGGGTTCCTATTGAGGTCTGTATCGAACGGGACAGCAAGCGAGAAGGTAAGGATCAAGTGGGCCGGGATGTGATCGTAAAAATGGCTGTACAATTCCTTAACTATACTCCCCCGGTCCCTAAGTTTGCCCCTTACGTCCGTCAGGATGGCCTACCAGAAGCTATTATATGCGATCTTGATGGGACACTTTGTAACCATAATGGTCGTAGCCCCTTCGACTATGACAAGTGTGATACCGACACAATAAATCTTGCTGTAGACGCAGTTTTAGAAGGTATAAACTTACAAGGTGTAGAGATTATCTTTATGTCAGGCCGAGAAGCTACACCAATCTGTAAAGCCAAAACTGAGCAATGGTTAATGGACCATGGCTGGGGTAATAGAAAACTATTCATGCGAACTCAAGGAGATTATCGGAAAGATAATGTAATAAAGGGTCTTCTTTTCGACACTCATATTCGAGATAAGTTTAATATCCTATTCTGTCTTGACGATAGATCACAAGTTGTTAAGTTCTATCGTGAGTTAGGTTTAACAGTCCTACAAGTCGCTGAAGGCAACTTTTAGCATGTCTAAAAAATCAGATGGTCTAAATGGAAAGTGCTGGTGGTGTAAGAAAATTCTAGCTCAACCGCGTCAGAATCCTGATGGTTACTGTTCAGAAATATGTAAAAAGAAAGAATGGGTTTATTTGAAACTTCAATATAAACCCTACAAGGCAACAGGAGCTTAAAATGTCTAAATATGACATATATTGTCGCTCATGTGGCATACCAATGCGTACAAAAGTAGGCAAATATGGAGAGTATTATCAGTGTCCTAGGTGTAAGTCAACTATGTCCATCCGGGACGCCGCCTTGGAAGATGATCGACCTAATACCTATGAATACGATTGGTCAGAAGACCCAGGCTCACCATGGAATAAGGACTAATGGATTATACAAGGGTTTATAGTCAAGCCCAGGCGAGCCTGCCTTGGGTTGAGAGCCTGACCCTTTATGCAAGTGCCTCGGACCCTTTAAAAATCACCCATCTCTGACGAGACAACACACGACCCTAAGGGAGTGTTTGTCTCTAAGGGCGAACGTTTGCATAATTTTTGCATATACCCGGTGTTTTGGATGCATAAACGGCAAAAAACAGGGGTTAAGTCCTTTAGAATCAGGTATATGCATTGCATAAAAATCGCCAAAAAATAAGGCATTTAGAATCAACGACTTACGGGACATGCATAAATATGCCTCGCTCACTTACGGACCCACGGGATCTATGAAACTTATAACTTTGAGCGTTCAAACTCTTTTAACCTAGTATGAGCAGCATCGTAAGCCACTAGAAAACTTGACAATCACATTAAACCTTGCTAACTTGAATAAATCCAGAAAATACAACCCAAATTAACCCAAATACAATCCCAAGAAGAGAGGTATAATATTTTACTATCCACCCTAAGATTGAAAGGGTCCCTAATTGTCCGACAAACGGTTCCTTACATTGACTGACTTAACGAACATGCCACAACCTAGCTGGCTAATTAAAGACCTTTACGAGCGATCAAGTCTTGTCATGCTAGCTGGACCTAGCTATAGTTTTAAGTCATTCCTCCTGCTTGATTGGCTTTTATGTATGGCCTCCGGGCGGGATTGGTGTGGTAAAAAGACAGCTGAGTGTAAAGTGGGTTATGGCCTAGGTGAGGGTAAATCAAGCCTACTAAAAAGGGTTCAAGCATGGATCACCCACAACGAACCAACCCCAGAAGAGCTAATTAAGCTTGATCTTAACTTTCGGACGACCTTTGAGGTTCCACAGCTCGCCTCTAAAGCAAGTGTTGACAATATGTTAGCCGACTTAGAAAAAGAAAACTTCCATCCTGATGTAATTGCCATAGATACCTTCGCTAGGAGCATGGTAGGCCTAGATGAGAACGATGCAAAAGATACGGGTCTATGGATAGAGAGCGCAGACAGACTCAGGCAACTTGGTTTTGGGGTTATCTTTTTACACCATACAAAGAAAAACATATTAGAAGGCCAAAGTGGAGTCGTCTATAGAGGATCCTCAGCCATCATGGGTGCCATGGACACAGCAATGACCCTACAGCGCACCGGAGGATCCTGTACTCTCACAATCACCAAGCAAAAGGATCATGATGAGGGGGCTCCAATGACCTTCAATCGTCTTATTATGTTTGCAGGCACTCCTAATCAATCATGTGTCTTGATTCCAAAGCTCGTTTTAGACTCCAGATATAGTGAGGACAATGGAATAGATGATCCCCAACCATTTGAGCTAGTTGAAGATGTACTCCCACAACTCCTAGGTAACGACTCTTACAAGTCAGACCGAGCAAGGGCTGATGCCCTCTCTAATAGGACTGGCATCAGTTGGAGTGCGGCCCAAAGCCGAGTAAGTAGAGCCAGCTCACGCCAAGTTGATATTGTAACCACCTTACATAAGGACAAATTAATATGAAGGCAATCTATGGTAAGAAACTTTATGCCATCAATAGAATGTTTAAAAATGGTGTAGAGCTTAAAAATCTTGATATTCCAACCCATCATGAGATTCTATTTATAAGCTTAAAAGACCCAGAACTCAATCTAAAACCTACAGAACTCGAACTACAGGAGCTAAGCGAGTGACAACACATGAACTAGCAAAGGCACTATTAGAAGGACCAAATCTCCCATGTACCCGGCGTGGATATGAAGGTGGGGTTGAGGTTATTAGCCATATTGGGACTCCAACCCCAATTCACTTCAATGTCCATACAGAATGGTATTATGGTTCACATGAATACCATAAAAATGAGGAATGCTATCATGAGGATGAACTTGATGGAACCCATCTGGCCCCAACTGAACTCGCTATACACATACGTTAAAGTTAACATCATACGTGATTAAAATGGAGTCTAAAAATGGCTGGAGATTATGGTAGATATAAAAATGAAGTAGAAGCCCGAGAAGGAGAAGCCCGATTTGATCCACGACTAGCTGCTGAGGTAGCTAAAGCCTTAGCCTTAGAAGCTATTGGAAGAAGTTTAGAAAAACTCATCAAGTTAATGGAGACTAAAGATGGCACAAGCAAGTAAAGCAGTCAGGAGACTTAGGCGAGCCAAGAGAGAGGCTAATCAAGCCTACAAAGGCCTAGATATAGCCCTCAAGCAACGTGATCAGGCAAGGATGATCGCTGGAGCTTTAGAACAGGAACTCAAGAAGTATACCTCAGACCCCTTCCCTGAGGGCGAAGACAAGACTGAAATAAAGCCAGCTCTAAATAAAGTTACCATGATTAAACTCCCAAATGAAGAACTGATACAAGATATGATAAATGAGGGTAGCCCAACTCATGAGTGAGACCTTACCCATCAAAATAACAGATACATTAGAAGCGAGATTCTGGAAGAAAGTAGACAAGAAGGAGAAGAATAGTTGTTGGCTTTGGTTAGGTGCCCGACTTCCAAGTGGTTATGGCCGCTTATTTCTATTTAAAAAGAATGGTATCCCTTATTCAAGAGGTGCTCACAGAATAGCCTACACTCTTTTAGTTGGTGACATTCCAAACGGACTTTTAGTTTGTCATAAATGTGATAACCCTCCATGTTGTAATCCAGATCACCTATTTCTTGGAACATATAAAACTAACGGCCAAGATATGGTACTTAAAAAGAGAAATTTTACCCCAGCTTGCAAAGGTGAGGCAAATGGTAAGTCCAAGTTAACAAATCAATTAATCCAAAAAATTAGATTTTCAAAACTACCTAGTAGACAATTAGCTAAAGAACTTGGTATTTGTAAGTCCTCTATTAATTATGTGAGATCAAAGGTATTATGGAAACACATCCCTTAAGATTTGTTACTTTATCCCGTACGCAGACAGATTGGACCTGTCAGCGAAAACGCTACTGGGCTTATGAATATTCCGGAAGAGGTTTAACAAAAGCAAGTACTAGTCAAGCTTTATTTGTTGGCAGTTCCTTACATGATTGTTTAGCTGTTATTGGTTCACGATACATGAATAGTATTCCAATAAATATTGATGAGATTGCAGAGACTGCCTTTAAGCAAGTATTCAAGTCAATTTTGGAAGCCACTCCAAACCCTGAGTTACCAGAATCAATAAATTATGCTAACGAACAAGGTACATTAGTAGAAGGTATAATACGTGGTTTTGAAAAGCATGTGTGGCCCAAACTCCTAGCTAAATACCCCACGATCGTAGGGGTTGAACAAGAAGCCACCTATTCTATGTCAGATGAGGTTAAGTTCATAGCTAGACCCGATCTGATCATGGTCGATCCTGAGGGGGGTTGGCATTATATTGAGTTTAAGTCAACGAGCTCCAAAAAGGAAGAGTGGATCAACTCATGGAACACAGCTGTTCAACTCCATTCGAGTGTGAAGGCCGTCGAACAAACTTTTGGAATCATGCCTGAGGATATCACGATTGTGGGTATGTATAAAAGCTACGTGAGCTATGGCCGGCAAAATAGCCCATTTTGCTTGAGCCCTAATACTAAAGTTCTTACAAAAGACATGAGATGGGTACCAATTAGCAGCTTAAGTAAGGGTGACAAAATAGCCGGTTTTGATGAATTCCCAGAGAGCAGGTTTAATAAGAAGCCTAATAGATATTGGAGAAATGCCGAGGTTTTAAATATTGAAAAGATAAACCTCCCATCTTTAAAACTCACATTTAGTGATGGAACAACTGTAACTTGTTCAAAAGATCACATGTGGCTTACGGCTCAGTATAGAACAGGGCCAGCTGCTAAATCCACTACTTGGACACGGGCTGAGCACATGCGGCCACAAAGTATTTACCCGACAACTGCAAGTAGAGTTTTAAAACTTCTTCCATTATGGGAACCAGGAATAACTTTCAATGACGGTTATTTACGTGGTGCTTATGAAAGTGAGGGCTCTTTAGTCCATATAAACTCTAAAAGGGATATACCTTACGTAGCCATTAGTTTCTCACAAAAACCAGGGAAAATGTTAACTAGAGTAAAGGATCTTACCAAGGAATTAGGAATAAAAGTTCATGGACCATATGATCCATCACATACCCACTCAGCAGGGACCCTTCTCATAAATAATCGAGCAGATGTACTTCATTTTCTAGGCAGAGTCCGACCAGAAAGATTTCTTGAAAAACTAGATCTAGATAAAATAGGAACTTTAAGATCTCAATTTGATCCGGTCATTCTACTTTCAGTCGAAGATATAGGAAATAAAGATCTCATAATGTTAGAATCATCTACAAAAACACTGATTGCTGAAGGTCTAGCTTCTCATAATTGCTATGCTTATAAAAAGGCTGGTAATCCACCCTTCACCCAGGACCTCATCCAATATGAATATAAAGCTGGTTATAAGAAGTGTCCTGTGTGGGAGATGGAAGGTGGATGTAAAGCTTGGATAGACTCTATGCCCGAAGCCATCCTTGCTAACCAGTTTCCCATGACTGCCCCAATCTTCATAAATGAAGACATGATCGAAGGGTTCTTTAGGCAAAGACTTATGAGAGAGCAATCGATCGCAGAAGCCCTCCAAGTTGCTGACGGGGAGGAACCATGTTCAGACATTATGGATGAAATCTTTCCACAGAAGTTTGAAGCGTGTAGCCCTGCATATGGGTATGGATGTGAGTTCAAAAAATTATGTTTTGGATTTGTTCAAGACCCCACGACTGAAGGCTTTACTCTTAGAGTTCCCCATTTAGATGCTGAACGAGCCCAGATGGGTCTAGATAAAGAGCCCATTGTAGAACCGACATTAGACCCAATTGAGGAGGTCTAACGATGCCCCAACAAGTAAGACATACCCCATGCCCATCTAGGATTGGATCTAGTAGTCACTGTTTTTGTGGTGGGTTTATCTGTTGCTTCTGTTGTCTTCCAAGAGAAGAAAGCCAAATCGAACAACCCTCATCATCACGAGAAACCATAACTATTGGATCAACAGCATGGTATACCGCATTGAGGAGGTTTAACGATGCCCTTGTTAATTTGTCAGATAATGTAAGTAACACACCAACCAAGACCCCAATCTTTATCGAAGAAGATGATGGCTCAGACGAGATGAAAGATTAATATGCCCCTCACTATAGCTGATATCGTGGCAGTCCCTTACCCACAAATTGTTAGAAATATGAGAGTACCTAGTCAACAAGTACTGAGAGTCTTTGAAAATCTTGGACTCATCGAAAATGTAGGTCGGATTGAACAAAATTTCCCAGATGAATGGATAGACGATGGCTCAGATGAGATAAAGGACTAACCTATATGAGTAATTACACCAAAGGTCGAGCCTTTGAATATGAGACTATGAAAACTTGGAAAGAGCAAGGTTACACTGTTGCTAGAAGTGCTGGGAGTCATAGCCCTGTAGATGTCTTTGCTTGGAAGCCAGATCGTAAGCCTGAGCTAATTCAATGTAAGCAAGTTAGCTCTCATGCTACGGCCTTAAGATTAATAACCAAGTTTAAGGCTGAAGTTCCACCTTCAAGCAGCTTCCATCAAGTCTTGACAATCAAGACAAAAGGCAATAAACTTAGAATGAGTATAACATTATAAAGTTTAAATATTGGTACACTTGTACAATTCATATGTGTCCAGTCTGTGGTTCGGAAAGTAAGTATAGAGAACGTGTCAAGACCAAACCTATAGACTACTGGATTTTCGAAGAAGCTTATGATCACTGTTTAGAAAGAGATATAGGACTATGAAGCCGGACTTTATCATATGCCACGAGTCTCCAAGACTCACTCACTTCTGCCCAGTATGTCGATATTGGGTAACGTTCGTGGTCTTTTGTGTGGTAATTGTTAGGTTGCTTTAGGTGTATTTAAAGATAGTAAAAAATTATTAATAACAGCACATGACTGCCCAGAAAGGCGAACGTTTTGAAAATCTTTGCAATGAGTGATAACCATGGTAAGCTCGATTTCAGTGTCCCCTCATGTGACCTCCTCCTAATTGGGGGTGACGTATGTCCAGATTGGGCTCCTGGAACTTCATGGGGCTCATCCATGCAAGAGCAGTGGCTAAACTCCAAGTGGCTCAACTGGCTCGACGCCCAACCAGCCGATCGTGTTATTGCCACTTTTGGGAACCATGACTTTGTAAGGAAACAGGAAGCTCCTGCTAACTTTAAAGTAGACGAACTAGTCGAGATTTCAACAGGAGAGCGTATCCCATGTGGTTGTCCACCAAGTACAGATAACTGCAGATGTAAACTAAATACTAATGGACTTAAAATCTGGTTTAGCCCTTGGTCAAATACCTTTGGAGGGTGGGCATGGATGGCAGATCCAGACACCCTAGGTGCGGCCTATAGCTTAATCCCTAACGATATTGATATCATCGTAAGTCACCAACCCCCTTATGGCTATGGTGATCAGGTTCCTGAGAGGTACAGGTTTAGTCCAAGTGATATCGAAAATGATGGTCATGTAGGATCTAGAGAGCTTCTAGCTACGATCGAACGAGTTAAGCCTAAGGTTTTAATTTGTGGACATATCCACTCAGGATTTGGGCTGTATTATCACGTTAGACTAGATGGTGGAAAAACCAAGATCTATAATGTAAGCATCGTTGATGAAGCCTATCATCGAGTTAACAATCCAACTGAAATTGTACTAGACTAGAAAGTCTATAATAAATGAAAATAAATGACACGCTTGATGACGGCGAGGTTCTCCTTCAAGAGCTTTTAAATGACGAGTTTGACAAACAAGCATCTACTTCAAATGATGCTAAAATCCCTGCTAATGTTCCTTCCCTAGGGGAAGCTGAAGAACCCAATAAGAAACCCTCATTAGATAAAGAAACCCACACCCAATGGGCCTTAGGTGGAAATAGTAGGTTTGTTCCTGTAGGTTCAACGATTGAACGTTTACCAGCTGGGGTCTATGAACCATTTGCCATACCTGGTATGTGGGGCCTAGAAGCATCATCAGTCATCACGGATGGAATCTATATCCTTCCCGATATGGCCACGAATGTCATCCTAAAAGAGGCTAGTAAGTTTTGGGCCTCAGAAGCCCAGTATAAGCATCATAACCTCCTGTATAAGAGAGGTCTTATCCTATGGGGAGAACCAGGAGGCGGAAAGACTATTGCCATTAAGCTTTTGATGAGTGAACTTGTTAAGCAAGATGGAGTTGTTATTGTGGCACAATCCATTCCTCTCCTAATCTTGTGTCTAAAAGCAATTCGAAGAATTGAACCAAATCGTAATATCATTGTAGTCCTAGAAGATATAGACGAGATTATCAACTTCAATGGCGAGAGTGTCGTGTTATCCATGCTTGATGGGGAGAGTAGCATCGCTAACATTCTATGTATTGCAAGTACCAACTATCCAGAGAGATTAGGTGCCCGCATTATCAATAGACCATCCAGATTCGACCGGAGAATTTATGTAGGGATGCCCTCACCCGAGGCTAGACGAGTATATTTAGAAAGGGCTACAAATAATGGTCTTACAGATGAACAACTTACCACATGGGTAGCCGACTCCAATAAAATGTCTGTGGCCCACTTACGAGAACTAGTAGCTGCTGTGTATTGCCTTGATCAACCTTACGATGAAGTGATCAAGCGGTTACAAGATATGGCTATTCAAGTTAGATCTGCAGACGAGTTTACCCGATCCAAGATGGGCTTCAACCAAACTCAAGTCGCCCAATCTTCAGCCCCATTAGGGAGCCAATACTATGTCTAAAGCCCAAGATAACACGATCAAGTTATTAGAAGACCTATTATTCTTTTTGGCTTATGTTATAAACCCCACTACAACTCCTTTAACCAAGCATCAACAGAAGCTCATAAAAAAACTTGCATGGCGCTGTAGAATCGCCCTTTTAGACTTAGAGGAACTATGATATTAGCCATTCTCAAATCGAAGCTCGCCCAGTTTGCCCTCGTAGGTCTTATAAGTGTAAGTATAGGTGCCTATATCAATCATAAGGTTAGCCCTCCTGAGACCATCACTACAATCATCCACGACACTAAAGAGATTAAGGTTGAGGTCCCAGTTTTAACTACGAAGATTGTCGATCACCTAATCACTGATTCTCGACAACAAGCAGCTATCAAGATTCTCATGAAGGAAAATGATGACCTCAAACTCAGAGTCATTCAACTCACCTCCACGATCGCGGAGAACCATACAGGAGGCGGTACGGACCCTACGAACCCATCGCCGGGCACGATCACACTCCCACAGGTGGACCCTAGTGGACAGGGTGGATCCCAGAATCCTAGCCCAACTAACTCGTCAGTGGCAGGCCATTATACCGATTACCAACTCGATGCCCACTACACCACAACGACGTTCAATTATGAACTTAATCAAACCTTCCTTGTTACGACGACGACTGGGAAAGATAGCCAAGGGAATCCCACAGGAATCGTTCGACTTTTCCAAGACACACCAACGGGCCTTACTCCCATCGCTGCTAAAACAACGGTCATCCATGCGGACGAGAACCTACCCAGGTGGTTCGTCAGTCCTAGGATTCAAGGAGGCCTCGGGATTGACCAAGACAAGGTTAAGTCTGGGTTCGTAGGCCTACAGCTCCTTAAAAGAGGCAGATCATCCGATCCAAAGGACATCAAATTTAGTCTTGGTACGATTGGGGCTAAGTTCGATGCTCATGGAGTAGAACCCTTACTATTCCCTATAAGTGTAAACTTAGGCTCCCTACCTCATCAGCCCTTCTCCAACTTGTGGCTAAGCCCGTCGGTTCATCTCAAGAAACAGGTTGGCCTGTTTTTAACGGCTACATTTTAAGGATAACCATGCCAATAACAATAGCTGACATTCTTGTTGCCGCCTATCCTGAAGCCTTAAAAGTAAAACTTGATGGATATGGTTTTATTAGTCCAAAATTAAGATGTAAACAAAGGCGTGGTAAGATCATAGTTGATCCTCCCATAACCTACCCTGTTAACGAAATATGTACCCCTATAATATGGAGTTATCAAGATGAGACCAAAAATCCTTATCTATATCAGAGGATTAATATTGTAGCACAACTACTTAGCAACGCACTAGAAAGCCATGATGACATACTTCTAAAACATATGGGTAAAGGTAGAGCTGTTATTTCAAAGGAATACAAATATAGACTATCTGAAGTTGTTAAAGTAGGTGCTCTGTATAGCCATCATTATGCATGTAGCATCCACACTGCTGTAGCTTTTATACCGTCTCGTCTGCCTAGGACTACTGAGATAAGGAGTTTGTATGAAAATTTGGAACTGCAAAATTGGTGAGATAGACAGTAGATATCTAAAGGATGGAGCTGATCTCCCTATGCGTGAAGCCGTAAGAAAGGCCTATACACAAGTCACAGGACAAGAGCCTTTATTCATCTTCAGTGGGTGGGCAGGACAATTAACTGAAGCTGAGCGTGAGGCCTACGAACCATACACGACATTTAGATAGCTCCACTTACGATCGCAATGGAAATTAAATATGAACTTAGTTCACTATATTTTTGTACGACGAGACCTACCGATAGGTATTATAGCATCCCAAATCACCCACGCGGCTGGTGAATCAGCAGCCCTCTATCAGGATGTGTATGGCAAGAGGTTCCCAGGGGCCACAGCAGTCGTCTTAGAGGCTAAAGATGAGCTTGGTCTCCAGAAGATTAGGGATCACCTTAAGTCTTTAGACATCCAATACTTAGAGGTTCATGAATCAGAAGGGATCTACCATGGTCAGTTTATGGCCATTGGCATCGTTCCAACTGAAAGGGAGTTTCTTGCCCCTAAACTCGTCCATTTCCAAAACTTAAAAAGTAGTCTTGAGCCTACAGAATATGAGAAGGAATAAACTAAATCTCTTGACAATCCCCCCTTTCGCATGAGATGATCTATAAATCAACATGAACAAGCCAAGGCGAGTCTCCAAGATCCCTAGAACTTTACCAACCTTCATTGTAAAATGTATGTGGTACGCTACGGCTATCATCCTTAAAATCCCTGCTAAGACAGAGTTGGAAGCTTTAAATTTAGCCTCTAAGAAGGTATCTCGTATGGAAGGCGGCATCATGTGTCAAGATATAGTAGTGATCGGGTGGCGATGAGGGTATTATGCCAAAGAAGTCATCACTACCAATTTTAATACATGAAGACCGTGTTGGATATGATGAGCTTCTCGTGGAGTTCTATGAGCACCACTGTGGATTCGAGCGGGTTCCTAGACTTGAGGATGATACGTTTGCCCAATACTATGGAGACCCTGATATCATGACCGCTAAATATTGTCCAGGGTGTGGTGAGCGGATCGTGTGGAGGGTTAAATGATGGAACGTATCTTAGTTGAAATCATGATAGCCACTTTTACAATAACACTAATAGTTCTAATAATTTTTAGTCCAAGAACATAATCAAGGAAGGACGATTCAAAAGGATGAGTAGACGTAGAACAATCTTAATGTATGGTCGAACACGATCTGGTAAGACCTCTCAGATTGCCGAGCTTGCAGAGCATGTAAAAGTTACAACTGGATTAAAGTCCCTCGTCTATTCTATAGATGCAGGTGGTATAGGTCCTCTAGGCCCGCTCGCAGACTTAGGGATTATAGACCTAGTATTACAAGGGGAGACAAACCCATGGATGTTCCTAAATAAGGTTAGTCGGGGTCAAGTGAGGGGTGGGGCTGGGAAATGGGTTCCAGCAGACCTCTCTAAATATGGTCTTATCGCGAATGAGTCCCTTACCGGGTTTGGCGATGCCATCATGATAAATATGGCCACCCAAGCTGGAGATGGGATCAACATCGGTGGCCAAGCTAATATAAGTTTTAAGATCACCTCAGATGGAGAGACAATCAATATTGGTGGGTCAAATATGGCCCATTATAATATAGCTCAGTCTAGACTACTTGACGAATTTTTACGATCACAAAAACTAAATGTGCCCCTTCTCCTATGGACAGCCTCAGCCTCGAAAGAGGAAGACACCAACTTTGGGGGAAAGGTCATTGGCCCAGCAGGCCCAGGTAAAGCCCTCACAGCTGAGCTTCCTCGGCATTGTGACCTCTGTTTTAGGATCGATTGCACACCAGCCAGTCCAGGTAAACCTGAGCGACACATCATCTATCTAGGTAACTCTGTAGACATTCTAGCAGGCAGTGCTACAAGCCTAGGTAACACCCGACTTCCTATAGGAGTTGAGGTTCCAGCCACAGTTGAGCCAGCCTCAATCGTAAAAGTTTTAAGGCTGATTGAGGAAGCAGAGTCTAAAGCAAAGGAGGACATCAAGAAGCGGTTAGAAAAGGTCGTAGTTAAAGCGTAAAAAACAATCGTAAGTACAATGAAAGTAAAGGGTAACTATATTTCAGACATTTCACATCTTGGCGGCTTGAAAGAGATCGAACAGCTCGACATGGATAATACCTACCCAGTAGCCAAGGAGAGTACGTTTCAACTCCCTCCGAAGGGTACCTATACACTTAGAGCCCCGGACTCGTTCCCAAGTGCGTCTTTTGATCGTACCAAGAATGGCGACCTTTCCATCCAAATTGATCCAACCATTGTTGGTCCAACAGGAGAAGGTCTAGTGGTTCGATATCAGAAGATTTCGAACAAGGGCTTCAAGCGTGGTAACCAGACAGTCTCACAGGTAGGAGACTACCTAGCAGCTACTAGTTTCTCAGGCTCCCTTAAGACTGAGCAGGACGTAGCTGATGCAGTTGAACTCACAGCGGGCACCGTCTATCAAGCCAAGCTTGATTGGAGAGCCTACAACAAGCGGACAGGTTGGAGTCTGGAGGGTATGGAGCGTTTCCCAAAGAACGCAGATGGTACCCACACAAGTCGTGTGGTCGATCCTGCTGAAGTAGGTAAGGTTGATGATACTGGTCGTCAGCTCATCGTCTTTGCAAACCTCTACATCCCATTCGGTGGCTTTATCGCAAACGAAGCTAACTAACAACGAGATCTAAGGTAACCTAGGGCGTCAAAGGGGGAGCTTCTAAGGCTCCCCCTTCTCGTTTAAGGTTGAGTATCATGACTATGAGTAATATTCAAAATGTCCACATCTCAGGACTAGAGATAGCTAACATTATAGAGGCCATTGGAGAAGCTACCAAGACTCATTCTGATAATGCTACACTCTTGGGTTGTCTTGCCATGACCATTATTCTTAGTAGGCCTGAAATCTCTAAAGATAGGCTTATCGAGGGAGTTAAAGACCTTAGTAACTACCTTGTCCTATGGCTTTCGACCGAGACCGAAGCTTTAACAATAAATTAGGAGATTTAAAATGTATTTATCCCTCACAACCATACTTGTTATTCTACTCATTATCTACCTCATTAGGCGGGTTTGAAACTGGCCACAATTGCGATTGATTGGGACGGCACCCTCATGGATGGAAAGGAGTGGCTCCCTGGAGCCCAAGAGGCCATCAAAAGACTTCGTGAGCTAGGGCACTATGTAATTATTCACTCATGTAATAACCCCAAATGGATTGAAAAGAATCTTAATGAGGCGGGGATACCTGTCGATCTCATATGGACTAAGCAGGGCAAGCCTGTAGCAAACTGTTATTTAGATGATCGTGGTATAAATTTTAAGAATTGGGATGAAGCATTAGTTGAAACCTTATTATTTATAGAAGCTCATGCCAAGAGCTAATTATAAACATTCTCAAGAAACTAAAGACAAGATAAGTAAAAGTAATACTGGTAAAGTATTTCCCTATAAACCTAGGCCTAGTATGTTAGGTAAAATACCTTGGAATAAAGGTCTCACTAAACGTTATCACAAGCAACATAATGATGAGTCTAGACGATGGTCAAATAATAATCCTGAAAGAAGAACAGAACAGGCATTACGAAGTACCCTTAAACAAAAATATGGAATGACTTTAGAGGATTATAGACAACTAGAAAAAATTCAGGGTGGGAAATGTGCTATTTGTAAAAATATTCCTACACCTAGAGTAGATAAAACGGGCCGGTCTCGGGCACGATTAGATGTTGATCACTGTCACCTTACAAATACAAACAGAGCATTACTTTGTGATACATGTAATAGAGGGCTAGGCCAAATTAAAGAATCCTTACAAAACCTAAAAAATGCTGTTGCATATTTAGAACATTGGGATATAATATGCGAGCAAATATAATAGATCCTAACTATATGATGAAGCCTAGGGCTCACAAGTGTATATTGATGATCGTAGTTTCGAATTTAGACCCAATGGTGATTGGAACGACGAACTTCCCAACGTCCTCCTAAGATTAGAAAGAGCATAATCAAATATGATCATAAAGCCTACATGGGATCTTTCAAAGTATATATGGTTTCTATGGGATCCAAAGAACTATCAAGGTAAAAATTACCAAGTATATTATATGCTTTCAGATGAGCAATATGGATTAGAAGTCAAGCTCACAAGCTTAGGGTCACAATAATAAAGATCATGAAGCCTAAACAATCTGATCCTGAGTTTACAATGAAGCCTAGAGTAAACAAGTGGAAGTGCCCAGCTTGTCTAGAGTGGGTTCGAGAGGAAATAAATAGAGTATGCCTAAAGTGCAAAAAGACTACATCGTCGCAATTGTCTACACCAAGCTCGTAAAAGTTAAGGCTAAGGATATATTAGAAGCCTATAGTAAGACTAATGTTAACTGTACGGATAATTCATTTAACCTATCTAACTGGCATGCAATAAAGGTTTAATGGCTAAAGTCCCCATACAAAAACCAGGCTTAAGTAAGCAAGACTACGAGACTCCAATCGAGCTGTTAGTAGCTATTAAAAAACGTCTTCATATTGAGAAGTTTTCGATCGATCTTGCGGCTTCTCACAAGAATAAAGTAGCTGATATGTGCTATACCGAAGAGGATGATTCCCTTGTACAACCATGGAATGTTATCCCTGGATCATGGGGATTTTGTAACCCACCCTTCGCTTCAATCGAAGAATGGGTAGCTAAAGCTGCTTCTGAGTCCATGCAAGGAGCCAATACTGTTATGTTGCTCCCGGCCTCAGTTGGAGCCAATTGGTATAGAAAGTGGGTTGAACCTTATGCCTTTGTAAGCTTCTTAAATGGGAGACTATGTTTCATCACATACTGGAAAAATCAAGGTTTAAAATCTAAGCCCTTGTATCCGAAAGACACTATGTTGTGTTTCTACACGCCGTGGTCATTTCTAGGTTCGGAGGTGTGGAATTGGAATCCAAAGTAAAATTAAAAACGAATAATGGTATAGAGTTCCTGATAGACCCCCATAATTTTGAACAAGTATCAAAACATACTTGGCATTTTCAAAGATATATAAGAACTACTATCAATGGTAGAATTATACGTCTTCATAATTTTCTTTTTGGTTATGCTCCAAAGAATCTTGAATGGGATCATATCGATAGAGATACCCGTAATAATTGTCAAGAAAATCTGCATTTAGTAACCCATAGTCAAAATATGCGAAATAAGTCAGTTCCACGGAATAACAAATCCGGTACCAAAGGAGTCTGTTGGCATATTCATGCAAGAAAATGGATCGCCCAAATAAAATTGGATGGTAAAATAAAACATCTTGGTTATTTTATTAACCTACAAGACGCTATAAACATTAGAAAACTTGCTGAGGTAAAATACCTATGAAAGTCCTAGTTACAGGCTCAAGAGTCTACCAAGACTATGATAAGGTGAAGGATGCCATCCTAGCTTCGGGTGCCTCTATTGTCGTCCACGGGAACGCCAAAGGGGCAGATACCCTAGCTAAACACGTATGCCTAGCCTTTGGGCTGGACGAGCGGCGATATCCGGCTAATTGGGACCTAAATAAAAAGGCTGCTGGCCCTATTCGTAACCAACAGATGCTCGACCTGGAGCACACCCTAGAAGAGCCTATAGACCTCGTGCTGGCCTTTCCAGTGGAGGGCTCTATTGGAACCTATGATATGATGAGGCGGGCTGAAAAAGCTGGGATCAAGGTAATTATCTATGGATAAACCCAAACTCTTTAGTGTTTACATTAAGGATTGTAGGGTTGATACCTTCACAGTCGGGGGTCATGGTGGCTCAGGTAAGGATACCTCCAACACCGGGGTGAGGATTACCCATCCACCCTCGAAAGCCATAGGAAGGTCAGTTGACACCCGATCCCAGTGGAAGAATAAGCAGATTGCATGGAGACGAATGGCCGAGACTAAAGAGTTTAGGCTGTGGGTCACAATGGAAGCAGCCCGACTTAATGGCTCACTCTCTATAGAGACTCAGGTTGAGGAAGCTATGGACCCTAAAAACCTTTTAGTCGAGGTCAAGGGTCCAGATGGTAAGTGGCTCGATGTAAATATTGATTCTGAGTATACGAAGATTTAATGACAATGTTTAAAATATTCAATGGTCTAATAATATTGTTAAGGGGAATATTTAAAAGACGTAGGAGATTATCCATAAGACCACCTTACCGGACGGCAGCATACAGGTGGGAGTCTGGGCTCTTAGCTGAAGAACAGGCACTTGAGGATAAAATAAAGTTAAAGATTGCTGAATTTCTAGCAAAGCCTAAACCTAAACATGTAGCTCTAGCAAATCATGGTCCTTTCAATATGCAAGAAAATAAATGTTTAGGTTGTGATAGATCCTTAGAAACACTCCACTCAACTAAACTCATGCCGACGTGTAACCTATGATACCAAAACCTGCTGCGATTTGCTCGGGATGCCCTCTTTATCATAAGCCTCATGGTAAACATGATGGGTTTAGTTACCCTACTGGCACAGGTTTAAATGGAGTGATGATCGTTGGAGAGGCCCTTGGTAAGGATGAGGAACAGGCTGGGGTCCCATTTGTAGGGAAGAGTGGATATACCCTTTTTCAACAGCTTAAAAGAATCGATATTGAGCGTGATGACTTTACAATCCACAATGTCATATCATGTAGGCCACCAGATAACCAACTAGTTAAGACCCCGTATGAAGTAGAAGCTATTGCTCATTGTACCCCTAACCTTAATCAAGCTATAGAAGCAGCTAAGATTGTCGCTCAAGCTCATGGTAAGACATTCGTGATCATTACACTTGGGGTAACAGCCTTCAAGAGGGTCCTGGGATTCGATTACAAGAGGGATGCTGAGCTTCTTAAAAAGGCCTATTGGGGTTATCCTTTTAGGTCAGATACATATAATTGTTGGGTCTATGCTGTTCCACACCCGGCCTTTTTGCTTAGGGGAAACACTAAATTATGGCCTGTCGTATGGAGTGTTTTTAAACGTGCTTTGGAGGTAGCACATGATGGATTACGTCTTGATGAACCTGATTATCTACTTGATCCTACTACCACTCTTTTTGATAGCTGGATTAATGGGTATGTGGGGTCTTTACGGGATATACCAGACAATCCTTTATCCTACGATATTGAGACTCCATACAAAAAGAAGATAAAGGATGAAGACGAAGTTGCTAAAGAAGAGGCAGCACTCGATGACGATCATACCATCCTTAGATGCTCCTTTTCCTACATGGGAATGGATAATCAAACCCATACCACCTCCGTTGTCTGGGATGCACGGTATATGGCGGGGATCGAGCGACTCTTTGGGCTCGCGCCATATACTGTGGGCTGGAATAATTCAAAATATGATGAACCAAGAGTATCTCGATACCTAACAGTTAAAGGTATTGGTTTGGATGCCATGATCGCCTGGCACATCCTCAATACGAGTCTTCCTAAAGCCCTAGGATTTGTGACTCCTTGGTATTGGAAAACTACTCTCCTCTGGAAACACCTAAGTGATAAGGAACCAGCCTATTACAATGCTAAGGATGCCGACGCAGCCTTGAGAAATTGGATCGGGATTAAGAAGGACCTTAAGGAAAATGGTTTATGGGAAGTCTACGAATCCCACTGGATTGAGTTGTCTAAGGCTCTTAAGTATATGAGTGGAGTAGGCGTCCTAAGAGACAACGTGATGAGGGACGCAGCTGAAGCTGAGATGTCAACCCTCCTAGATGGAATTGAATCTCGAATGGAAGAGAGTGTACCAATAGAGGCTAGGGCTCTTAAAATCTATAAAAAGGAACCCAAAGTTCAACCTGAGGGGATGTTTAGAGCTGAAAGGGTTTATCCAGTTAAGTATTGTGGGAAGTGTGGACTGCAAAAGCCAACAAAGGTCCATGCAAAGCTTTGCCCAGACATGGCGATTGTGCTCCTCCCCGAACCGAAAGAGGTCTGGTGCCTCCCATTAGATTTTAAAATCTCCAAGAAGCGGATGAGTTCATATCAGCATGCTCTCAAGCATCAGGCCATTTTAAGTCGGAAGGATCGTAAGATCACCTTTAACGCTGATGCCCTCGTTAAACTGGTTAAGCAGTATCCTAAGGACCCCCTCTATCCGACCATTTTGGAGCATCGTAAGGTTCAAAAACTCCTTAGCACGTATGTAGGATGGACAGATGACAAAGGTAAACTCATTGGTGGGATGCCAATAGGAGCTGATGGAAGAATACACACCGTTTACGGACGTGATGCAAGCACCCTAAGATTTACATCCGAAGACCCCAACCTACAAAATCTACCTCGTCCAAACCCACAGGACCCTAGTGATCTTGTTAACATCATCAGGAACCTCATTATTGCCGAGCCAAGCTCAATCCTTTATGCAAGAGATTTCTCAGGCATTGAGGCGGTCCTTACAGGATACTTCGCCCTCGACCCTTCATATATACGACTTGCTAAACAAGACGTTCACACTTACTATACAGTCCACGCCCTTTACGAGCTTGAAGGGGGATCTAGGATAAAAGCTTCGGACCTCCCAGATGTTAATTGGCCAGATGACAGACTATTTCCTTACTTAGCTCAACTTAAGAAAGAATTTAAATATGAGCGTAATACACTCTTTAAGCACTTAGTCCATGCTGCTAACTTCTTACAAGGGGCCATGGGGGCCAAGGATAAGATCTTTAGTGAGACTGGGATTGAATACCCTGTCAAGACCATTCAGAAGGTCATGGACATCTATTTTACCCTATTTCCTAAGATTAGACAGTGGCATAGAAACGTCCTGGAGCAGGTAGAACGAGACGGTTATATAAGGAACCCATATAATTATGTCCACAGATTCAATAGAATATTTGACTACAAAAAAGAGTTCGGTGAATGGATTAAAAAGCCTGGAGCAGACGCAAATAAAGCTATTGCTTTCGGGCCACAGAGTACCGCTGTTGCCCTCATTACAGAGGCTATCTTAAGACTATATTTTAATCGCTTCGAAGAGGCTGGTCAGTATTTAAGGCTTCAGGTCCATGACGAACTCCTGTTCGAATGTCCCCGAACACACTGGGAAGCTTTAGACTTGATTGTAAAAGAAGAAATGGAAAGACCTAGCCCCCAACTTAAGTTGCCAGCCTCGTGGAATATGGGACCTGAGTTGAGCATCCTAACCGAGCCTAAGATCGACTTAAGTAGCCCCTCCAGGTGGGGCCAGATGAAGGGATTCTAATGGCCTACGATATTTTAACATACTCACTAATAGGGGGGATCATCCTAATTCTTATAAGGGAGGGTTTACTTCTTATCCATTTGACACCTAGAGAATACTTACCACCAACCGATTGGTGGGATACACACCCTCTAATTAGTAGAAAGCGAAAATGAATAGAAGAGACTTCTTTAAGCGTCTATCAACAAGTTTAGTTACAGCTTATGTTGCTACCTCCCTACCCTTTGATTGGTTACCAAATAAGGCTAGAGTTGAGGGTCTCCAAATGATTATGACGAAGGCCTTTAACGAGTTTGTTAAGGGTAAGAGATCTGCAGATTGGGGGCACATTAAGATTGAAGCCTCACATAAGGTGTTTGAACAGTTTAGTTCGGAGATTCAACAAAATCAACGATTTACTTCTACAGACTATATGTATAGTGGTATCCCAACTCTCATGTTTAAGTCAGCCATTATGACTAACTCAGGATCTAAGGATGGGTTCTGGTTCACTATAACAGATGGAACTAGGACTAGTAAACACTATCTATAAAGGTTTAAAATGAAAGGAGAAGGCGACATGAGTATCATTCTTGGCGTTGATATTGACGGAATTTTGTCCAACTTTAACGAAGCTTATATGAGCCTTATGGTTAAGGTAGGTGGTAGGGACTTATTTGAACCTAAGCCATTTAATATCTTTACATGGCACTATCCAGAAGCCATAGGTTATAGTGATCCTGAAGTCAAGGAGGCTTGGAAGAGTATCACTGCTAACATAGGATTTTGGTCTGGTCTTAGACCATATGAGGGAGTGGCTGAGTTCCTTCAAAAAATTAAGGCTGAACCTAATCTTTATTTTATTACATCTCGTGTAGGAGTTACAGCCAAGAGACAAACAGAGCTATGGCTTTCTAGACAATGCCATGGGTTGCACCCTACCATTCTTATAAGCTCTCATAAGGCCCTCTGTTGTAAGGCTTTAGGGATCACCCACTATATCGATGACAATATTGAAAATTGTGAGGATGTCAGAGACAACGCACCAGATACCAAGTGTTATATGATGGAGAGAACATGGAACAAACCTGTCGATGAGGTTCCCATAGTTAAGTCTTTACAAGAGTTTTTGGAGATTGTTCGTGGGTAAATTGACTAACGAAGTTTTTAATGAAGCCTGTTGTGATGGGGGCGCTGCCTCAACCAATGCTAAAAGTTGTCAGCCCTGTGGGTGTGATGAAGGGGCCGGTTGGACATGTAAAATGCATACTAAGGCTGATGCAGCCTTTGATATCGAGATGCTTAGAAAGGACCTTGTTCATCCATATCCACCTCTCTATCAACAAGAAGTTGAGAGGCCTACAAACCCTAAAAAGATGAATAGATTAAAGGAGCACTATTTAGAAGTTGTATCACGCCTATGGAACGCAGCTGAGCGATGTGAGACTGACAAGGACCACTTTTTAAACGCCGCCTTGGGCTTAGCTGCTGAGGCTGGTGAAGTTGCTGACATCCATAAGAAGCACTTTTACCACAAGGTCAACGATAAATATCGGGAGGAACTCCTCCTAGAGTTAGGGGATGTCTATTTCTATCTTCTTAAGGTTCAAGCCCTATGGGGCTTTACAACCAAGGAGATCCTCAAGGCTAATAAGGATAAGCTTTTCAAGAGATATGGAGTTGATGATGCCAAGTGAATTTGTAATTAAGGACTCTGGTGTAAGAACAAAGTTCTCAGGCGGTATGGTTAGAGATACTACAGAAAATAAGATTAATTGGTGTCTTGTAGCCGATGGTCCCATGCTTAAACGATGGGCTATCCACTTAACTAATGGTGCCAAGAAGTATGCAAAACGTAATTGGATGAAGGCTGAAGATCAGGAAGAACTTGACCGGGCCAAAGAATCAGCTTATAGACATTTTATGCAGTGGTATTACAACGAAGTTGACGAAGATCATGCTTCAGCCACTATATTCAATATTAATGAGACTGAATATATAAAGGAGAAGTTAAATGAGCCCAAGTAGGCCCCCCCCCCC